ATTTTTTTTTTGCTTATTTTAAAAAAATAATTAATAAATTATGAATATTTAAACTCTATTCTGTATATAATATAACAAAAGAAAATTAATAAAAAGTAGTTGTCGTTAAGGATATCATATGTTATACTAAGCAAGACAGACAACTGGAGAGGAGTTATAATGACTAAGATGTGTGATAAAAAAATTAAAATGAATAGAATGGAAAATAAAGTGAATGATTTAATTAATGAAATAGGTGCAGAAAATATAAATGAAGAAGTGATAAAAGATTTTGCTATGAAAAATCTAAAGACAATTAATAGAAGTAGTTTCTACGATGGATTTAGAATTTTAAAAGAAGTACTAGATAATAAAAATATCAAATACGATTTAAAAGAAGATGAATTAATGCAAAAATGTTTATACTTCGACGAATCTAAATACTTCACAAAAACTCAAATATTAGATATAATTAATTCACTTATAAATGCACAAGACAAATTATTAATATACATGATATTTAATAAAGTATTAGGTAAGAAATTCAAAGACCTATTAGAAATTAAGGTTTCTGACGTAGCTGAAGACTATAGTTATATCAATATAAATGGAAATAAAATATTATGTGATGATATAATGAAAGAATTAGTTAAAGATACAATAGAACAAGAAGTATATGTTAATACAACAAGAAGTAGAAATGTGCTTTATTATGATTTAAACATGAATAGTGAATATTTATTCAAGACATTATGTAATAGATATACTAACAATGGCTTAGAACCAATGAAGCGTAGTAATTTAAGTGGAAAATTAACTGTTTTGACAAAAGAATTACAACATGGAGGATTAAATGTTACCTTAACAGCTACAGGAATATATCAGTCTGGAATCATGTATGACATGTTTGTATTGCAAGTATTAGATAACATTATATGGACAATACCAAATGCAAAAAATTATCTTGATATAAATGGATACAATATGAACGCTAATGAATTAAGTTTAAAGTATCATCGTTTATATTATGGATGTAACTCATCAAGAAACTAGAAGATTTCTCTAGTTTCTTTTTTTTATTCTTTATAGTTCATAGGTAATTTTTGATTAATTTGTGTTAATATATTATTATAGAAAGGTGTTGATGTAAATTGAATGTCGATAGAAAATAGTTAATAAAATTAATAAAAATAATAAATAATTAGGAGGAGTATTAGATGAATAAAATATTAGTAAAAGGGACTCAAAACTTTTTAGGGAAAGAAATCCCAGTAGTTGAAGGGGGATTTGGTGAAGGCAAAAGATGTTTAACAGACAAAACTATTGCAGAAATACACAGTATGCAACCTAGAAATGTAAGAGCAAGAATAACTGACAATCTAAAAAGATTTAAAGAAGATATAGATGTTATAGATTTAAAACGTGCTTATGCTACAAGCACGTTAATAGAATTAGGTTATGCTAAACAATCTATAACTCAAGCAGAACATATATATCTTTTATCAGAAAGGGGATATGCAAAACTAATAAAAATAATGGATACTGATTTAGCTTGGGAGATACACGATAAATTGATAGATGAATATTTTACAATGAGAGAAATTATAAATTCAGATGAACAATTAAAAGCACAGTTATTACTAGAAATATATAATGGTGGGCAAAGTGGAGTATTAGCAAGTAAACAATTAACAGAATTAGAAAAGAAACCATTACTAGATAAAATAGAAAAACAAAAACCTAAGGTGAACTGGTTTGATGATTTTCTTAATAGTGAAGGAACATATAATTCAACTCAAGTAGCTAAATTATTTAAATTATCATCAGCACAAAAACTAAATAAGATATTAAATGAAAAGAAAATAATATACAAAAAGGGAACGAATTGGTTACCTTATAGTGACGTAGATAAATCATGGTATAAACTTATTGTAGGAAGTAATAATGAACATAATTATTCACAATTAAAATTTTCACCTAAAGGTGTGTATGAGATAAGTAAATTATTAGAAATAGAATTTGAAGAAGAGGATTTAGAAAATCTTGCATAATTTAAGAAATAATTAATAATATTAAGTGGATGGAGATAAATGGGAAATAAAATTGATAGAACAGGTGAAACAGGAATTAATACATTTGGAAGTGAGATGATAATTGCAAAGTATAGAGGAGCACTAGATATAGATGTATATTTTCCTCAATATAATTGGATTGCTAAAGGTGTAAGATATCAAAATTTTAAAAATGGTAAAATTAAATGTCCATATGAGAGAAGCGTATTTGGAGTAGGGTATATTGGAGAGGGAAAATACAAAGTAAGTGAAAATTGTAAAGCTACTAAAATTTATCAAACATGGAACAATATGTTGAGAAGATGTTATGATAATAAATGTCAAGAAAAACAACTTACTTATAAAGATTGTACGGTTTGTAATGAATGGTTAAACTTCCAGAATTTCGCAGAATGGTGTGATAATAATTATTATGAAATAGAAGGCGAGAGAATGGAATTGGATAAAGATATATTATGTAAAGGTAATAAAATATATAGTCCAGAAACTTGTATTTATGTACCACAAACAATAAATAAATTATTTACTAAAAGACAAAATAATAGGGGTGAAGCAGTTATTGGAACATCTCCTTTTAAAGGCAAATATGTAGCGAATTGTAGTTTAATTAATCCAAAAACTGGAAAGTCTAAAGGTGAATATTTAGGTTATTATGATACACAAAAAAAAGCCTTTGAGGTATACAAATATTACAAAGAACGTAACATAAAAGAAGTGGCTGATTATTACAAGAAACAAATACCAAAAATTCTTTATAACGCTTTATACAACTATAAAGTTGAAATAAATGATTAAAACAATTAGTAATATTAAGACTAGATAATTCTAGTCTATTTTTTGTTCATTTTTTAGTTGATAAATATATCAAGATGTGCTACTTTTATATTAAAGGGGTGATAGATATGAAATATGTATTAATATTTATGTTTATAAATTTAGTTGGTATAACAATGGGCTTTATATTATTTTAATTGATTTTAAAAATAATTAATAAAACAGTTGATAAATTATAATAAATATCATATAATATATATGATAAAAACAAGGGGGATAAATATGATAATAAAACCTATGAACTGCACAGGGGAAAATATAATAGAACAAAATAAAAATAGAATTAGAAACATAAGATTGGAAATACAAAGAGGTGGTGTTTCAATAAATAATCTATATAGTAAATATAACTACGAAGGATTTAAAACTTTTTTATGTAACAATGTGTTATTTGAAAATATACCAGATTCAGAAGTTATTAGGATATATAATTGTATAAGCAAAGAGCAGTTTAAAGAATGGTATGAAATAAGAGGAACTAAAGGGGCATATGATTTAATAGCATATTATAAACTTTATAAATAATTAATAAAATGTATTGACAAAATAATTTGGTTATGATATACTTAGTATATAAAACAAAAAAGGAGTGGTAAATATGAAATTTGAAATAGGTGATAAAGTCCAAATAATAGAAACAGGAGAAGTAGCAACTGTTATTGATAGTTGTGATACTCAAGGAATATGTGAACCGTTTTATGCTTTATCAATAGACAATGGATATTTAGCTTATGATGAATCGAAATTAAAATTAATAAAAAAATATAAAAAATAATTAATAAAAAGTATTGACAAAGATAATTTGGTTATGATATACTTAATACATAATAAATAAAAATTAAGGAGTTGGTAATATGAAAAATGTAGATTTATTTGATTCAAGCAAAAATTATATATATGAAGGAGAGCTTGTAACAATTGTGGATGAACTTGCAGGATATATAGAAGAAAACGGTGAAGAGAAAATAATTTTACCATCACAAACAGAATGTTTAGGAAATAAAGTAGAAGAGTTTGAAGTAGGAAAACAATATGTATTTGATAAGAGATTAATATCAAAACATCTAGGAGAATTGAGTGGATGGCAAATAGAAATAGATGGTAAACCTGTTAAAGTTGAAAATAAAAAAACTGGTTATTGTTTCAATGATAAAGATGAATTATATATGGTATTTGCTTCGTGGTGTGTTTGTGTTTCAGAAGAAGATTAGAATAATATACAAAAGATAAAATAAAAGGGGGAAATTGATTATGAAATTAGGTGTTATGGATTTATATGAATCATATGAAGTTGTTATAGAAGATATATTAGATGGTATAAAATATACAGAAGAAAGAAATTCTAATTTTAACAGTGAATTTTTAGATGAAATTGTTAATTTTTTAGAAACAAGAAAAGATTGTGTTAACAGATTGAATCAACGTGAGAGATATTATAATAGAATGAGAAATCTTGAAAAATAATTAATAAAATAAGGGGGGAAAATTGATTATGGGAAGAAAAATAATAAATAGAATAGGAGAGAAAAATGTTAATGAATTTGGGAGTGAAATGATAATAGCGAATTATAATGGATGTATGGATATTGATATATATTTCCCAAAGTATGATTGGACTTTTAAAAATGCAAAATATCAACATTTTAAAAATGGAGATATAAAATGTCCTTATGATAAAAGCGTCTATGATGTTGGTTACATTGGTGAAGGGAAATATAAAGTTAATAAAAATGGCAAGAATACTAGAGTTTATTCTACTTGGCGTCATATGTTACAAAGATGTTATTCTGAAAAATTTCAAGAGAAACATCCTACATATATTACTTGTGAAGCATCTGAAGAATGGCATAATTTTCAAAACTTTGCTAAATGGTACAATGAAAATTACTATGAAATTGAAGGCGAAAGAATGGATTTAGATAAAGATATTTTAGTAAAGCACAATAAAATATATTCTCCAGAGACTTGTATATTTGTACCACAAACTATTAACAAATTATTTGTTAAATGCGATAGAAGTAGAGGTGAATCAGTTATAGGCACAACTCCTGTAAATGGTAAATATCAAGTAAAATGTTATTTACTTAATCCTAAAACAGGAAAATCTAAAAATGAATATTTAGGCTATTATGATAGTCAAGAAAAAGCATTTGAGGTATACAAATACTATAAAGAAAAGAATATAAAAGAAGTCGCTGATTATTTTAAAGATGAAATTCCAGTTAAACTTTATAACGCTTTATATTCATATGAAGTTGAAATTACAGATTAATAATAATGTATAAAGGAGGTTGTATAATATGAAACATTTATTTAAATTTATATTATTATTGTTAATTTATGGAGTTTTATTTGAAACATTCGGAGTAAAAAGTTTTGATGGTAAGTGGTTAATTATGACTATTTGTGTTACATTGACATATATGTTAGGTAATTAATAAAGGAGGAGAAAATATGTTAGATAAATTTAATTTAGAATCATTATATATATTTAATAAAAACAAATACAAAGTCTACAATGGTACAATTCCTAATTGGGTTGAAATATGTCACGGATTAATAGTTGAAGTGGAAAACGAATATATAGGTAATATTAAAGTAGAAGGCGAAGAGTACGTTGTATTTCCTTATAGTTGTAATAAAATAGAAGTAGATGTTAAATCCGCAGAAACAGAAAATGTATATAAAAATGACATTATAAATAACATTATAGGAACAATACAAACAAAATCAAGTTTTCAAGGTGGTAAACCTAAAGAATTTGAAGGAAAAATATTTTTTGGTATAGATAAAAATGACCATTGGACAGACTCGGGAATTTTATCATTAGATAATTTAGATGAGATAAACAATTCAGAATGTGAACCTACAAATAATCACTCAAAAGAGCTTATGTTTGATGAAAGTAAGAAATATTATTTCAGTATGGATTTGGTTGCAGAAAAAGACATAAAGGTTTGGATGTATCGTTGTGACGGAGGAATTGTCGATGTAATCAATGCAAATGAAGGATTCGTTTTAGACAATTCATGGGAAGAATATCATACAGTTTATAGAAAATGGTGTAAGTTGAAAAATAATTAATAAACTTATTGACGAATAATATTGAAAACTAAATAATTAATAAAAAGGAAGGAATGTAATTATGAAATTTTTAGAATTAATGTATTGTAATGGTGTGATGGAGTGTATGAAAACAAACTATGATTATAAATTAGGAGATACGATATATGTGAATGATTATCACGATTTATTTAAATGTGTGAAAATAACAAGAGAATTTAATGATATATATTATCATTTTAAACAAGGTAAGGTAACTTATGATTTTGAATGGGAGGATTAATATGGAAATAGAATTAACTGATAAAGAATTTGAAGTGTTAAAAATATTAATCAGCAATACAAATGAATGTGAATCGGGTTGTATAATTGAAGAATATCAATATAAACCGTTTGATTGTGTGAATTGCCCGTATTTTAACAAAAAGAATGCTTTGATTGAAAAAATAATGAGTTATTTTGAATATGAATATATTTGGAATAGAGATACTATTGATTTAGAAGAATTTGTAAATGGTAGAGTTGCTGTTTGGTGCGATACTGAAGAGAAAGTGAATGATTTTTTTTAACGTTTTAAAAGAACATGAATTTATTTGAGGAACAGGCAAACCTTTAGGAATAGAAACTTACTATTTTATGTATGAAAACAGAACGGGTTACAACTTTGAAGATATGGGAATATTGTATGCTAGCACAACCTATTACAGAAGTCAAAATTATAAAATAATAAAATGGGAGGTTATATAATATGAATAAATTAAATAGAAATACATTAGACATAGAAGAATTCAAAAAAGGAGATATAGTTATCAACTGTAAAACAGAAAAAGAATCAATAGATTTATTTAAATATTTAGATGATGAAGGTATAATTTGGTGCAGTAGAGATAAATTGACAAAATATAATATAAAAAATTACGAATTTGGGCGTGAAACTTGTTATAGATTTGACGAAACAGGATTAAGTTATTCCTCAATAGGTTTTTATGATAGATATTACAAAATATACGAATGGGAAATAATTAATAAAGAAACAAACATAATATCATTTGATGAAATAGAAAGAACTGAATTCATAAAGAAAATTTATATATCTCATTCCTATAGTGGATTAAAAGAAAACAAAAGAGATATAGAATATAAGGTCAAAAGATTAGTTAAAGAATATCCAAATTACGTATTTATAAGCCCTGTACATACATTCGGCTACTTATACGATAGTTATCCTTATGACGCAGGCATAGACCTTTGTATAGAACTTTTAAAGACTTGCAAGGAGATGTGGGTTATAGATAAAGATTTTGTTAACAGTAAAGGATGTATGATAGAAAGAGAATATTGTTTGAATCATAACATACCAATTAAATTAGTTGAAGTATAAAAATAATTAATAAAATTCTCATTAGAGGTGTTGACTTCTAATGAGAATGTGTTATAATATATATAAGATAAATAAAGGAGGGAATAAATATGAAAATTAGTGAGGAAAAAGGGAATCTAATAATGAGTGTAGCAAAGGGAACATGGAATAAAAAATATAAACAATTTCCTAATGATAGAGATGATGCAATAGGACTAGCAATTTTAGAAATGTGTAAATCTATAAAAAGATACGATAATAGAAAAAATATATCTTTAAATAGTTATCTTAATTTGATAGCCGATAGAAGCTTTAAAAAGTACTTTAGAGACTTTGTATATAAACATCAAGACAAATATACTTATATAGAGCAAGAAAGTGAAGAAGGGTATATACTAGGTTTAGAGGATATTATAGGTAAAGATGATATACATTACAACGATATAGAATTTAATGAACTAATGAAGAAATTTGATAAATATGTTATAAATAAAAACAAAAGAACAAGTAGAAAAATGAATATAAATGAATTACATAAAATTATTGAATTATTAGATAAAGGCTACACACAATCTGAAGTGTCTAAGATGTTTGGTTGCAGTCAGAATACTGTAAAGAAGAAAATTCATAGAATGAGATTTATAATAAATGAAATAAATGAAAATAATTAATAAAGGGGATGATATTATGAAAATAGAAATGACACAAGAAGAATTAAATTATCTTAAAAAAATATTATCAAATACTAATAATTGTATGGAGTATAACCTTTTAACAAAAATAAAAGAATGTTTAGGCGAAATGACATGGAATAAAAATACTATAGATTTAAATAAATTCATATATGAGGACATAGCTGTAAATTGCAATACTAAAGAAAAAGCAGAAGATTTTTTATATTTTTTATCCGATAAAGGTTATACGTGGGCAAGTGGTAGTAGTCTAAAAGATACCGATAACTTTAATAGTTATGGAAGTAATACGGCATATGACTATGATGATTATGGTATAACTTATTCAAATAATAATTATTACGAAATAAATAATTTTATAATAATATCTTGGGAAATAGTTTAAAAATAATTAATATACAAAAGAAATGGGGGAAATAAGGGATGAGTAAAACAATGATAAGTGATACAGAATATGTGAATTTATCTTTAGAATTGGCTGGTAAGATATATAATAAAAATTATAATGGGTTTTCCAGATGTAAAAATGATATGATTCAACATTCATTACTAGAACTTTGGAGTGCCAAAAACAAATTTGATTCTACTAAAGGAAATATAAAAAGTTTTATTTGTGCAATAATATATAATTCATACAATGTATATTTAAGAGATAATGTTTATAGAGATAAAGATGTACTTATATCTATGGATGTTAATATATCTGACGATGATAAAGAACAGACCACTCTATTAGATACCATAGGAAAAATAGATTTGAAATATAAAGATATTGAATATATGGAATTGTTAAAAGAATTTGATGATATAATTGCAATGCGTAATGTGGGAAAATACAATAAAATTAATGCAGAAGAATTACATATAATCATGAATATGTTGATGGATGGATACAAGCAAAATGAAATTTCTAAAACATTAAATGTAAGCAGTGTGACAATTAATAGAAAAATTAATTTAATCAAAGATGTAATAAAAGAAATTAAAAATAATTAATAAAAGGTATTGATTTTTATATAAAAAGTGATATAATTATATGTATAAGGAGTTGATATTATGAGAAATATAAATCAAGAGGAATTAAATAAAATATTAAAGGAACATGAATTGTGGTTAAAAAGAGAAGGAGGAAAACGTGCTAATTTAAGTAATGTTGATTTAAGATATACTGATTTAAGATATACTAATTTAAGTAATGCAGATTTAAGCTATTCTAATTTAAGCTATTCTAATTTAAAATATGCAGATTTAAGATATACCAATTTAAGATATACTGATTTAAGATGTGTCAATTTAAGATGTGCAGATTTAAGATATACTGATTTAAGATATACTAATTTAAGTAATGCAGATTTAAGCTATTCTAATTTAAGCTATTCTAATTTAAAAGATGCTAATTTGAGATGTGCTGATTTAAGTAGTGCTAATTTAAAAGATATAAAAACAAATATTCATACTATTGGTTATAATTTAGCTTGTCCAGAAACTGGTAGTTTCATAGGATATAAAAAAGCTAATGGATGTATAGTTAAGTTGCTAATATTAGAAGATTCTAAAAGAAGTAGTGCAACTACTTCAAAATGTAGATGTGATAAAGCTAAAGTATTAGATATAAAAAACATTGAAACAGGAAAGAAAGTAAATGAGGTAAGAAGTAGTTATGACAGCAATTTTATTTATAAAGTTGGAGAAATAATACATGTAGATAATTTTGATAATAATAGATGGAATGAATGCAGTACTGGAATACATTTCTTTGTGAATAAAGAAAATGCAATAAATTATTAATAAGACATTGAAGTAAAAATAATTAATAAAGCATTGACAATATAAATAAAAGTATTATAATTATAAGTATAAGGGGAGGAGATATTATGTTTAATATTAATGATTGGATTTATTACCGACCAGAGAAAGGAGCTAAGAAAATAAAATGTAGAGTTATGGGGGTCACTTATGACTTGACTAATTATAGATTTATACTAGAAACTAAAGACGAAAGAGTTATCGAGAATGTATCTATTACTCAATTAAGCGATAGATAAAAATAATTAATAAAAGGAGAGATGAGTTATGATGGAAGAATTAATAGAAAAAATGGAAAGATTGGAAGAGTTAGTAATAAATACTATATGTGATAGTCAAAGTATATGCAATTACTATTGTGAAACTTGCGATGTGCGTAAAGATATAAATGAAATAAAAGAAGAATTTGAAGATTTGAAACAGTTATTAGAATTATCAAATATGTAAAAATAATTAATAAAGGAAGTGATAACTTGGAAGAATTAGAAACAAAAGATGTTATAATAATAAAAATGGAAAAAGAAAAAATAGTAAAACAAGTAATAAAACCACCCTTCATTTTTGAAACAAACCAAAATTCAATAGTCATTCCAACTAAAGAATTGATAAAAATGAAGGATAGTGACTTTAGAGTTTTACTTGGAATAAGTGGATTAACTAATTGTGAAGATGTAGAGCAAGAAGGTAATAATGCTAGATACATAGATTTAAAGAAATTAGATAAGTATGTTATAGATTTGACCAAAACTATAGGTATAGATATATCTAATTTTAATAAAAAAATTAGAACAATGTTAAGAAAAAATTCAGATGAATTTAAACTGATACAATATATAAACGATAAAGGAAATAAAGTAAATTGTTATGAGATTAATTATGAAAGTGGTGGATTTGTAACAATACCTAAAGCTAAAGCTGAAAGAGCCTTGTTAACATTAGGAAATAATCCTATTAAAATGTATTGCAATTTATTATGGTTATGTCAATTTGATGGTAAATTTAAACCTACTCATGTTGCACAGCCAACATTAGCTACGTTGATGGGTTTAAGTCCTAATAGTGAAAGAATAGTTAAGGCTAGTACACAAGCGTTAGTTAATGAAAATCTTATAGAAGCTACAAAAATTAAACAAGCAATTACAATTATAGATAAAAATGGATTACCAGTAACACAAACCAGAACTAAACTAGAGTATAATATAATAGTGGAAGAAGAGAATTTTTAAATGTGTAAATTGAAGTGAAAACTGAAAATTTACTCTATAATAATCTATAATAATATCTATAAGTACTCTATAATAACCTCGCACTTTTGTATGGGGGTGGGTGGAATTTAGGTAGGGTAAAAACGGAAAAAAGTAATAGCTGAATGGTAAAATTTGCCTAACTGTTGATATTACTAGGTTTGAGAGGATGATATGATGGAATTTTATGGAGATTTAGAAAGTTTAAGTAAAAATAATTAATAAAATAGGAGGATTATATAATGAGCGAATTAATGTTATTTAACAATGAAGAGTTTGGGGAAATAAGAGGAGTAGAAATTGAGAGTAAACCATATGTAGTTGCGAGTGATGTAGCTAAAGCATTGGGGTATAAAAGACCAAATGACGCAATATCACAACATTGTAAGTATACTGTAAAACACCGTATACCTCACCCTCAAAATAAAACAAAAACTTTAGAGGTAAATATTATACCCGAGGGTGATGTTTATAGATTAATTATAAAATCTAAATTACCTTCAGCACAAAAGTTTGAAGAATGGGTTATGGATGAAGTATTACCACAAATAAGAAAAACAGGTAAATATGAAATACAAGATTTTAATGAGTTTCCAGAATTATTAAACGATATGAATCAATTAGTTGAAGATATGAAATATAAGATTGAGGAACAAGATAAACAAATAGAAGAAATAAAACATTTAGTTGGTATAAGAGCAAAAGATGTATTTGATTACGGCAAAATAATTAAAGAACATTTAGGTATTAGTAAAGTTAATAAAGATTATAATATTATAAAAGAAATGTTTTTCTATGAGGTCGGAGTATCTAAATGGGAAGATTTAAATTATTCCAGAAATAACGTGAAATTATTAATTGATATTTGTAATGATTACAAGCCAAGTATTCAAATCAATATGTTTGAGGATTAATTACTCCTTTAACTAATGCAGAACCCTTAGAATGGCATTTACAAGGTATTTTGGGTATTCTAGAGAGAACAGTGAAAGAGATTGTGATAAATATTTTTACAAAATATATGTAGACTTGTAACATTTTTTTGTAACTAAAGCATATATTATACTAAAGGAGGTGAATACGATGTAAAATTATTGTAATGTATTAATTGAAAATCATTATTAATTTATGTCGTATTTTTTTATTATATAACCTATAAGTAGAGGTGTATAATAATCAATATTTTGGAGAGTGATATTATGAGTAAAAATACAATAAATAGGATAGGTGAAAGAAATTATAATAACTTTGGTAGCGAAATGGTCATAGTAGAATATAGAGGAGCAAAAGATATAGATGTTTATTTTCCAGAGTATAATTGGATTGCTAAAAGGGTGAGATATGATAATTTTAAAAATGGAGCCGTAAAATCTCCATATGAGAGAAGTGTTTATGGAATTGGTTATTTGGGAGAGGGTAAATATAATGCTAAAGAAAATGGGAAACATACTAGAGTATATTATACTTGGCACGATATGTTGAAAAGATGTTATGATGAAAAATTTCACGAAAAATATCCTACATATAAAGATTGTAAAGTATACGAAGAATGGTTAAATTATCAAAAATTTGCAGAATGGTATTATAATAATTATTATGAAGTTAATAACGAAGTTATGTGTCTTGATAAAGATATACTAAATAAAGGAAATAAAATATATTCACCAGATAATTGTATATTTGTACCAAATACTATTAATGTATTATTTGTTAAATGTGATGGTAAAAGAGGAGAATCAGTTATTGGTGCAACTCCTTTTAAAGGGAAATATGTGGTGCAATGTTGCTTAATCAATCCAGAAACTGGAAAATCAAAACAAGAGTATTTAGGGAGATATTATACAGAAATAGAAGCATTTCAAGTTTATAAGTATTACAAGGAGAAAAATATAAAAGAAGTAGCTGATTATTTTAAAGATAAAATACCTGTTAAACTTTATAATGCTTTATATGAGTATGTTGTTGAAATAACAGATTAATAATTTTAAGGGGGAATTGATATTATGAGTAAAAACATAGTTGCTGTGGATTTAGGAAATATTAATACTGTAGCTATTTCAAATGAAAAGGAAATCATAATTGAAAGCAGATTAAAACAGTATGAACAAGGAGTTGATGATTTTAACCCAAATGAAAATTTTGAATGTGATGGAATTAAATATATATCTAACAGTGGTAAATATGAGAATAATTTATTAAAATATCAAAAAGATAATTATCTTAGTCTTTTATATTATTCAATAACAAGTGTTACAGACTTTAATAATATAAATCTAATAACCTGTATACCAGCCAGTCAATATAAAAAGAAGGATGAATTACAAAAGTATTTAGAAAAAAATAATAAAAAATCAATAATTATAAATGGCAAAAAAAGAAATATAATACTTGAAAATATATCTGTTTTACCAGAGTCATATTCTTTTAAGGCAGATAGAAAATTAATGAATAGAATAAATAGAAATGTAGATACAGTCATAATAGATACAGGTGGATTTACTACCGATATATCTTTATTTGATAATAACATGAATTTAAAAGATGCTAATAGTATAAATTTAGGTATGTTGAATTTATATCAAAATAGTCGTGAATATCTTAATGTTCAATATGATTTAAATATATCTTTAGAAGATGCGAAAGATATATTCGATGGAAATAAACAATTATTAAATAGTGATTTCTCGTATAAATCAGAAATTGTTAAGAGATTCATTGTTAACTTAATCAACGAAATAAAAATACTTTATCCAAATTTAAAGAATTCAAATTTAATATTAGTTGGTGGTGGTAGTAATATATTATATCCAACTATGAAAAAACTATACAGTCAAACAATAATAGATGATGATGTTAAATTACAAAGTAGATGCTTATATAAAATAGCAGAAAAATTATTTAAATAAGTAGGTGGTGAATCATGGCAAAGACGATTAGAGAGGTTAGGTTAACTTTTAATGAAAAAGATAAAGATATATCTGAATGGTTAAAAGGAAAATCAAGTCAAACAGCTTACATTAAAGACATTCTTCGATTACACATGCAGATTGAACAATCGTATTTAGCTAATGAAGTGATAGTAGAACAAAGTGTTTCATGTGAAACTGTAAAGGTAGAAGAAAAGAAACAAGATGAGTTTGACTTTTCATTAGATGATTTGGGCTTATAAAGAGGGATTAATTTCCCTCTAATTTTCTAAAAGAGGATTTAAATAATAATAAAATAATAATCATAGGTAATTTTTATAAAGTTTATGTTAATATAGTAATATAAGGTGGTGATAAATAACTGATTAAAAATAATTAATAAAAAGCATTGACAATATAAATAAAAGGAGTATAATAATTAATATAGGGAGGTTGGTAATATGAATAAAAGTAAAAACGAAATATTCGCTGAAAAGCTAGAAAAAATCATAATAAACGAGGTGGAGGAAAAGGTTGAAAAATTAAAAGGACTTAATATATTGGAGGCGACAATAAAATTGACATCTAAAGATTTATATGAATATATCGATAATAATATAGGAGATTCAGAGAATTTTGTGTTATTAGCTAAAATAAATGGAAATTATCAAATTGAAGTCCTATATTACTACAAAGGCAAACTTATAAGAGCAGTAACTACAGAAGGTAATGAAGGCATAATAGATGTGTATACTTTATTAAGAATATGTGTTTTACAACAAAGTAATACACCTTCAGTTGAATTTACAATTCATAAATGTAAACTTCATGGAAAAGAAAGTTTAGACCCATCTGAACTTTCTGAATTGAATAGCTTATTAAGTTGCGAGTCTCCATGTTGTGCTGATTGCGAGTATTATGATATTGAAGAAGTTAATTTGTTAGATGATAAAAATAATTAATAAGGGTTATTTTTAATTAGTTTATGTTAACATATAAGTATAAATTAATAAAGGAGGAATATAACATGAATATAAATGATTTAAAAAATGGTATGTGTTTAGTACTTAAAAATAATGAGAAAAAATATATAATTGATAATGGAGTATATCATAAAGAAAGTGCGAGACAGTTAAAATTTGATTATAGCTTAGAAGGAATGAAAGATTTATATTTATCAAATATGAGATATAAAGCTGTTAACTATGGATTAGATATAATGAAAGTTATTGATGCTGATGGTAAAATCATATATGAAGGAATTGAAACAGATTGGGACAAAGTACCCGTAGATACAAAAGTTTGGGTAAGTGATAATCAATTAATATGGTATAAGAGACATTTTTTTAAATATGAAAATGGAAATTTTTATACATATTTTACTGGTAGAACATCATGGTCTAAAAATGGGAAAAATGACATTGAAAAATGGAATTATTGCGAATTACCAAAGGAGGATTCAGTGTTAAATTATGATTAAGTTAAGTGATTTTGTTTTAATTATTGATATAAATGCTAATAATAAAATAAAAGTAAATTATTATAAAAATAAAAAAATTAATTTATAAGGAGGAATAATTATGAGAAAAATATTAATAAATAGATGCTTCGGAGGGTATACCCTATCAGATGAATTTAAAATAAAATTATGTAAAATAAAAAATAGAGAATGCGATAAATTATATTTCTATAGTGGAGGGTATGACGAAGATTACAATGATACTTTTGAATTCATACGAGATTTTAAATTTAAAGAAAATGGAGATTTAATTGTAGAAAATCAAAGACCTAGTTGGAACATGATTTATGTTACATATGAATATCAAGGTAAAAATCCCGAGGAGTTAATGAATTGTACATTTCTAAGTGATGAATTATATGATAGAGATGACAAAGACTTAATAAAATTGTTTGAAGAAATGGGAAGTAAAAAAGCTAGTGGTCGTTGTGCCTCATTAAAAATAGTAGAAATACCAGAAGATGTTGAATGGGAGATAAGCGATTATGATGGGCTAGAAGAAATACATGAGAAACATAGGGTGTGGTGTTAAATTATGATTAAAGAAATAGAATATCTGAAAAAAGAACTAAATTTAAAATTAGTTGAAGATAACTATTTTATATCTATATTCGCAAATGAACAACTAAGAGTAAGAATAATTTTTAGAGAGAGAAGTTTTTTCTCAAAGGGGATAATTGAAGTATATGTAAATGATTATGTTTTTTATTTACATGATTGGAATGAATTATATAATTTAGTTGATAAAATAAAAATAATTAATAAAAGTATTGATAAATAACGTATTTATAATATAATTATTAATAAAGGGAGAATATAAAGTGGAAGAACTTTTAGATAGAATAGATGAATGATTAATAAGGGGTGATGGTATGAATGGGTTGTTAATATTGTTAGCAGTGATTATTATATTAACTATATTCATACAAGATTAAGTTATAAATAAGGAGGTATAAATATGAATAAATCAGATTTAAAAAATGGCATGAGTTTTAAAACAAGAAATAATAATTGGTATGATATAATAAGAAGCGAAATATTTAAAACAGCATATGAAGAATATTCTTTAAAATATGAAGCTACTTTGAAAGTTTTTCTTAGTCATTATAGTGACGACTTAAAGAATATTCACTCAAATAAGTTTGATATAATTGAAGTGTATGATATTGATGGTGAATTAATATGGGAAAGAGATAAGGTAGATTGGAGTAAAATTCCTAGAGATACAAAAGTGTATGTAAGACAAAACCAAGAAGATGAATGGGAACTTAGATATTTTACTTGCTATGAAAATAATAAATTTTATACATATAGTAACGGAAGGACTTTTTGGAGTGACAGTTTTGTAGATTTAGAAAAATGGAATTATTGTGAATTAGCTGAAAATCCTAAGAAAGAAATAACAAGAAATGAATTACAAAAAAAGTTTTATAATTTTTGTGTAAATTGTCATGAATGTGAATATTCTAAAACAAAACTTGATTGTGAATTTAAGTGGATATTAGATAATTATAATGTAACTAGAAAGGAATAATATATGAAAATTAAATGTAGTTTCGGGGAGTTTATAACATTTTATGATGAATCAGATAAAGAAATAATAACAATACAAAGTGACGATATTAAAAATACATTAAAAAATATTTTTATCTTATTAGATTATTGTGATATAAAATATATTTATGAGGAGGATTAATACATGGGAGAATTAAGAAGAGTAAAGGAAATATTTGATAAAATTGCAAATGTGAATAGCAAAAAAAGCAAAGAAACAATAATTAAACAAAATAAGGATAATGAATTATTTTTATTTTGTCTGAAATTTTTATTAGATAGTAATATAACAACTGGATTAAGTAAGAAAAAAATAAATAAAAAAGTACAAATATATCAAAATACTTATAGTGATATACGAGATATGTTTAGATATTTAAGTCTACATAATTCTGGGACTGATATAAATATAGGTGTTGTGCAAGGATATATAAATTCATTAGATGAAGATTTACAGGATTTTGTGAGAGGATTACTCACTAAGAGTCTTAAAATAGGTGCTGATGCTAAGACTGTAAATAGGGTTATACCTGGATTAATTCCTGTACATGACATCATGTTGGCTAACAAATATGAAGGAAAAATAAAAGAAGATGTTTCAATGAGTTTAAAGATGGATGGTATACGAAATTCAATAATAACAGTAAATGGAATTACAAAAGCGTTATCAAGACAAGGAAAGGAAATAGATGGTATAGATTATATATTAGACGAATATGAAGAATTAGGTTTAACTAATTATTTTGTCGATGGTGAATTAATAAGAGTTAACAAAGAAAACTTATCATCTGACGAAAACTTTAGATTAACAACAAAAATAGTTAATAGTAAAAGTAACAACAAGGAAGGTCTTGAGTTTATAGTGTTTGATATAACTCCTATGGAAGATTATATTAATAAGAAAAGTAGTATAAAATATAAAGATAGACTTAAATTAATGGACGAATTAATAGGAGATAAAGGTAAACATATAAAATTAGTAGAAAAATTTGGAATAACAAATGATACAAATATCATTGAAGAAAAATTAAATGAAGTAATTAAAAATGGGCAAGAAGGTTTAATATTAAATACTTTAAATGGAAAATATGAATTCGGCAAACGACCTAAAAGTTTATTGAAAGTTAAAAAATTTAATGAGGCTGATGTGTTATGTGTTGGGGTTGACGAAGGACAAGGTAGACTTAAATCTACAACAGGTTCATTAGTCTGTAAATTTCTTTATAAAGGCGAAGAATGTACTGTCGAGATAGGAACGGGTCTATCTGATTCAGATAGAAGAACTATATTTAATAATCCAGAATTAGTTGTAGGTAAAGTTATAACCATTAGGTATTTTGAAGTGAGTAAAGATAGTAAGAATGATACGTATAGCCTTCGTTTTCCAAGCTGGAAAAGTATGGTTTATATCCGCAAAGACAAATCTACATTAGATGATACTAATATTGATTAGGAGGGGATAAATATGAATAATATAAAAGAAATAAAAAATGTAACTTTTATACTTGAAAATTGCGAATATATTACAGTACCTGTTAAAAATTTTTTAAAACTTGATTTAACAGAAGTAGATAACGAATATTATAATTTAGAGTGTGTCATTAAAAAGATGGATAATATTGAATATCGCCCTTTCACAAATGACTTGAGTCCTTTTAATAGATTGTCTATGTCCGATGATATAACAAGACTGGAAATAGAATTTACGGATGGTACAATAAAATTAATACAACTTGTTTGGGAAGGAACAGATTTTAATAATTATTGTCAAATAAGTCATGTAATTAGCTGGAATGAAATTAGTATTAGTATTAATGAAGAGAATATGATAAAAAAGATGAAAGAACAGTGTGCTGATAAAGCGAATAGAATATTGAATATATTATATCAAGATTTCGCAATAGACAGTTGTAATAACTGTTGTTATAAGGCAGATTGTGAAAAATTACGAAAAAATAATAATGGCATTGATATATGTGCTATCTTAGATTTAATGCAAAAATAATTAATAAAAGTATTGACGTTATATTTCAATATGATATAATTATTAGTATAGAAGGGTAGTTATATTAAAAAAGGGGTAATAATATGAAAAGAAAAATAAAATTTAGAATATGGGACAAAGAAGTGAATGAAATGATAAGTGGTGATGGTTTTACTTTTGATGACTATATACCTATAAATTATATGTTTAATGATTTTAAAAGATTCGATTTTATGCAATATACAGGTATAAAGGATTGTGAAGGTAGAGAAATATATGAAGGTGATATAATAGAAAAAGAAGTTATGGAATTGTGGATAAAAAATACAGAATTAATAGGAGTTGTAAAAATGATAGATGGTTGCTGGTGTGTTGCAAATGATAAAATAAAAGTAGCTGAATATTTATGGGATGAAACAGATGTTAATCGTGTAATAGGAAATATATACGAGAATCCAGAATTATTAGAAGATTAGGATGGAGCTAAAATAAATATACTAAATTTACCAGAATTTAAAGTTATAAACATGGTGAATCTAAACGATTTATAAGGAATTTAAATTAATATATTTTTATTAGGAGGAGATAATATGAAATATAAATTTTAAATCATAGGTAATTTCAATAACAGTTTTGATAATACTATAATAAGAAGGTGATTAAAATGTAAACTTATTGAAATACCTCGACAAAAATAATTAATAAAGGAGAGATAAATATGAGTAATATAATTGATATAAATAGAAATGAAAAGACAAAAACTATACCAAGCACAGAGGTTGCTAAAATGATGCAAAGGGAACATAAAGAAGTAATAAGAATGATAGACGGATATGAACCTCCAGAAGGTAGTAAGAAAAGAAAAATAGTTGGGATAATACCAACTTTAACTAAGGGTAACATTACCCCTAGTGATTATTTTATAGAAAATACTTATAAAGATAAAAGTGGTAAGTTAAATAAATGTTATGAATGTACCAAAATGGGTTGTGAATTATTAGCTAATAAACTTATCGGTGAAAAAGGTATACTATTTAGTGCAAAATATGCTAAGCGTTTTGAGGAAATATATAATAATGCTAAAAATATAGTAAAAACCATTGAAAAAAGTACGTTTCAAGGTAATATAGATAATTTAGTTATAAGCAAAGATGGTATCCCAATAACCACTTCAAGAGTAATATCAGGGGTATTGAAACTTAAAGGTGGTTATAGATAAATAATTAATGATAAATAATATATACTTTCTTGAAATATTAGAGTGGTTGAATAGGAGTGATTGAATGATTGAAGATGGAAGATATAAATTATATCAAGGTGATTGTTTAGAAGTAATGGATGGATTAATTAGTTTAGGTGTAAAATTTGATGCTATAATTACAGACCCTCCTTATGGGACAACTGCCTGTAAGTGGGATTCGATTATACCTTTGGACGAGATGTGGCAAAGGTTAAATAAATTAATAAAACCCAATGGTGCTATATGTTTATTTGGAACAGAACCATTTAGCAGTGCTTTAAGAATAAGTAATATTAAAAATTATAAATATGATTGGTATTGGAATAAAAATAAACCTAGCGGTGCTTTAGTTGCTAAAAGACAACCTATGAAAGCTGTAGAAAATATATCTGTATTTTATAAAAAACAATGTGTTTATAATCCACAAATGATTAAAAGAACTGAAGAAGAATTAAAAAAATTAAGTAAAAAATCAGTATATACAATTGGAACAGAAGTAGATGATAGAAAATGGGGGAAATCTGGAAACAGAAATGATAATAAATTAAAGTACCCTAAAAATATTTTAATTTATAAAACAGTGTTTAATAGAAGTAAAGAAAAAACTCCCCATCCCACTCAAAAACCAGTAGATTTATTAGAATATCTTATTAAAACATATACTAATGAAGGAGATTTAGTATTAGATTTTACAATGGGTAGTGGTAGTACAGGTGTTGCTTGTTTAAATACTAATAGAAGATTTGTAGGAATAGAATTAGATGAAAACTATTTCAATATAGCTAAAAATAGAATTGAAAACATTTCATAAAAATCTATTTACACCCACCTTGAAATTTGTTACAATCTAGTAATATTTTAAATAAAGAGGTGGGAGAATGTTAAATTTACCAGAATTTGAAGTAATTAAAAAAGAAGAAAATGAATATTATTATAAGTTTACAATCGTAGCAAAAGAAAGACCAATAGTATGTACCCAATGTTTATGGGATGAAGCACCTGTTATGGGGGATACAAGGAAATTTACGATACATAGTAGTAAGGAAAGAGAAATTCAAGATATACCTATTCATGGAAAACCAGTTATATTAGTTTTAAAACATAGTAGATATAAATGTCCTTGTTGTGGTAAAACCTTTTACCAGCCTTTCTACAGCATTGAGAGAAATGATAAAGTTACTCTTAGACTAAAGCAATATATTCAACAACAAAGCCTTAGGAAGCCATTTTTAGAAGTAGGATATGATTGCGGACTATCTCATACTTCAGTAAGAAAATATTTTAAAGAAGAAATAGCTAGATTAGATGCAGGTAGAATTATAAAAGCACCTAGAGTATTAGGAATAGATGAGGCTCATTTAAATAAGAAAATGAGAGGTGTATTCACAGACACAGAAAATAATAAATTACTTGAAATAACCGAAGACAATCTTAAAAAAACTGTTAAAAATACAATTCAGAGCATGGAAGGTTATAAGGATATAGAAGTAGTTACAATAGATATGTGGAGTGGTTATAGATATGCTTGTAGAGAATTAATACCTAGTGCTACTGTAGTAGTTGATAAATTTCACGTTATCCAATATGCTCAAAGAGCTTTAGATACTGTTAGAAAACAAGTTAAATCTAATTTGCCTAATGATAGGAAAGGAATTTTAACAAATGATAGATGGGTATTATTAAAAAATAAAGAAGACCTAAAAGAGAAAGACATAATACTTAGAGATACTTGGTTTGAGGAGTTCCCAGAGCTTGGTGTAGCATATTGGTTAAAAGAAACAATGAGAGATATTTATACATCAGAAGATAGATATGAAGCGTTTCAAAGATACTATGAATGGGAATGTAGAATACCAGATGATTTTAAAGCTTTTAAAGACCTTCAAAGAACTTACAACAATAATAAGCATGAAATATTCAATTATTTCTTACAGTCTTATACAAACGCTTATACAGAGTCTATAAATAACGTTATTAAAAGTGTTGAAAAGGCTGGCAAAGGTTATAGTTATGAAGTACTAAGAGCTAAAGTGTTATATGGTACAAATGCTACTAAAAGACCTAAATTTACTAAGGATATGAAGATGACTTCATTCTTTATGACACCTGATTTAATTGATAAACCTAGAAGTATTGAACTAGAAGGCTTTGAAGTTGATTTAGATGATTTTAAACTTATATTATAGGAGGACAATATGAATGATTCAAATATAATGAGTTTTATAGAATTAGAGATAGAAAGAGTTAACGATGAATGTGGTTATTCTCATAAACATGGTTCATTAAAAGATTTTCAAGATAAGCAAATAGAATTAGAAACTTTAGAAAAATTGTATGATAAATTAAATCAAGAATTTTTTGAAAATGTTTTATAAACCACATATTAGGTAGGAGTTTAGAGTTGGTTAGATATTAAACTATACCACTCTAAAACTTCAATACCCAATATCAGAAGTCACAGGTAAAGAACACTTTCATATATTAAGAGACATAAGAGAAGAAATAATTAAATTAAAAGAGATTCACTCACCAAATTTGGATAGTGAAATCATAATAAATGATTTTAAAGAAACTACATATTTAGCCGAAAATGGTCAAGTATATATTCAATATGAATTAGGCGAAATGGCAACAATGCAATTAATGTTAAAATATTCAACAGAATATAGGGCAAGATTTATATTGGCGTTTCAAAAAATGAAAACTGTCATGATGAATATGTTTAAAGCGAAGGTATTAGATGATGTATTGCCACAAAATAATAAATTAAGACAATATATTTATGTAATTAAAAATCCTTTAAATGAAACTGTTAAAATAGGTGTCGCACAAGATGTTGAAAAGAGAATCAAACAATTACAAACAGGAGCAGGAATTGAACTTGAACTAATTTATAAATCTATGATATGTAGCAATGCTTTTGCTATTGAAAAAGATGTGCATAAACATTTTGAGGAGTATAGAACTTTTGGAGAATGGTTTAAAATTAATCCTGAAATAGTAATTGATTTTTTAGAAAAACAAGATTTTACATTAAAAAGTGAATATGTTAAATATTTAGAATATGATTTGAAAGACGTAATGAATCATATGAAGAAAATGATTTAATAATAAATATGTAATTAAAAATAATTAATAAAATTTAGGAGGATAGATATTATGGAAAGAATAATAAACTTTACTGGGGAACTTGATGATGAATTAGGAAATTATGTAGTTAATGAACTATTAGATATATATGATAAAAATAAAGCTATAATTGAAACAAATGAAAGATTAAAATATCAATCTGATTATTTACCTTTATATTGTGATGAAGTGGAATTTAGAATTAATAGTAACGGCGGTAGTTTATATAAATATTTAGAGATATATGACCTAATGGAAAGAATGAAGGAGGAACAAGGTATAATATTTAAAGGAAGAGTAAGTAGTCATGCATTTTCAGCAGGTATGTATTTGTTTTGTGCTTGTGATTATAGAACAATGAGTAAATTTGGTAGTTTAATGTATCATGAACTTTCAATGATGAGGATGGATAAATTAAGCGACTTAGAAAGTGAAACAAAAAGAATGAATAAAATACAAAAAATATTAGATGATATAGTTACTCGAGATACTGGTCTAACTCAAGAAATTTTGGATAAATATAAAGGACGTGATTTTTGGATAGATTTTGATAAAGCTTTAGAATATGGAATAGTCAAACCAGAACCAACAGAAGAAGAGCGATTGGCAAAAGCATTAGAAGATATGGATAAGGAGGAAATGACCGAATCAGAATGGAACGCTTTTATTGAAGAAATGAAGGAATTGATTAATATTATACCAGATAAACCTTCAGAAAAAGAAATACAAGATAAAACGAAAGAAATAGAGGAGATGTATTGCATAGAAAAAGCAATATGTAAGGAACATGAAGGAACAAATAAATGTTGTTATTTTTGTAGTAAATATAAAGAGTGCGATATGAGTTGTAATTTTGCTTTAGAAATTAGTGAAGAATTTAGTTGTGAATATCTAACAGATGAACCTGTGCAGGAAACAGAAAAAGTATCTAAAGATATGAAATTTGATGATTGTGAATTCGCTAAAGAGAAAAAATAATAATTAATAAAGGGGACATATTTAGTCCCTCTTGGAAGGAGTAGCAAAAAATATGGATAGAAAAAATAGAATAGGTGAAATAGGAATCAATAATTTTGGAAGTAAAATGATAATAGTTGGATATAGAACGAATAGAGATATTGATGTTTATTTCCCAGAATACGATTGGACTCTTAAAAATAAAACATATGATAATTTTAAAAAAGGCAAAATTAAATGCCCATATGAAAGAAATATTTATAGCATTGGTTATTTAGGTGAAGGGGAATATAAAGCCTGGGAAAACGGAAAACATACTAGAATTTATAAAACATGGCATAATATGTTAGAAAGATGTTATTCTGAAAAATATCAAAAAAGACAAACCACTTACATCGGATGTATGGTTTGTGACGAGTGGCATAATTTTCAAAACTTTGCCGAATGGTATGATAAGAATTATTATGAAGTAGAAGGGCAACGAATGAACTTAGATAAAGACATATTATTTAAGCATAATAAAATATATAGTCCAGAGACCTGTATATTTGTACCAGAAAGAATTAATACTTTATTTACCAAATGTGATAAATCAAGAGGAGAATCAGTCATAGGTACAAGTCCTAAAAATGGTAAATATAGAGTAGATTGTCACATGATAAATCCTAAAACAGGAAAATCCAAACAAGAATTTTTAGGTTATTATGAAACTCAAGAAAAAGCATTTGAAATATACAAGTATTATAAAGAAAAGAATATAAAAGAAGTAGCTGATTATTTTAAAGATAAAATACCACAGAAACTGCATAATACTTTATATAAATATGAAGTTGAAATTACAGATTAAAAACATAAAAGAGGGACATATTCAGTTCCTCTTGGAAAGGACTGAAATTAATCATGAGTAAACATTGTATTCATTGTAATGGAATCATTGAGAATGAAGAGCTAAGTTATTGTGAGAGCTGTTATAATAAATTAAAAACTAAAGGAATGTTTAGCGAAAATAAAAAATACTTTTGTAGGATTTGCGGAAAACCTCTTAGTCATAAAAATAAAGAAATGTTATGTAATAAACATTTGAATGAATATAGAGAATTTGGAATATGTATATCAAATAATCAGCATGATTCAAATGAAGCTAATGAAATAATAAAACATGAAAATTATGCTGAAATAGTACTGTATGACGATTTAACCACAGAAGAAACAGGAGAAACAATTTTAATAGATATTGAAGATATAGATTTAGTTAAAGATAAAATATGGAAAAGATGTGGTAAATACATAGTGGGACAAGATGAGCATTATACTTATGATTTACCTAACCTTTTAACCAATTCAGATAATAAAATAGAATATCTGAATGGTGATATATTAGATAATAGAAAAGAAAATTTAAATATAATAGAAAAGAAAAAATTTAAGCATCATTTCGCTAATAATAAAAAGTTTAAAAATAAAATAATTATAACAAGTGTTGGTGGGTCTACAGAAGATGTTACTGGTAGTTGTATAGCTGTAGAATATCCTTTAGACAATGGCAATAGGAATTTAATATTACTTGAATCTGGAGGAATTCAAACTAACAACATGGTAGAAGATTATAATAATAATAAAAAAATGATTGATAATATACCATTTAACCTTGCTTCTCATATATTTATAGCACACTGTCATGCCGACCATATAGCAAATATACCAGCTGGAATAAGTAGAGGTTTTCAAGGTGATATAATAACAACTTATGAAAATTCAGAAATAATGAAACCTATGTTATTAGATTCTGCTTTTATTCATCAAAGAAATGTAATAAGTATGAATAATAAAGGTAAAAAGTATGAATTGTTATACGATGAATCAGATACATATAAAGCTATAGACCGTATAAGAGTTGTAGAGAGAAATAAAATTCATAAAATAGATAGTAATTTATCCGTACAATTCATAGATAATAATCATTGTTGTGGAAGTACAAGTATAATACTTTACATTAAAAAACCTAGTGGAAGAGTTGTTAAATTATTATATTCAAGCGATTTAGGTAGTAATAATAATCAATTATCCAAGCCATATTCTTTTGATAGAAAGCAAGTATCTAAATGTAATATAGCAATTTTAGAATCTACATATGGAGATAGAAGTGATGGATTTACAAAGAAAGAGCATAAACAAGAAATCTTTAATTTATTGGCTAAAATAAGAGAAGTTGTCTATAATGGGAATAGAGTACTGATTCCTTGTTTCAGTTACGATAGAAGTCAGTCTATAATGGATTTATTATATCATATATTTAAAGATGAGAGAGAATTTAAAAATGTAAAAGTTATAGTGGATAGTAGATTAACTAATGAAATAAATAAAGTGTATGAGAATATATTAGAAGGAGATTTACTTGAACGCTGGAAAAGAGTATTAAGTTGGGAAAACTTTATATTTGTTGACAATTATAAAAAAACTCAAGTTTTAGCCAAACAAAAAGAACCATGTGTGATTATATCTTCATCGGGAATGTTTTGTGGTGGACATTCCGTTGAATATTTAAAAGAAATAGCAGGTAAAAGCAAAGATTGCATCATATTTGTTGGTTATTCCTCACCTGCAACGTTAGCAGGGAAAATACAACAAGGAGCTAAAAGTGTTACTATTGAAAACAAAAGAGTGAATATAAGGTGCGAAACAATAATTTGTAAAACATTTAGTGGGCATATTCAGCAAGACGAATTAATCAACTATATGAAAGGATTAAATTGTCAAAAGATTTTAATTCATCATGGTAGCGAGGATGCTAAAGAGCAATTAAAATTTAAAGCTGAAGAAGAGTTTTTATTTTCAGATATGAGTAAAAAAGTTACTATTATTAATAAGAAAAATAATGTGTTTGTAATTTAGAAAATAATTAATAAAACCTATTGACATTATATTTCAATGTGATATAATGTATTTATAGGAAGGTGATAAGAATGAAAAAGATAAAATTTACATTAAAAGGTGAAGAATTTAATAAAGTAGGTAAAATAGAGAACATACATGAACATCTACAAGAAATTAATCGTGGTGCTGGAGTAAAGAAAAGTAAAAAGACTTATACTAGAAAAGATAAACATAAAAGGAGATTATATTAAGGAGGTGTTTGATATGACGATAGAAGAATTAAAAGATATATTGAAAAAACTTGATTCAAATGAAGTGTGTGAGTTGTTAAGTGATAAACAATGTGAGAAATGTTTCTTTTATTATAAGGACACTAAAGAATGCATCAAGACAGTATTCGTAGAAGGAACATTGGGAGAGTTAGAATAGAAGAAATTAATATGAAATAAGAAGTAAATAAAAATAATTAATAAAAAGGAGAGATGTTGATATGATAAAATTAATAACTAATGGTAGTTTAAAAGTAGTGAAAGTTTATAACACAATATACTCTGCAAGAGTTGATTTAATACAAAGAAATGCAGAAAAATACTTAGTTGAATATTGTGATAAAATATATGGTATCAATAGATTCTTAGCATTAATAGAAGGAGGTGAAGAGAAATGAATTTAAAAGATTTGATTATAAGATGTATTATTATAATCTTATCTCTAGTATTAATTTTTCGAGTAGAATTTGTAACTCCTTATGTAGTAGTTTTAGTATCATTAATGATAGGAGAGATAATATATAGTTTAAGATATAAAAAATAAATTCATAGGTAATTTTATATATGGTTATGTTAATACACTAATATAAGAGGTGATTAAAATGTAAAATATATGAAGTGCCAAAATAAAATATTAATAAAAATAATTAATAAAGGAGAGATGGTGATTGAGATATATCAGAATGAGGAACATAAGAGAAGAGTAATTGAAAAAGGAGATGGTTATGAATATATTGGAAGTTACAAATATAAAGAAGTAACTTTAGATGGTAATAAATCAAAATCACACATAAGAGTTAAATGTCCTTATTGTAGTAAAGAATATGATGTAAGGCTAGACCATTTTGATAATGGAGTTAAATGTAGTCATTGTTGTAATTCATATGAAAATTCTTTTGCTTATTATATTCAACAAGAATTACAAGAACCACTCAATAAATATTGGGATTGGGAGAAAAATACAGTTAATCCTTATTGTGTAACTCCTCAAAGTAATAAAAAAGTATATATAAAATGTGATAAAACCGATTATCATAATAGTTATAAAACAACATTATATCATTTTTATAAAGGTGATAGATGTCCATATTGTAGTACTAGGCATGGTAAAGTACATCCTAAAGATTCATTTGGACAATGGTTAATTAATACTTATGGAGAAGACGCAATAAAAAAATATTGGTCACCTAAAAATAAATTAGACCCTTTTCAAATTACTAAAGCTAATACTAAAAGAATTTATATATATTGTCAGAATAAAGATTATCATAATGATAAAGGAGGTTACACTACAACTCCACAACGATTTTATCATGGAAATAGATGTATATATTGTCATACTTTTAAAGTGCATCCATTGGATAGTTTCGGAAGTCTGTATCCAGACAAATCTAAATATTGGAGTAAAAATAATAAAAAATCACCTTTTGAAGTTTCACCTATGAGTAATAAAAAATATAAGTTTATATGTGAAAAATGTGGTAAAGAATTTGAAAGAAGTTTAAATAGTTTAAATCGTAAAGAAATTGGTGTAGTTTGTAGAGATTGTAATTCTTCTCAAGGTGAAAGTAATATAATGAAGTGGTTAGATAAAAATAACATAATGTATATACACGATAAATCATATTTCGACGATTTAATTGGATGTGGGAATGGATTATTAAAACCAGACTTTATTTTACCTAATGAAAGAATATGGATAGAGTATGACGGAGAATTCCATTATAATAAAATTTATGAAAATGATAGTTATGATATAATCCAAGAACATGATAAACGCAAAGATGAATACGCAAAAGAACATAATTGGAAATTAATAAGAATTCCATATTGGGAATTTGATAACATAGAAGAAATATTAGAAAAAGAAATAAATAAAAATAATTAATAAAGGAGAGATGTGTATATGACAAGATTTACTATGATTGGAAAATTATCAATAGCAGGAGATAGACCAAATAAACCAGCGTTTAGTGATAAGCTATTAGATTCTGGTTGTAATATCCGAGAGTTAAACTTACAAATGAAATGCGACAAAGATAATTTTAATCTTCAAATAAAATCATTTATGAGTAACGCAAAGAAAAACAGTGATGGAAGTATAAATGTAGATAATAGTATAATATATACTATATTAGACAAAGGTGATAAAAAGTTTGAATCTGTTAACTTTAAATATAAAGATAAAGAAAAATATGAAGACGATATTGCAAACTTCAAGAGATATGTATTCGTAGACGGAGACGACAGATTAGAATGTTCTAATACCTTTGATTATACCACTGCTGTATATACAACATTAAAATCAGATGCTTATAAAGATAAAGTATTTAGAGTTGATGGCGAAATAGAATATTCAAATTATAAGAATCCTAAAACTGGAATAGAAAATACATATACCAATTATAATGTTGAACGTATATATTTAGTTAATGACGATACAGAACAAAAAGCAACTTGTACGCTAGATGTATATATGACAGCAGATTGTATAGACAATACCGATATAGAGGAAACAGGTAGTTTTAAACTTATGTGTTATATACCTCAATATATGAGTAAGAAAAAAGGAGAGTTTGGATATTATCAAGTATTAGATTATCCTTTAAATATTGATAAAGATAAACAATCTAAAAAATTCAATGCATTACAAAAATTATTAACAAGTAATTTTGAAGATAATGAGTTATGTAAAATGGGATTCAAATGTAATTTAATAAATAGAATAAAAGAAGTTGATTTTGATATAGAAACAATGATAAGCGATGAAGAGAAGGAACTTTTAGAATTTGGTATAATTACAGAAAGTGAATTAGAAGCAAAATATGGTAAAGGACAAGGTGGCAGAGAAACCAAAATGGAAGTTGAAGGTATAACTCGTGGATATACTACAGGAGCAATACCAGTACCTCTAACATTAAATGAGTTATTAAGTAAAGGTGATGAAGAATTAAAAGAAAATAAGATATTAACAAGTGATGAAAACGATGACTTAGATTTATTCTCAAACGATGATGACGATGATGACGAATTATTCGATTTTTAGATTAAAAATAATTAATAAACTTACAAAGAGGGAGTTAATTCCCTCTAGGAAGGAGTTGGTAACGTGGAAGAGTTGAAGTTATACGTTGATTATATCAATACAAAAGATTTATATTTGATTCAATTATATAAAATAGATGAGAATGAGGAAGTTTTAGAATACTTAGAAAAATATACAACTCATAATGTATACGGTGCAGTTAATAAGGCGAAAGAAATAGCAGATAGATATCCTAAGATTACAATAATAAGTGAAGATATGAATTTTAATGTATATTATATGGATAAATAAATTTTAAATCATAGGTAATTTTGAAGTTGGAATTGTTAATACGATAATATAAGGGGTGGTTAAAATGTAGAATATATTAGTTATAAGATATAAATAAAAATAACAAATTAAAAATAATTAATAAAAAGGAGAGATTGAGATAAGTGATTTTAACCAAAGAAGTAGAGGTGGCGATAACGTATAATAATATACAACATTATAAAGAACTAGGATATGACATAAAATGTGGTAATAAAATAGTAGTCCCAATAGAACATTTAAGCCTTCAATCTAATAAAAAAATAAAAGTTAAATGTGACGTATGTGGTAAAGAAAAGGAAATGAAATATCAAGATTACATAAAAAGCATTTCAAATGGTGGATATTATGCTTGTTGTAGTAAATGTGCGTGGGATAAAAACAGAAAAACTTACATTGAGCATTATGGAGTAGATGCACCAATGAAATCTAAATTAATACAAGAAAAATCAAAACAAACTTGTTTAGAAAAATATGGAACTGAAAATATAAGTCAATCGGATTATTTTAAAGAAAAATACAAAGAAGTAATGTTAGAACATTATGGCGTGGAAAATGCATTTCAATCAGAAGAGATAAAAGAAAAAATTAGACAAACGTCTTTGGAAAAATATGGGTATGAACACTATAGACAAAATCAAGAAATGAAAGAGAAATATTGCATTGGTGAAAAATGTCCATGGTATATCGATGGAAGAACATCGTTAAAAGACGATTGGGATAATGCCACTTTGGTAAGTAGTTTTAGAAGAAAAATATTTGGAAGTAGGGAAAGAAAATGTGTTTGTTGTGGTAAAGAGATTAGAGAAATGCAATTACATCATCTTAACGCAAGAAATAAATTTCCAGAACAAACTTTTGACGAGGATAATGTAGTGATTATATGTAAGGACTGTCATAAAAAATTCCATGATAAGTATGGTTACGGTGATAATACAAAAGAACAATTTGAGGAATTTTTAAAAGAATTAAATGAAAATAATTAATAAAAGGAGAGATGTGTAATGAGTATAAAAATAAAAATGAATAAAAGTACAAATGATATAAATAAATTAAGAATATATTTGAGAGCAGTTCCGAAATGGGGAAAATCAACTTTATTTAAGAATCTAGTTTTAGAAAAATATAAAGGAGACGCAACAAAAGGTTTATTAATTGGTATAAAAGATGAAATAGGATATACATTACTAGACGAATTACAAACAACACATTGTAATACTTGGAAAGAATTAAAAGAATTACAAACTTGGTTAATAAAAGAAAAGGGTAAGGAACATAATATAGAATTTATAGCTTTCGACTGCGTGGATGAACTTTTACCGATAGCAGAAAAAGAAGTAATGAGATTATCACAAATACAAACTGGTAAACCATGTGACTCAATTAATAAGGCACTAGGTGGTTATGGAAAAGGTCAAGAAAAAGTAAAAGAAATATTAAAGGAATACTTCACAACATTATATAAGGCAGGATTTGGAATATTTTGTATAGCACATACCAAGATGAAAACAATAATTGAAAAAGGAAAAAATGAGGATGAGGGTTATAACATATTAACATCTAATTTAGCTAATACATATGAAAGCATATTTGCAGATATATTCGATTGTGTCTTAACAGGATTGATAGACAGAAGTATTAATGATGGTAAACTAGAAGATACAGAAAGAAGATTATATTTTAGAGGGACAACAGCTGTTGAAGCAGGTACAAGATTTTCATCAAATTCAGTACCAGAGTATATAGTTGTTGATGATGACCCAAAAGAGTTTGCTAAAAATTTCTTGGAAACAATAGAAGAAGGTATGAGAAATTCAGCAACTAAACCAGTAAATAAAGAACAAGTAAAAAAAGAAATAAAAGAAGAAAAGAAACAAGCTGAAAAAGATTTAAAACAAGTACAACAAGAAGTTGAAGAACAAGAAAAAGAAGAACAACAAAAATCATTGGATGAGTTAAAATCTAAATTAAAAGACAAACTTAAAGATACAAATGCTAAGAATATAGTAAAAGAATTTATGAAAGAAAAAGGTGTCAAAAGTGTTGCAAGTTTAGATGCTGAACAATTACAAGAAATATTAACTAAATTACAATAATAAATAGTGCTAGAGGGATTGAGTTCCTTCTAGCACTAATAAAAGAGGAGGATTGATATATGATTAAATTAATAACACACAGTGATTTAGATGGAATAGGTTGTGAAATATTATTTAGATATGTTGAAGGAATGTTTGATAATAATATAGATGTTGTAATAGCAGAATATAATGATGTAAATGAAGTGGTTGAAAATGCTTTAAATGGATTAGAAAATGGGAAATATACGGAATTATTTATAACAGATTTATCTATAAACAATGAGTTGGCGAAAAGAATAAGGGACAATAATATGAATGTTAAGTTATTAGACCATCACCCTTCGGCAGAATTTTTAAATAAATATAAATTTGCAAATGTTATAATTGAATCTGGAAGAGGCAAAGAATGTGGTACTAGCTTACTTGCAAGTTATTATTATCAATATTTACAAAACGTAAATATTGAAATTGTTAAATTTATTGAATTAGTTAGACAATATGACACATGGGAATGGAAAGATAAATATAATAATATTGATGCTAAAAAATTAAATGATTTATTGTATATCTTAGGTAGAGAAAAATTTGTAAATTTAATATTACAAAAGTTACTGAATAATGAAAGTTTATTTGATGAAACAACAAATTTAATATTAGAGCTTAAACAAAATGAAATAAACAATTATATAAATACAAAAGAAAAAGATTTGATTATTAAGGAAGTTTTAGGATATAAAGTTGGGATAATTATGTGTGATATGTATTCAAGTGAATTAGGTAATGTTTTAAGTGAAAAACATCCAGAATTAGATTTTATTGCAATAATAAAACAAAATAGTGTAGAATTAAGATGTATTAAAGATAATATTAATTTAACTGAAATAGCTAAACATTTTGGAGGTGGTGGTCATAAAAAGGCAAGTGGATTTCCATTAAGCAATGTTAAATTAGATAATTTTATAAATGATATATTTGATATAAAGGAAGGAGAATAAATATGAAAAGATTAATTAGTAATTATATTGATAAAAAATTTTACAAATTAGGATGGGTGAAAAGAGAAGAAAATAAATATATAATAGCTTATGAAAAATATATTAAAAAATATGATTATACACATCATATAGATATAATACATAAACGAAGTGGTAATCATCTAATTCAATCATATTGTGATACAGAGACAAATAACCTATTTAGTTATATGGTAGGGTTAAATTTTAAAGAAATATTATTATCAATTTTAAAAATGAAATTAATATTTTAGGAGGTATTATGTGTAAATTTTGTGAAGGATTATTCAACGATAAGCGTGAAGTAGAATGGTATATGAGAAGTGAATATGCTGATGATAACTTTTGTGAAAAGGTTTTTAATAATTCATGTGATAATTGTAAAAAATGTAGTAATCAATATATATTAAAAGGTTATTTATTTGACAATAGAGCATATATTGTATGTGATTATAAATTTACGAACGGTGATATATTGATGTGGAATTCTACAGAACCATTACCTGTAAATTATTGCCCTTATTGTGGGAGAAAATTAAGCAAAAGTAGCATTGATTTCAATAATATAGGTTGCAATATAATAAATATGTTAGATAAGGAAGGTGATTAAATGTGCATTTATTGTGAGCAAGGTAAGGGCATATGTAACAATAGAAAAGAATTAGGAATAGAATTACACTCGGGTACAAGTGAATTAGTAGCATATGGATTAGATGATAATAATTGGGATATAAGTGTTAAGTGTGAAATAAATTTCTGTCCTATGTGTGGTAAAAAATTAAGAAAAGAAAATGAATCGGTAATCAATGATTAGGAGAGTGATTCCATGCCAAAGGTTACTTGCAAATACTGCAAATCTAAAATACCTAAAGATACTGCATATATAGAAGAGTATTTAACTAATGGTGGCGTACTACGAAATAATTATTATTGTAGTAAGAAATGTTACAATGAAAAACAAAATGAGATTAAGAAAAAAGAATGGGAGAAAGAAATAAAAAAAGAAAACAGAGAAAAAATTAGAGGTATATGTGGATTGGAAGAGAAAGAAAAGAATATATATTTTCAAAGTACTTATAAAAGTATTACTGATAATTTTTCACAAGAAGATATATATGAATTTATTAATAAATATGAAAAAGATATGTTAGATATATTAAATAATATAGATTTTAAAACTGTTAATTCAAGAATTAAATATTGTTTATCAATGTTAGAAAATCAATTACAACATTATATAGCCGAGAATCAATTAGATAAACAAGAATCTAAAGAAAAAACAGAAGAAGTTAAAGAAGTAGAACCAAGTTTTGTAGATGAGGATTTTGATATAGTAGTTAATGTAAAGAAAAAACAGAGAAGAGATATTGACGACATATTAGGATTATAAGGAGGTAATAATCTTATGGATGAAATATATAAAAAGGAAATTAAAGAATTATTCGATGAATATGATAGACTTTCACCAATAACTAAAGATGACTTCAAAAGAGTTATAAAGAAACAAGCTGAAGATATGAATATTGAAAATTTGGAAAATCTAGATGAAATAAGCAAAGCGTGTTGTAATAATTTTAAAAATAATATAGATATGTTAAAAGACATATATAACAGTGTATGGGGATTCACTTTAAATAATGAGGAAGAACTAATTTATTATATGAGTTTAATTAGAGATATATTAAATATGTTAAAACAATAAGGAGGTCTAATTTATGGAAAATATATTAGAGTTTCAAATGAGAAAAGAGCAGGAATATTTAAATAATTTGTTAGATAGTATAAATAATTTATTAAATAATGAATTTGAATTTAGCGAAGATACTAAGGGGCAATTAGAAATTGAGAAAAAAATAATATTGGCAAAATTAAGCGTATGGAAAACAGTAGAGAGGGCTGTAGAAGAATTAAAGAACGATATTATATTTGAAAAATAATTAATAATACAATAGGGGGTTGATATTATGGATGAAAAAAATAGAAAAAGATATTTTCTTGCAAACGAGGATTTATATCAATTAACGGTAGATTTTGAATGTTTATTATTTGCTTTTGAAAAATTAGACCTTCTAACTTCTACAAAACTTAAACCAGACATTGAAGAATGCATCTTGATTAGTGATTTTAGTGCTTATCAATTCATAGATTATGAAGAATTAGAAAATTCCAATAAAGATACATTGACAAGAATAGCGATATTATTATGTAAGCAAATATTAAAATTTAAATATGGAGAATCAATAGGTATACCTATTATTGAAGATTATGAAAAAGCTTATGATAGATGGAAGTTGAATAACACAAGTAAAAAAGAAACAAAAGAATGTAAATTAGACGATGTAATACTTGACAAAGAAATAAAAGAGGACGTGCTTAGTACAATAAACTTTGTAAAAAATATGGAAAAATATAAAGATATTGGATGTGAATTACCAAGTGGTATATTACTAGAAGGGTCTCCTGGAACTGGTAAAACATTACTTGCTAAATCAATAGCTAGCGAATCTAATATGAATTTTAAATCAATAGTAGCTTCAGATTTTGCCGAAAAATACGTAGGGGAGTCAAGTAAAAAGGTGCAAAAAATATTTGATGACTTAAAAAATAAAGGTGGAGGAATTCTTTTTATAGATGAAATTGACGCTATAGGTGTAAATCGTGAAGGTGACGATAACAAGGAATATAGAAGTGCAATGAACAAACTATTATCTTGTATGAATGAAGCAAGTGATAATAAGATTATAGTTATAGGAGCAACAAATTTAGTAGAACAATTAGACCCAGCGTTAATTAGAGAAGGGAGATTCGATAAGGTTATAACTATTCCATTGCCTTCTTATGAATTAAGAGTTGAACTATTTAAATTATATGTTGGTAAACTTAAACATGAGGACGATATAGATTACGAATTATTGGCTAAAATGACAGAAGGACAAACTGGAGCATTTATTCATACAGTTTGTAATCATAGTGGTATATATGCCGTAGATAAAGGTTTACGTAAAGTTAATCAAGGTTGTTTATTACATATAATAAAAAGAATGGTTAGAGATAAAAAAGTAAAAAAATCAACTATTGGATTTAAATAATATTATAAGAGGTGATTATTATGCAGAATAAAAAAAGAAGAATAATTTATGAGATATATTTTCCAGCATTTTGTAAAGACCTCCAAGATTTAACTAATAAAATACATTATTTCAAGGAATTAGGAGTAACAACCTTATGGCTGACACCTATCTTCCCTTCTTGCAATCAACATGGATACGATATAATAGATTACACAGATATTAAAAAAGAGTACGGAACATTAGAAGATTTTGATAGATTTGTAGAAGTAGCACATGAAAATAACTTAGAAGTGTTGCTAGATTTAGTATTATGTCATACAAGTACACAAAATGAATTATTTAAAGAAAGCATTAAAGGGCAAAACGATTGCTACTTTTGGAGTGATAAACAGCAAAATAATCAATGGAGAATATGTCATGACAATCAGAAATATTATTTAGCAAAATGGAGTTACGACATGCCACAGTTAAACAATCAATCTGAAACAGTAAGAGATATGATAAAAGAAGTGGTAAAGTTTTGGCTAATAGAACATAATGTAGATGGATTTAGATTAGACGCAATTAAATATGCGAGTGGCGACCCAATAGAGTTCTGGAAGTGGTTTTGTCAAGAAGTTTATAAAATAAAATCAAATAGTTACTTGGTCGGGGAATGTTGGGATACATATGAAGTTTCTAATAAATATGCTAAAGAAACAGGAATGAAAAGTTTCAATTTTGAGCAAGCAGGGTGGATAAAACATTCCTTAAACACAGGAAATCCATTAGTAATTAAAAATGACCCAAAATATGATGTCAACTTCTTATGTAATCATGATATGAGTAGAATTAGCAATTCCATAGGACATGATATGAATAAGCTATTTAAAGCCGTTGATATGTTATTTTCATTAGATGGTGATGTTTGTATATATTACGGTGATGAAATAAATATGGGATTAAACCAAGATTGTCATGTTGAACAAGGAGGACATGGGGATTGGAAAGTTAGAAGAAGTATGGAATGGGATAAGGTAAAACATGAAAGAAAAGACCCTAATAGCTTGTTTAATTATTATAAAAAGAAAATAAAGGAATATAAAAAATAATTAATAAATAGCTCAAGTTAAATCGACTTGAGCTATATTTGTAGGTATAAATTATCAATGAAGAAATTTAAAGGGCTTAGAAGGGCGTATAAAAGGTCAAAATTTTTATAAATCATAGGTAATTTTTGGTGAATTAATGTTAATACGGTAATATAAGAGAGGAGTTGATAGAAAATGTATTATAATGAGGAACATAAGAAAAAAGTAATTGAAAGAGGTGATGGTTATACTTATATAGGGAGCTATCGTTGTAATGAAATAACTATTGACGGGAAATATTCTAAAAATAAGAGTTATATAAGAGTTAAATGTCCATATTGTGGAAGTGAATACGATATAAGATTAAACAGTTTTGTGAGTAAAAAGAAAAGTAAATGTACTATGTGTTGTCATAAATACGAAAATAGTTTTGCATATTATATACAACAAGAGTTAAAAGAGCCATTAAATAAATATTGGGATTGGGAAAAGAATACTGTTAATCCTTATTTAATAACTTTTCAAAGTAATAAAAAAGTATGGATAAAATGTGCCGAAACTGATTATCATGGTAGTTATAAAACTGAGTGTACTACTTTTTATACAGGATGTAGATGCCCGTATTGTAATCCATTTGCTAGTCATAAAATTCATCCATTAGATAGTTTTGGAAATTTATATCCAAAAAAAGCAAAATATTGGAGTGAGAATAATAAAAAATCACCTTTTGAAGTTTCGCCTAGAAATGGTAACAAATATAAATTTATGTGTCAAGAATGTGGTAGTGAGTTTGAAAGAAGTTTAGCAATTTTAAATCGAGCCGATACAGGTGTATTTTGTAGAGAGTGTAATTCTTCTCAATTAGAAATAAAAACTAAAGATGTTTTAGTTAAATATAATATAGACTATAAAACACAAATAAAATATGAAGATTTATTAGGATTAGGAAATGGCAATTTATCTTATGATTTTTATTTACCAGATTATAATTTACTAATTGAGTGTCAAGGCGAACAACATGAATCATGGCAAAAAACATGGATGTCAAAAAAGGATTTTGAACGTCAACTAGAACATGACAGAAGGAAAAGAGAATATGCAGAAAAACATAACATTGATTTATTAGAAATTTGGTATTATGATATAGATAACATAGAAAATATATTGACAGAAAAATTACATATTGAAAATAATTAATAAAGGAGAGATAGCTATATGAAAATAATTTTTAATGAGTTGCCAAAATATTTACAGACAAACAGAAAGAGTATTGAAGGGTGTGTTTTAGGTTGTGTTATAAATGATATATACCTTCTGAAGGAATATGATTTAACTACTGATTTATTCATCACAAAAGAAGGAGAATTAATATTTACAATACTTAATAAACTTAGTGAAGAGAACGTGTCTAAGGTTACGGATACGGATATCAGATTAAATTGTAATGGTGAAATAATAAAAGAATATTTAGATATGGGAGGTTTTAAATGTTTTGAAATTTTAGCTAAAACAACAACATCAGAAAATTTTGAAAGTTATTTAGATAAATTATTACTTCATAATTTATTAATAAACCTATATAATGATGGAATGGATTTGGAGAAAAAAATAACAATAGATACTAAAAAGGGACAAATTGAATTGTCATGGATGGCATTAGCTGATAAAATGTCAGTAGATGAATTTTTAAATTATTACCAAAATAGAAGCAATGAATATATAGATGTATCTTATGTAGCAAATGACATTCACGTCCATGAAGGTGAAATAGAAGAAAATTTTTTAGAGGGATTGTATTCTGGCGATAAAGTCGGGATGCTTTTCGACAAAATAGGAGACCAAAATTTTTGTCCATATTTAAGTAAAGAATTACTCGGATTTAAGAAAAAACAGGTCGGAGCTATTAGCGCTACGGTGAATGCCAGGCAAAACAACATTCTTAACACAATTAGCTATGTCTTTAGCAAGCAAAGGTAATAAAGTATTGGTAATCAGTAATGAAATGGAAGTCAGTGATTTCTTCGTAAGTTTTTTAACTTATATAATTTATTACGAATTAGGATATAGAAAAATTAATAAAAAGAAATTACAAAGTGGTGGATTATCAGAGGAGGACAAAAAATATGTTGAATTAGGAAGAAAATATTATAATGAACATTATTCAGATAAAATAATACTTACCAGTATAGCTGATGCCAATATGAAATCTGTTGAGAAAACATTAAAAAAATATGTTTTAAAATCTAATATAGATATATTACTTTATGACACAATGAAAGGAAGCAATTTAGAAAGAGAGCAATCTTATAAAAATTTAATAATGGACAGTAGGACATTCTTAAAATTAAGTAAATTATATAATGTTGCTATAATTTTTGCCATGCAACAGTCACAGACATTTTCTGGTGAACTCTTCTTGACTATATCTCAATTAGCTGAAGCAAAGCAAGTTAATGAAGTTTTATCTACTTTATTATGTATGAGACAATTATATAAAGAAGAACTAGACCCTAATAATAGATTTTATATAGAACCATTTAGAAGAGTAAAAACACCAGAGGGTAAATGGAAAGAAGAAAAAGTAAAATTGGATGAGAAAGGTAATTATCGTTGTGTTTTTATCACAAAATCTCGTTCATGCAGTACAAGTAGTGAAACAGGAGAGTGTGTAATACTTAATTTTAATGGGTTTAGTGGAGGCATAAGCGAATTATGTTTAGGTAGACCAAAACGTGGAAATATTAATCAACAAAATAATAAATTTGGTAAAAAGTAGGTGACAAACCTATATGAAAGAGTATTTAAAAAATAATCCAGAACAAATTGAAAAAATATTAAGTTATTATAATTATCATAGTATTAATACAACAGATAAAGAAATTAGATGTGCAAAAGTAGGAGGAGATAACCCTAGTGGCTGTAGAATTAAATTAAATGATAATTTATCAGCTACAGACTTTACAACGTCTTATAATGGGGATTTATTCGGTTTAATAGCTACTCATACAGGTTTAACCTATGGAGAAGTATTAAAAACAATTACAACTATGTTAGGTAAGAAAATAGAAGGTAACTATCAATCAGAAGAAGGGGTGCTATTTGATGGATTTTTCGATACCTTATATATACCTTATGAAGATGAAGAAAAGGAAGTGACTTATAACGAAAGTGTTTTAGATAAGTATAATAATGGATATAAGTGGTTTAAACGTTTCACAGATGACGGAATTTTACCTTCGAGTCAAGTTAAATTTAAAGTGGGGTTTTCTGAAGAATCAAATCGTATTACAATACCTCATTATAATGAACGTGGAGAACTTGTGGGGATTATGGGTCGTATAGATAGTGACGAACCAACAAATTATAAATATCTTCCTATAATAGCTTTTGAAAAGCACAAATTTCTTTATGGATTGTATCAGAATAAAGAATATATTAAAGAAAGCAGAGAAGTATATGTGTTTGAGAGTGAGAAATCAGTTATGTTAGGAGATAGTCTAGGTTATAAATCCTTTGTGGCATTAGGAGGAAATAGTATATCTAAGACACAAGTAGAACAATTATTGAAATTAAATGTGAACAAAATCATTATAGCACTTGATGAAGGATTGGATACGGAAATAATTAAAAAAGATATAAAGACGATAAAAGATTGCTTATTTATGCGAGACTGTAAAATAGGTTTTATACTAGATAAAAACAATAAATATCTCCCAAAAGGAAGTAAAGCAAGTCCAATAGATTTAGGTAAAGAAGTATTTTTTAAATTATGTGATGAATGTTTGATTATAAATTAAAGGAGGATAATTAAAAATAATTAATAAATTAAAGGGGTGATTATATGGTTGATAAAGTTGATAGGACAGGTGAGGTAGGTTATAATACTTTTGGAAGTAAAATGGTTATTGTAAAATATAGAAAATACTCTGATATAGATGTTTATTTCCCAGAGTATAACTGGATTGCTAGAAATAAAGAATATCGACATTTTAAAAAAGGCAACGTACGCTGTCCATATGAACGTAGAATATTTAATATAGGTTATTTAGGTGAAGGAAAATATAAATCAAAAGAAAATGGTAAATCCAAATGTGAATATTTAGGATTATTTGATACTCAAGAGAAAGCATTTAAAATATACAAGTATTACAAAGAAAAGAATATAAAAATGGTAGCAGATTATTTCAGAGAACAGATACCAGACAAATTATATGATGCACTATATAATTATGAAGTAGAGATAGATGATTAAAAATAATTAATAAGGAGTGATTTTATGAAAGAAAATAAAAAAGAAAAATACTCATATTCAAAATTAAGTTGTTATGGCAACTGTCCTAAGAACTATTATCTAACTTATATAGAACACGTTGAAAGAAGTCAAAATATTTATGGGAGTGCAGGTGGTGATGCTCACGAACTGGTACAAGCCCTTGAAATAGGGAAGATAACAAATAAACAAGCTGTTGAAGAGTGGGAATCAAAAATGGATATATACGAATTTTGTGGAGAAGCTAACTTCCCAACTACCAAAAGTAAAGAAAATTATATAACAGATGTAACGGCTTATTTTAGAAATTTTAAACCATTACCTATAAATGGCAGAGAAGTGTTGATAGAAAAGGAATTTGAAGTTGAAATAGAAAATATCGTTATCAGAGGTTTCATTGACTTAACATTGATAGACCATAACAAAAAAGAGATTGAAGTAATAGATTATAAAACATCAAGCAAGAGTGGATTTACAAATAAAAATCTAATTAAAAAATGTTATCAATTGATTTTATATTCATTAGCATTACAAAAGTTATATCCAGATTATAAAATAGTTAGAAATGCCTTTGATATGTTGAAGTATGGAAAACATAAAGAGACAGGTAGAGTTAAGGAAAGAAAAGATATTCCACCAGGAAAAGAAAAAGAGTATGAACGTTATTTTATTGAAATACCATTTAATCAAGAAAATATAGACTTATTTAAAAAATTTGTAAATAAATCTATGGATGATATTAATAAGGCTAAAGAAGAAGATTTATGGGATGTTAATAAAACTAATTTCAGTTTCTTTTGTAAATTCTTATGTTCTACAGCAGAATATTGTCAAGAATATCAAAAATATAATAAAACTAAAAGGAAATAAAAACCTTTGTAAAAGAAATTGTAAATATTATAAACAAGTACAATATAGAAATTAATACCCTCTTATAGCCTTAGAATGGCGTTCTAAAAGGTGTATTAAAAATATAAAGATAAAATTGTAATTTTATCTTAAAAGAAGATAAATGATTGGAGGAATAATTATGGCAAATTTAAATTGGGAATATAAAAATAAATTTAAAGCAAGAGCAAGAAATGATATTAAAACAAGAGATGAAAGTAAAGTTTTATATAAAGCAGGAGAAACATTTGAATTTATAGTGACTGGTTATGGTGGTGACCATTTTGGAATTGATGAATGTGAAGGCGAAAAAGTTTATTGTAACATTTATTTTAAAGATATAGAATTTGCTTTTAATATGGATAAAGGTACTTATAGAACATATGATGATAATGGTAAGGTAATTGAAAATACTGTACCTAAAACATATGACTACATTTATTCATCAATATATGACGAAGAATATTCAGCTCATTAAAGGACTAATTGTTAAGTAATTATATACGTAGAAATATGTATTCAAACATAATTAAACATTAAAAGATTAGGAGTGATTACATGAATAAAACAATAGATAGGACTGGTGAAAGAAATATTAATACATTTGGTAGCGAAATGATAATAGTGAATTATAATGGATGTATGGATATTGATGTATATTTTCCAGAATATGATTGGACTTTTAAAGGGGCAACATATCAATCTTTAAAAAAAGGGCAAATATCATGTCCTTATGAAAAAAAGGTATATGGAATAGCTTGTATGGGTGAAGGGAGATATAAAAGTAGAATAAATGATAGACCTACAAAATGTTATGATACATGGAGACAAATGATAAGGAGGTGTTATGATAAAAAATTTCAAGAAAAATATCCTACTTATAAACATTGCAGAGTATGTGACGAATGGTTAAATTTTCAAAATTTCGCCGAATGGTATTATGATAATTTCTATGAAATTGAAGGAGAAACAATGTGTTTGGATAAAGACATATTAATGAAGCATAATAAGATATATTCGCCAGAGACTTGTATATTTGTACCTCAAACTATTAACGGCTTATTTGTTAAATGTGATAAATCAAGAGGTGAATCAGTTATAGGAACAAGTCCCCATCAAGGTAAGTATGTAGTTAATTGTTGTTTAATTAATCCAGAAACAGGAGAATCCAAAAATGAATATTTGGGAATTTATGATACACAAGAGAAAGCATTTGAAGTGTATAAATATTATAAGGAGAAAAATATAAAAATGGTTGCCGATTATTATTTTGGTAAAATACCTAATAAATTATGTGACGCACTATACAGATATGAAGTAGAAATTGATGATTAAAATTAATAAATCATAGGTAATTTTGGAAGTAAAACTGTTAATATGATAATATAGGAGGTGGTAATGGATGTCAAAAAAAACCAGATTAATATTTTATGACTTTGAAGTATTTAAAGAGGATTGGTTAGTTTGTTTAACCGATTATTCTACAAAACAAGAATGTGTTATTGTAAATGACAGAAATAAATTAATAAGGCTTTATAATAAATTCAAAGACAATACTATATTTATTGGATTTAACAATAGACATTATGACGACGTGATATTTAAAGGTATATTAATGAATATGAATCCAAAAGAAATCAATGATAAATTAATAGAAGGGAAAAAACCTCACGAAATATCTAGAACGTTTAATAAAATTAAACTATATAGTTATGACACTTTAATTTTAAATAAAAGTTTAAAACAACTTGAATTATTTATGGGTAGTAATATAAAAGAAACAGATGTGCCATTTGATATAGATAGAAAACTAACAATGAAAGAAATAGAAGAAACAATTAAATATTGTAAACATGACGTTAGTGAGACAATAAAAGTATTTGAAGCTACAATAAATGATTTTAAAGCACATAAATCTTTAATTGAAAAATTTAATTTACCTATCAATTCATTTTCCAAAACTAAAGCTAAACTTAGTGCTGAAATATTAGAAGCTGAAAGACAACATGGAGTTACTGATGGGTTAGAATATGAATTTTTACCAACTATAAAATTGAATAAATATAAATATATTCAAGATTGGTTTGATACTCATAGAGAATATACTTATGTAAATGAAAAAGGAACTAATAAAAAAATGCAACTGGAAACTGAAGTATTTGGTATAAATACGATATATGGGTTTGGAGGATTACATTCGGCTAGAAAAAAATACTTTCACAAAGTAGAAGAAAATGAATTAATAGTCCATAGTGACGTTGCAAGTTTTTACCCTTCCATAATGCGTAATTATAAATTATTAAGTAGAGCAGTACATAAACCCGAAAAATTTAATGAAATTATGGATGAACGTCTACGCTTAAAAGCTTTAGGTGACAAAAAAGGACAAGCACCCCTAAAAATAGTCATCAACGCTACATACGGAATATGCAAAGATAAATGGAGTAAAATGTTTGATGAAAAGAGAGCAAATGAAATATGTATAAATTGTCAATTATTTTTGACAGATTTACTTGAGAAATTAGAAACAAGTAATCTTGATTTAGAACTTATACAGGCAAATACAGATGGTATAATCGTTTTATTAAGAAACAAAAATGAATTTGAACAATATAAAGCAATTTGTCAAGAATGGGAAACACGTACTGGATTTAAACTAGAACATGATTTAATTAAAAACATAATGCAAAAAGATGTAAACAATTATATATTTGAATTTGAAAATGGTAAACTTGAAAGAAAAGGAGCATATGTGAAAGAATATTCACCTATAGATAATAATTTATCTATAATCACAGATGCTGTGGTAGAATATTTATTACATGAAACTCCTGTAGAAGAAACAATTAATAATTGTGACGAACTCATAAAATTCCAAATGTGTTGTAAGATAGGAAGTACATACAATTACATGATGTGGGGTGATAAAATATTAAATACAAAATGTAATAGAGTATTCGCAACAACGAAAGATTTACCAGGATTATCAAAAGTAAAATGTAATTTTAAAAATAAAAAAGGTGAAGTAGCAGATAAAATAGAAAAAGTAGCTAGCACACCAGAAAAAGTTATGATATACAATGAAGAAGTAATAGATAAATCAGTGTTAGAAGTTTTACCAGAATTAGATAAACAATTTTATATTGATTTAGCTAAAAAAAGACTTAAAGATTTTGGTATAAAATTTATTAATTCATAGGTAATTTTCAAGTTATAAATGTTAATATAGTAATATAAGGAGGTGATAAAATGTAAAATATTAATAAAATATTAATAAAAATAACAAATAAGGAGGAGAATATGTATTGTGTAAGAAGCATAGGAAATATAGAAATAGATGATTTATCTATAAACACAGCAAATGGTTATAAAATTTATAAGAAAGGAAAAGATACACTGTTGTTTATAGATAATCAAGTGTTTACGGATGAAACTAGAAAATTTTTATTAAGTGCAATTAGAAATAATGATAACCTTTATAAAATTTCTATAACAGAAACAATAAGCGATGATATAGGTATGATGGATAAAATAAAAACAACTTTTATATGTGGAATAGCAGAAGGTACAATATATGAAAAAAAATATGACGAAATATCAAATACATTACCATTATTCCGAGTAATAAATGTTTATGAAAGTGAGGTAGAATAAATGTTATTAAAAATATATGGGGTAATTACAATACTAAATATAATATTAGGAGAAAAACTTAGATTTGATTTAAATAAAAATACAGAATTTGTTGATATGCTGTTAGCACATCAATTAGGAATAATAATATATGACAGACATATTAAACGAAAAAAAATAATAATAAATTCTATATTACCTATCTATAACTTATTTACTTTAATTGAAAACAGTACATTTTTTATATTTAATATATTTAAAGACAAAAATGGAAATAAAGCAATGTTAGAAGTATTAAAAGATTTTGAAAATGAAAATAATTAATAAAGGAGGATTTATTATGGATAATTTGGAATATGAAATAAACGTATTAAAACCAAAAGAAGGAGATATACTTTTATTTAGATATAAAACAATTGACGGAGAACCAATAGCTACGGATGAAGAACTTTCAGATTTTCATAATCGTGTTAGGAAAATATTCAAAGGAGACGTAATTACTGTACCAGATTATATAAACGTAGATTTGGTAGATAAAAAATTCTTAGAAGATTCAATAAAAGTTATGCAAGAAATGTTAGATAAAATGGAATAAAAATAATTAATAAAAGGAGAATGATAATATGTATACTATAAATGATATAAAAGTAACTTTGTTAAACAAAGAGGAGGTAAAACAATTTATTAAAAAACATGGTGAAGTAGCATGTATTTGTTATGATACAGATGAAAAATATGCTGAAAAAGTAGGCTTGTCTTGTATGGAAGAAGGACATACATCTGGAAGTAGAGGTAATTATTTTATATTTGAAATAGAATGTCCTAGATTTACAGCAGACCAAATTATGAGACATGAGATAGGTGTGTTTAAAAACTGTCAATCTCAAAGATATGTAGATATGGACGATAATTTCAGTATTTATGTACCACCAAAAGTTATAAATGACCCAGTATTAAGGGAAGAATATCAAAAAGCAGAGGATATGACGAAAGCTAGATACAAAGTATTGAGAGCTTGTTATAACGATATGGGAATAACAGGAGAACAAGCAAATGATTTAATGAGAACTTTACTACCAATAGGAGTTAAAACTAAGTTGAGAATAGGGTTTACCTTAGAGGCTCTCTCTCATTTCATGCACAAAAGATTATGCGTTAGAGCTGATTTACCTATAAGAGAAGTTGCAGAATTAATGAAACAAGAGGTATTAAATACAGATAATAGATATGAAAAAATGTTAGTTCCTCAATGTGAATCTATGGGTTATTGTCCAGAAAAACACACTTGTGGTAGAGAAATAAGCAAAAAAGAATTTTATAAAATATTAAAAGAGGGTAAAGAAAAATTAAAAGGTGATAATAATGAAAACATATAATTTTGATAAGCATTTCCATAAAGAAGGAAATAAATTTAAATTAAATGATAATGTTAAGCAAACTGAATTAAATAAAATGCTAAAGGTGATGGGTATGAATTCATTACCTTTAAATAAAAGACATATAGTAGAACATTATTTTAATATGTATATTCAACATGGATATTATTAAGAAAGGAGAGTACATGGTCGAAAAGAATAAAATATATAATATGAATTGTCATGATTTAATAAATGATATGATTAATGAAAATTTCAAAGTAGATAGTATTATTAGTCAGCCTCCCTAATTTGACTAGGGAGGAATATGTAAATCTATTTCAACAGTTTGATAAAATATTAGTAGATAATGGAACAATATTAATTGAAATCCCATATAACAGAAAGAAACCAAGTGAAATATTCCAAATAATAAATGAAATAGAAATGAATACAGAATTTCAATTAGGTGACATTATATATTGGAATAAAGTTGATATTTTACCAGATAATATGAGTTGTAATCAATCAACAAAAAATGTATCACAAATACATTTATTTTGCAGAAAGAATGAATTCAAAACTTACAAGACTAACAAAAAGGTTAAAAGCTACAGAGAGACAGGGCAAAGAACATATACCAATATATCTAATATAATTAATGCACCAGTTAGAGATAAAAGAGTTAAAACATTTAAGCATAAAGTGTTTTCAACTGAATTAGTAAAAGAATTATTACATATGTATGTGAAAAAAAGAGGAATTGTCTTTGATTGTTTTTTAGGTGTAGGTAGTACATGTTTGGCTACAATTAATGAAAATATCTATTACATAGGATGTGAAATAGATAAAAAGCAAGTGGAATATAGTTTAATTAGAATTTTAAAAAGAAAACAAGAAATAAAGAAGGAATATTATAAGAATTATCAAAGAAAGAAGGAGTGATATAATGGGGAGTAAAATTGACAGAATTGGAGAAAAAAATATTAATAATTTTGGGAGTGAAATGGTTATTGTTGAATACAAAAAATACTCTGATATAGATATTTATTTCCCAGAATATGACTGGACAACTAAAAATAATACATACCAAAATTTTAAAAATGGTAAAATCAAATCACCTTATGATAAAAGCGTATTTGGTGTTGGATATTTAGGGGAGGGAGAATATGAGAGTAGAGAAAATGGTAAGCTTACTAAAGTTTATGCTACTTGGTGTCATATGTTAGAAAGGTGTTATTATGAAAAGTGTCACGAAAAACAACCTACATATAAAGATTGTAAAGTTAGTGATGAGTGGCATAATTTTCAGAACTTTGCTAAATGGTATGATGAAAATTACTATGAGATTGAAGGAGAAAAAATGTGTTTGGATAAAGATATTTTGTTTAAGCATAATAAAACCTATTCAGCAGAAACCTGTATATTTGTACCACAAACAATTAATAATTTATTTGTTAAAAATAACAATAATAGAGGTGAATCTGTTATTGGTACATCGCCTAAAAATGGCAAATATCAAGTGGATTGTAATTTAATTAATCCAGTAACTGGTAAATCAAAGGGTGAATATTTAGGACTATACGACACTCAAGAGAAAGCATTTGAGGTGTATAAATATTATAAGGAGAAAAACATTAAACAAATAGCTGATTACTATAAAGAACAGATATCTATTAACCTTTATGATGCCTTATATGAGTATGAAGTAGAAATCACAGATTAAAAATAATTAATAATTAAAATAAAAAACTATTGACATTAATCATCTCATATGTTATCATTTATATAAGAGGTGATTAATGTGAAAATTTTAGATTTACAAAATATCTATAAAGAAAATGAAAAAGAATATGTAATATTGAAAACTTTCAAAAACGTTACGAAAATAGGCAAGGACAAATATTTAACATATCTATCCGTATGGGATATTGGCGAAATGTTTGAGAAACAACAACTATGCTATTATAGCGATACTCAAAGAGGCATAAAATATAGAAAAATTAATAATAAAATAGTAGAGAAGACAATAGTAAAACAAAGTAACATAAATGAGATGGCAAACTTAATATTAAAAGGTGAATTATCCGTTACTCAATTAACATTCAACGTACTTGATAATAGTAAAGGATTAATTAATTATAACAAAGACAAAAATGAATTATTTATTAAGGGTTCGCTATCTATATTAGATGGAAATCATAGAGTTAGAGCTTGCTATAAAGCTTATAAATCAGCACAAATACTTAATGACCCTAAATTAATTGAAAATGTAAAATTACTTTTATTCCCTATTATAATTTTACATTTAGATGATGAAAATGCTAAAAACACATTTTCTCAAATGTCTAAAGGATTAAAAATAAGTAAATCTCTTGCAGAAAGCTTTGATAGCACTAAAGCATCAAATAGAATAGCAACTAAACTTAATGAACATAGTATTTTAAAAGATAGAATAGACACGAGAAGGACGTACTTACAGAAAACCGACACACAACATATAGTAACGTTTCTTACTTTAAAGACAGCTATTGATTCTTGTTTCCCAAGTATAAAAGACGAGAGTGAGGAACAAGAAATTTATATATTCCTTTCAGCATTCTTCAATGAATTATTAACTTTATTCCCCGATTTAGTTAATGATAACCGTTTACCGCTTAAAGAAGAATATATAAATTTTGAGGACATCTTCTTTTATTGTTATATCAGTTTAGCCGAGGATTTATACTTAAAAAGAAAATCTAACTGGAAAGAAGAAATGAAAGCTTTAGATAAAATAGATTATAGCAAAGATAATTCTATATGGAACTGTGTTATAAAACCTACCAGAACTGGTTGCACTATTGTTAATAACAAATCAAGTAGAGCATTAATGATAAGAGTGTTTAAACAAGAGTTTTATAGTAATTTGTAATTTTATCACCATCTGTAAAAGGGTGGTGATTTTTATTTAAAAAAGTATTGACAAAATCTGCTAATATGGTATACTTATTTATATAGGGTGATAAAAATAATTAATAAAGGAGGAACAAAAATGAGTAAATTAATATTTTGTTATGGTACAATGGGGTCTGGTAAAAGTTTACAACTTCTCACTTGGAAATATAATTATGAAAAAGCAGGGTATAAAGTAATAGTATATAAACCTTCGTTAGATACTAGAAAGAGTTTTAAAACTAATAAAAAAGGAAATACAATTTCTTCAAGGATAGGTTTAGAAACAGAATGTGAATTAATTGATAAAGATTTTAATTTTACAGATAGTTTTCAACAACAAACTATAATAATGGTCGACGAAGCTCAATTTTTAACACAAAAACAAGTAAGAGAATTATACGAAATCTCTCTTAAATATACAGTAGTTTGCTTCGGATTAAAAACAGACTTTAGACAATGTTTCTTTGAAGGAAGTAAAGCATTATTTGAATTAGCTGACGATATTAGAGAGTTAAAAACTATTTGTGAATGTGGTAAAAAAGCTACAATTAATGCTCGCTTAAATGAAAATGGTGAAATTATATTAGATGGGAAACAAATTGAAATAGGTGGAAATGAAAAATATAAATCCATGTGTAAGTATTGCTTTGAAAAAGAAAAAATAATTAATAAAGGAGAGTGATATTATGGAGAATCAATGTGGAGTAACAGTAGTTGATTGCATACCAGGAGCAGGTAAAACAAGCTGGGCAATCGATTATATGAATACAAATACAAATAAAAAATTTATTTACATCACACCTTATTTAGATGAAATACAAAGAGTGTTAGATGGGTGTGTAGATAGAGCTTTCTATGAACCTAAAACAGACAGAGGTGAAGGTTCTAAATTAAAAGACTTTAACAAATTGTTAAGTCAAGGTAAGAATATCGTATCCACGCATTCACTATTTGCTATGATAGATGAAAGCACTTTAAAATATCTGAAAGAGTATAATTACACTTTAATACTTGACGAGGTATTCAATGTTGTGGAAGAAATTAAAATAACCAAAAGTGACCGAGAGATTTTATTAAGAGATAAAGTCGACGTATCTGAAGACGGTAAATTAACATGGATTGATAAAAATTACAAAGGCATATTATTTAGGTATAAAAATGCGATTGAAAAAGGAGATTGTTACATATATGATAATTGCTTTATGTTATGGACTTTCCCAGTCTCTATCATGAAAGCTTTAAAACATACTTACATATTAACCTATATGTTTACAGGGCAAATACAAAGGTATTACTACGATATGAATAATGTCGAGTATGAATATAAATCAGTGAATAAAATTAATAACAAATATGAAATTGTAGATTATAATAAACATGAAGATTTATCTCATATAAAAGACTTGATAAATATATGTGACGATTCAAAATTAAATAAAATAGGTGAAGATAAATATGCATTGAGCAAATCTTGGTATATGAAACAAGATGAAAGCAAGGGAGATGGATTTGATGTATTAAAGAATAATATGTTAAATTATTTTCAAAATATTATTAAAGGGAAATCCTATGACAATATGTGGACTACATTCAAAGATTACAAATCTAAATGTAAAGGTAAAGGGTATACAAAAGGATTTGTGTCTTGTAATGCTAGGGCGACTAATGAATACAGACATAAATGTAATTTAGCATACGTAGTAAACATATTCAATAATCCAATGATATTAAAATTCTTTAGGAGTAAAGACGTTAAAGTTGATGAAAACACATTCGCATTATCAGAATTGATTCAATGGATATTTAGGTCACAGTTAAGAGATGGAAAGAAAATTAATATTTATATTCCTTCAAAGAGAATGAGAATGTTATTGGAAAAATGGTTACAACAATAATTATTATAAAAAGCAATAAAATTAAAAATACACTTTTAAAATAATACGATAAAATTATAATATTTCAATATTAAAAATAGTTATCTCTTATAAAAAAGTATTATATAGGGAGCTATTCGTCAAGAGTTAACATAAACCATTAACTCTTTCCTCTTCACTTTTTCATTTATTCATTACATTCATAAATTCAAAGTGACAATAATAAAAATTCAAATTCATAGGTAATTTTTACTCATTAATTGTTAATATAGTAATATAAGGGGAGTGATGTAAATTGGACGTAATACAAAGGAATAAAACAGAAACAATAGATACAATACATGACTTATTGAACAACTGGAAATTTAATATTGAAAGTGGATATTCTAATCTAATAGACTTAACTAATATAATTCTAATTGTATCAGATAGAAATGTAGATATTATGTTAGATAAGTTATTAACTGCTATTAATACATTTGAAACATCATTATCGTATGATAAAATTAAGTGTAAAGATTTTTATTTAGTTGTATTAAAATTTTATTTTGATAATTTAGATATAAACATACATTTACAATTTAGAGTAATATCATATGAGAAATATTTAGAATTAACATATCATTTAAAGTATACCTGTGTATTATTTGATATGGATTATAATAAATTCACAAAGGTTGATTTAGATAAAGCAAAGAAAATAATTAATAAAGAGCCAGAAAATATGTTTATTGATTATGGTGTCATTAATTTATATTAAAAGGAGGGATATTATGAAGGGAAAAGTTAAATTAGGAGAAAATAAGTATTGGATGAATTATATGGTGAATGTAACCGATAGATATGATTACCGAAAAGTATTTGGATGTTTAACTATAAGTTATGATGAAAATAAAAATAAACAAAAACAACAGATGGAAATAATACCTTTTACAAACAAAGACTGTGTGAAAATTAGAAGTGAAAGTGATGTAGATATATTATTTTTAAATAAAAAATCAGTAGAAGATATGATTAAAAATTTAAAATATATAAGAGATAATACAGATTGGAATTGGAGGGAAAATTATGAATAGAATTTCTAGTTTTAAAAATTTTATAATAGATATTAAGAAAGGGTAAAGAAATAGAATGTATTGATACACACGATAGATTTAGACTTAGAGGAGACGATATTTAGATTTATTATCCACCATACAGTTTGTGGAATAGATTTGATGGGTTTGGTACAACAGAAATAATGAGTAGATGGTATATAAATGATTAAGGAGGAGATATTATGGAAAAAACGTTTCAAGAGATAATTAATACTATTAAAGAAGGTGAAACGTGGATTAATAAATGCAAAGATAGAAGATTGGCAAAAATTCAAAAATCTTACAACAGTATAGTATTTGAATTTGATAATGAATACACAAATGTTGGTGTTAATTTAAATGACATATTTGTATTGGACAAGAAAAAATATACTTTTGAGGAGGCTATGAAAGCCTTAAAAGAAGGGAAAGAGATAGAAAGCTGTTATAGTGAAATAAAGTATATTAATAAAAATGAAAATGTATATTATTTTGATACAGAATATAATAAATGGAATGAGTGTAGTATGTTTAGTCTTAAAGAAATATTCGGTGTTTGGTATATAAATAATTAAATTCATAGGTAATTTATTTACCACTGATGTTAATATAGTAATATAGAAGGAGGTGATAATGTGAATGATAAACAAAAAGAAGAACTGATAAAATTACTTAAAGAAATTAATATAAAATATGAAAGAGGACAATTGTTAAAAATAACTTCTAAAAATAAATAATTAATTAATGAGGAGGAATTATTATGGATATATATCAAGCAAAAGCAAATTATGAAAGATTAGAGGATAAGGTAGCAAAAGCATTAGGTAGTGATAGATATTTTATAAAGAATGATAAAGTTGTTAAGATTGACGATGCTTTTGATATATTTATGGATTTAATTGTCGTAAGAGATGCTACAAAAGAAGAAATTGAATTATATGAAGAATATCGTAAAGCTGAAGACATTTATAAAGAAATGAAATATAGATAAAAATAATTAATAAATAGGAGGAATTATTATGAAGTTATACATGATAAAGACAAACACAAAATGTTTTATAACTACTTGTACTCCAGAAGAATGGGGTAGTACTTATGCTAAAAGCAGAGGGTTAAAAGAACTTTTATTTGACGGTGAATATGCAAAACCGACATATTTACCAGAGTGGTATGTTATAGATTCATATCCTACCAAAATAGAAAAGAAAGGAGTTGTATACGATTATAGAAAGTATGTATTAAAAGATGAATATAAAGGTTGTTTAGGATTTAAAGAAGAAGTCGACTATAACGATAGATTTAATTTTGAACATGATATAGATTCTTTTTATAATTATGAATATCAAAAAAGAGAAGTGAATCAAGAAGTTGATAATTTAGAAATTGAAGTTATAATGGAATTAGAAAATTTTAATTTACCTACAATAGAATACAAAGCATATGGTGCAACCAATATGAATGCATATTGGGATGGGGAATACAATATTACTAATAAAGGGGTAAGACATCAATTAATAGATAAAATGATGTTTCCAGATATATTATTACCAGAAAGACCATGTAAATTTACTTCTAAACAAATGTATGATATAACCAGAGCGTATATAAAAGATAACATAAATAATAAATATGCTACGATATCTAGTGATTACAATTTTTGTTTTGAAGTAAAAAAGAAAATTAAAAAATATACTCCAGAAGAAGTAACATATTATAATATATTTGCAAGAACTAAGAAACAAAGAAATACACCTCATAAAAAAATAGTTAAATATAGAGAGGAAACTATATTTAAAATGACAAATAGTAAGTCTAAATATGATGGGTATCCTATTATAGAAGAAATGACTGCTAAAAATGAAACCGAATTAAAAGAAAAGGTTGATACTTGGTTAAGTAATTTAATTGAAAAAATAAATGAGCCATTAGTAGAATGTCCTCATTGTAATGGATTGGGTGTGATAAGTGAAATAAAAGAAATAAATTGTAATGATAGATAAAAGGAGGTGATAATGTGAATGATAGAATTCATAAATGGTTTTACATAGGTTTTTGTTGTTCACTGCTTAGTATTTTATTCTTTGTATTAGAAATAATTTTATAAAAATAATTAATAAAAAGGAGAGATTATATGATAGTTAAAAAAAGAAATGGAAATATGGTGGCATTTGATAAAAATAAAATAATAGTAGCTATTCAAAAAGCAATGTTAGAAGTAAATATAAATACAGATAGAGCTTATGATATAACTGAAAAGGTATTAGATAAAATATCAGATAAAAACGAAATATCTATAGAAGAAATTCAAGATATTATTGAAGAAACTTTAATAGAAAAAAATTATCCTACAGTAGCTAAAGCATATATACTTTATAGAGAAGAAAGAAAAAGAGCTAGAGAAAACCAAGCTAGACTATATGAGGAATCTCAAAAACAAATATCGGAAATTATGGCAATGAAAAACATAGAAAATTCAAATGCAAACGTGGACGAGGCTTCATTTAGTGGCAAAAATTCTAAGGTGACTTCTTATTTTTTAAAAGAATACGCCTTAAATAATTTAATGAGACCAGAAGTAGCACAAGCACACAGAGATGGTTTATTATACACTCACGATTTAGATAATTATGCAAGTGGGATGCATAATTGTTTATTTATAGATTTTGAAGATTTATTTAATAATAAAGGTGGTTTTACAACTAGAAATGGTGATGTAAGAAAACCAAATGATATTATGACATTTTTTCAATTAGTAGCAGTAACATTTCAATGTGCCTCTCAATGTCAATATGGTGGAATCGCTAGTAATAAAATAGATTATGATGCATCTCCTTATGTAGCTATAACCTTTAAAAAAAGTTTTAGAAATGCTTTAATGGATATAGATGGAATAAGTAAAGAACACGCAGAACTAATAATGAAAAATATAGAAGATACCAACGGAGACATTATAAAATTAGAAAATGAAAAGCTTAAATTATTTTATCCTAAACATTACAAAGTTGCAGAAAGACATACTATAGAAAAAACCATGCAAGGAGCAGAGTCTTTATACCATAACCTTAATACTCTTGAGTCTCGAGCAGGAAGTCAAGTTCCTTTTACAAGTATAAATTTTGGGACAGATACATCACCAGAAGGAAGATTGGTATCTAAGGCGTTATTAACGGCTAGTATAAATGGTATCGGTAAATTTAATAAAACATCAATATTCCCAATAAGCATATTTAAATATGCAAAAGGAATAAACGACAAAGAAGGAACTCCAAACTACGATTTAAAATTATTAGCTTTAGAATCTTTATCAAAAAGAATATATCCTAATTTTTGCAATGTTACAATAGAGGGTGAAGGTGATATAAATGACCCAGATACCCAATCAGCAACCATAAAATCTGTGGCTTTATAGAGCAATCTATATCGAATAAACCATCTAAACGAGGAAAAACTTTTAAGTCTATCTCGTGCTAAATAATAACTTTTGTTATTTAAATGCGTAACGACTATCCCTTGGCTCGGCTTTGTAGGAGCAATAGGAGTACGGCTCAAGCGATTGGAGTGGGTGAAAATCCCTTAAATGGAAATGGTGGTCGTCCCTTAAAAAGGACGGTGAAATAGTCTAATCTTTATAGCGATATAAAGCAGTTCATAAGAGAACGGTATAAATATAGCGAATTTATACGAATATAATGGGGTTGTAGAACAAGATTAGGATATGATATAAATGGTATGGGCTGGCACAAATCTGGTAGGGGTAATATAACACCTGTAACATTGAATCTTGTCGATATGGGAATTAGACATGGTATCTGTTTAGGTGAAAGAGATGTTGCAGATATTGACGGATTTATGGATGAATTAGAAGAAAATCTAAAATTGTCTGAAACAGCATTATTAGATAGATATGAATGGATTTGTTCTCAAAAATCTAAAAGTGGATTCTTCACTCATCACAACGGATTAATGAAAAATCTCTTAGGAAGAACGCTGAAAGATGAAGAAGATGTGAAAGAATCAATGAAACATGGTACATTAGCTTTAGGATATATAGGAATTGCAGAATGTATGTATGCTATGTTTGGTGAAACTCATACATATAATAAAAATGTTTATAATTTTGCATTAAAAATAGTACAAAGAATCAATTCATTTGCAAAAGAGTGTGTAGAAAGAAATCATCTAAATTTTAGTTGTTATGCTACTCCAGCGGAGGGTAGTTGTTTTACATTAAGAAATAAATTAGTTGAAAAATATGGTATTATAAAAGGTGTTACAGATAGAGAATACATAACTAACTCACACCATATACCTGTGTATGAAAAAATATCTATTAAAAACAAAATAGATTTAGAAGCACCTTTCAGTAAATTAGCGACTGGTGGATATATTTTATATGTTGAATTAGAATCATCTTTTATGAATAATATAACTGCTGTTGAAAAAATAATAGATTATGCAATGAGTAAAGATGTTTATTATTTTGCATTAAATTTTCCAATAGATACTTGTATGAATTGTGGATATTCTTCAGAAATAAAAGAAAACTGCCCAAAATGTGGCAGTAATAAAATTGAAAGACTTAGACGTGTCACAGGTTATTTAACTACTGATTATTCTAAATTTAACAATGGTAAAATAGCTGAAGTAGAAGATAGAGTTAAACATTCTGTTGGTGATATTAATGAATATTAGTGGAATAGTGTATGATTCAGTTGTTGATGGAGAAGGTTTAAGAAATACAATATTTGTATCGGGCTGTTTTCATTTTTGTAAAAACTGCCATAATCCACAAACATGGGACTTTAATTATGGTTATGAGTTTACAGAAGATTTACAAGATGAATTTATAAAAAAATGTAAAGAAAATATTTTATTAAATGGAATAACTATAAGTGGGGGAGACCCTATTTATAGTTATCGAGAATTAATTCCTTTTTTAAAGAAGTATAAAGAGAAAAATCCAACGCACGATATTTGGTTATACACTGGATTTAAATATGAGGATATAAAAGACAATGAAATATTAAAATTAATAGATGTTTTAGTTGATGAAGAATACGTAGAAGATTTAAAAGATTCGACATTGGCTTTTAGAGGTAGTAGTAATCAAAGAATTATAGACGTGCAAAAAAGTTTAAAAGAAAATAAAGTAATATTATTGAATATATAAATTAAAAATAATTAATAAATTTGAGGGTGATTAAATGATAATAGAAAAAGAGAGTTATAAATTATATCAAGGAGACTGTTTAGAGGTTATGGATAATGTCAAGGACAAAAGTGTTGATTTAATAGTTACTGACCCACCCTATCTTATGGATTATCAAAGTAATAGACGTAAAAAGGAAGATAGATTTGATAAAATCAAAAATGATAAAGGAAATTATATATTAATACAAAAGTATTTAAAAGAATGTCATAGAATTATGAAAGATAATACAGCAATATATTGTTTCTGTAGTTGGCATAATATAGACTTTTTTAAAAGAGAGTTTGAAAAGCATTTTAAACTTAAAAATATCATAGTATGGAATAAAAACAATCATGGTACAGGTGATTTAAAAGGTTCTTATGCACCAAAACATGAATTTATATTATTTGGTCATAAAGGAAGAACTTTACTTAGAGAAAAGAGAATAGCAGATGTTATAGATTGTGCAAAAATCCCAAGTAAGAAATTAACACATCCTACAGAGAAACCGCAAGAGTTGTTAGAGATATTCATAAAGCAATCTTCAGATGAGGGGTCAATAATATTTGATGGATTTATGGGAACTGGAAGTTGTGGAATTGTTGCTAAGAAATTAAATCGAAAGTTTGTTGGTGTCGAATTAGATAGTACATATTTTAATATAGCGTGTGAAAGATTAGAAAATATAGGATAATTATATATAAATTGTCAATTATTATAAAGGAAGAATACCGAATAAGTTATATTAAAAACTATATAGATATGAAGTAGAAATAGACGATTAATTAAAAATAATTAATAAACATAGGTAATTTTTATATCAGTTTTGTTAATACACTAATATAAGAAAAGGAGGTGATAATAAAAATGTAAAATACATTCTAAATAAAATATTAATAAAAATAATAAATTTTAAGGAGATGATGTTATGGTAATGTTATTCGTAGACTCAAAAATAAATCACTTACAAGAGGTGATAGGCGAAAGAGTAAGTTTAGACTTTGATACCACTACAGGTGAATTATATATAAGAACATTACAAACAGAAAAATATATCAAATTATCATCTAATGTAAGCATAAACAATGAAGGTCGATATATTATAATTTTAGATAATGAAAATTTATTTATAATAAAAGATTTAGAGGGAGATGAAATATAATATGAATTTAAAAATAGGAGAAGGAAATAGAGTAAGAATGAAAAGAATAGATTATATATTAAATGCCAGAGATAACATACAAGCGATACTAGATGAAACAGTACTAGATTGCGATATATGTCCAGCTTCTTGTGAGAACTGTAATGGTAATTGCGAATTTCATTATAAAAAATATCTAAATGAAGAAATAGAAGTTGATAAATCCAAACTGAAAGATTCTGATGTAGAATCAATAACAATAGGGCAAGCGTTACAATCTATATGCGATATACCACCTCAAATTAAAATTGATTCAGATAAAATTAAAGAAGTAGAAGATGTTGTTAATCATCCTTCACATTATACAGATGGTAACATAGAAGTTATGGATTTTATAGAAGATAAACAATTAAATTTTGCTAGAGGAAACGTAATAAAATATGTTTCCAGAGCTGGTAAAAAAGACCCAAATAAAGAACTAGAAGACCTTAAAAAATCAATGTGGTATTTAAATAGAGAAATAGAAAGGTTAGAAAAAGAAAATGAACACGATAGATAAATCTTATTTGCCTAAAAATGGCAAAGGTGTTGATTGGAATAATAGTATAGGATGTGAAGTACCATTTAAATACAAAAACATAGAAGGTAAATTAACTATATTAGATTATAAAAATAGATACGTGACAATTAAAATTGATGATAAAATAGGTAAAATACATACAAGTGGCTTATTAAAGTGTGGAATTGGTGAAATTTTAGGTGTTAAAACTAATAAATTTAAATATGAAGTAGGTGATATTTTTAAAGATGATAAAAGAGATATTATAATAATTAATAAAGAATATAGAGAAAATTCTCATCCTAAAAAATGGTATAAATATAAATGTAATATAGATAATAATGAGGATTGGATAGGCGAAAATGATTTAACAAGAGGTGTAGGATGTAATGTATGCAGTAATAAAAAAGTATTGAAAGGCATTAATGATATTCATACTAAGAGACCAGATATGATTAAATATTTATATAATAAGGAAGACTCTTATAAATATACGGAATATAGTGGACATAAAATACACTTCAAATGCCCAGAATGTGGACTTATTACTTTAAAAACTATATTCAATGTAAGTGTAAATGGATTTTCATGTAAAAGGTGTAGTGATGGAATAAGTTATCCAAATAAATTTATGATGGGATTATTAGAAGAATTAAATATTGAATATATTAGTGAATACTCGCCTAAGTGGTTGATTAACATTATAACAGGTGGTGCTTATGATTTCTATATACCATCTAAAAAGCTAATAATAGAAATGGACGGAGGATTTCATAAAAAAGGATATCATAATAATGAAAAACGTTTAAATAATCAAATAAAAAGAGATGATATAAAAAATAAATTAGCAATAGAGCATGATATTGAAATAGTTAGAATTGATTGCGATTATAAAATTATAGAGGAAAGAAGTAATTTTATTAAAACGAACATATGTGAAAGTAAATTAAAAGATATATTTTCTTTAAGAGATATTAATTGGTATAAAGTATATGAATTTGCAACAATTAATTTAGTAAAAAATATATGTGAATATTATGAGGAAAATAAAGATAAAATGAATTTAAAAGATATAGCTAAGAAAAATAATGTACATATCAATACATTAATAAAATATTTAAAGATAGGAAATGAATGTGGTTGGTGTGTATATAAACCTTCTAAAAAAGGGAAAAGAAAAGTTAAGGTGATAGAAATAGATAGAATATATGAAAGTACTAATTCTTGTGCTATAGAATTAACAAAAATGTTTAATAAAAAATATGGGCAAGCATGTATAAGTAATGCATGTTTAAAAAATAAACCATATAAAGGATTGCATTTTGAATTTGTAGACGATTAATTACTTATTCCTTTGGGTTACAAGTAGAAGATTAAAAGAAAAAGGTGATACTATATGCCAGGAAAAATAAACAGAAAAGGGGAAGAAAATATAAATACTTTTGGTAGTAAAATGGTTATAGTAGAATATAGAAAGGCTATGGACATGGATGTATATTTTCCCGAATACAATTGGACATCTAATCATAAACAATATGGTAATTTTAAAAAAGGCAATATCAAATGTCCATATGATAGAAGTGTCTATGGAGTAGGTTATATTGGTGAAGGAAAATATAAGGTAAAAGAAAACGATGAAGTCACCAGAGCTTATAAGACTTGGAATCATATGATGGAAAGATGTTATGATGAAAAACTTCATAAAAAACACCCAACTTATAAGAATTGTAAAGTTAGTGAAAAATGGCATAACTTTCAAAACTTTACTGAATGGTATGAAGATAACTATTATGAAGTTGATGATGAAACAATGTGTTTAGATAAAGATATATTAATTAAAGGTAATAAGATATATTCACCAGAAACTTGCATTTTTGTACCAAATACAATTAATGTATTATTTACCAAGAGAGATAGTAAGAGAGGAGAAACATGTATAGGTGCAAGTTATCATAAAAGATATAAAGTATATGAAGCTAATTGTCATTTAATAAACCCTAAAACTGGAAAATCTAAAAATAAATATTTAGGGAGATATAACACAGAACTAGAAGCGTTTGAAGTGTATAAATATTATAAAGAAAAGAATATTAAGGAAGTGGCAGATTACTTTAAAAAAGAAATACCAGACGAATTATATCAATCATTACATGATTACATAGTTGAAATTACAGATTAAAATATATCTAAAGAAAGGAGGTGATTATTATTTTATTATCTTTAGACGCAAGTATAGCTAGTACAGGATATGCAATATTTAATGAAGAAAAATTAGTAATATACGGTAAAATTGTTACTGAAAAGAAAAAATTTGAAACCGAAGATTTAAGAATAAATTATATTTGTGATGAAATTAAAGAATTATTACTTAATTATAAGATAGATGAAGTTGTATGTGAAAATCAATTTGTATCAGTAAATAAATCTACAATATTAATATTAAGAAAACTCATAGGTGCAATAGTGAGAACTGTTAATGAGTTTAATATAGAAATGACATATTATTCTCCTGCTCAATGGAGAAGTTTATTAAAAATTAATTCTGGTAAATCTATAGATAAGAAAGAAAAAGCATATAAATTTTTAATAAACAATAATATAATTGACTTTGAATTTATATCAAAAGGTGTTAAAAAAAACGACGATATCGTTGATGCAATATGTATAGGTATTGCTTATATAAAAGATAAAGGAGAGATGTTTAATGAGTAAATTTAAAATAGGTGACAAAGTGAGAATAAGAGAAGATTTAAATGAATATAATTTCCATGATATAATACCAGAAATGTTAAAATATGCAGGGAAAGAATTTGAAATAATAGATATACGTTATAATGCTATCTTTGGCGAATGTTATGTGTTAAACGATGTTAATTATTTTTGGTATGGAGATGCGTTAGAATTAGTAAATGAATCAGAAATTAAAATATTAGGTGTCGATTATACAACAAGCACATTAAAAATAGAAGAAAGTGTCTCACAAAAAGTAAGGGGATTTGAAATTGTGTCTAATGAATTTAGAAAACATCCAAATGTAGATATAAGAATACCTACACGTGCCACTAGTGAATCAGCAGGATATGATATATCTACTCCAATAGATATTAAAATACCACCTCATGGTATATCCGAAGCAATACAAACAGATATCAAAGCATATATGTTATATAATGAATATTTGGAAATAGTACCTAGAAGTAGCATTGGATTTAAAAAAGGATTAATGTTAGTAAATACATGTGGAATTATAGATAGTGATTATTATGGTAATCCAGATAATGATGGGAATATAGGGTTTAAATTTAAAAATTTAACAGATAAAACAGTAGAATTAAAAGCAGGAGAAAGAATTTTGCAAGGGATATTCAAGAAATATTTATTAGCAGATGAAGATAATTGTAATATAATTAGAAAGAGTGGGATTGGTTCGTCGGGTACTAAATAAAAATAATTAATAAATTTTATGACGGATAGGTAATTTTTCTATACTATCCGTTAATACATAAGTATAGAAAGGACGTGATAAAATGAATAGATATGATATATTACATGAATTAACATTAGAACAATTAGCCGAGGTATTAAGTAAATATAAATTATGTAATATATGTAAATACCAATCAGATAATAAATGTCTAAGTATTTCACATAAAGAAAGTAATTGTTATGAAGGTATAGAACTATTTTTAAAGGAGGAGATATAGATATGAAAATAGGGGATAAAGTAAAAATAACAATAACTGAAGGTGAATTGAATAAAATATTAAAAGATAACAAAGATTTGGAAAATGAAATCATGGAATGTTACAATGTAAAGATAGGAATAATAGTTGATAAATTTTTACCAAGTAAATTCATTTCAGAAAATTATTATTGTTTAGATACAAATGATAATGTGGCTTGGAAAGAAAGTGAATTAGAATTAATAAATTAGGAGGGATAAAGAGTATGAATAAAAATAAAATAAGTGTTGCGAGTGCAAATGCATTAACAATAGGTGGAGTTGGGGCTATGTTAGCAATAGCGGGATTAGGTTTACCAGTTAGCGGAGTTATAATGGCATATACAGTAGCAGGTTGTTATTATTTATCTAAAAAGGAAGGAAATAGATAATGAAAATTTTAATTAACTTTATATTGTTAATAATTTTGTCATATGCATTAAAACAATCTTTCACATTAGTAAAACCATATAGACATATAATGATTAGTGTTATAATGTTATCAGTTATATTAATTATGTTTAATTCGTTTGATTTATTATTTTAGGAGGATATATTATGAAATGTGATGTTTGTGGAAGAGAAAGTGATGAATTATTTGATTTACACATAGACGGAGATAATGATTTATATATGTTTGATGTTTGTGAAGATTGTTTAGACAAATATCAATCTGACACGTATACGGCTGAAGATGTATTAAAAGATATAAATATAGAAAAATAACATGGAGGATAAAAAATATGAAAATGAATAGGGAACAGAAAGAAAAATTTGAAACTATGGCTACAAAATTTGCACGTGACCTTAAGAATATCTTCACATTTGAAAGTAGCGAAAGATATCTTAAACAACAATCCATTTTTAAATATTCAGCATTTTGCGTAGAATATCTTAATAGATATAATGTGTTTGGGGACGAAGTAAGTGATGATGAATTAATAGAGGATAAAAGTTTATATCGAAAATATGAGAAGATAGTCGTACCGATATTTAGACAATGTGTGGAAGAATTAACTGTGGAAAGAGAAGAAAAACTAAAGGAAGAGAGAAAAAGAGTTAAAGAAATGAATGATAAAAAAGGACATAAAAGAAAATAATTAATATAGGAAGTGATATTATGCGCGACAAAATAGATAGAACTGGAGAAAAGGGAATTAATAACTTTGGTAGTGAAATGGTAATTATAAATTCTTATATGGAATTTAATAGCAAATATAAGAGGAATTACACTTATATAGATGTATATTTTTCTGAATACGATTATATAGTTAAAAAAAGGAAATATAGTGATTTTAAAAAAGGTGCTATAAAATGCCCTTATGATAAAAGTATATGTGGTATAGGCTATATTGGGGAAGGTAAATACAGAATAAAAGAAAATGGTAAATTTACTAGGGAATATAATACTTGGAGGAGTATGTTACAAAGATGTTATAGTAAAAAATTCCATGAAAAGCATCCAACATATATTGATTGTGAATCAAGTAAAGAATTTTTAAACTTTCAAAAATTTGGAAAGTGGGATAAAGATAATTATTATGAAGTGGAAGGTGAAGGGATGGAGCTAGACAAAGACATATTAGTTAAACATAATAAGATATATTCACCAGATACTTGTATTTATGTACCGAAAACAATTAATACTTTATTTACTAAAAATGATAAAGATAGAGGGGAATCAGTTATTGGAACAACTCCACATCATGGTAAATATCAAGTAAAATGTAATATGGTTAATCCTAAAACTGGAAAATCTAAGAATGAATACTTAGGTATTTATGAAACTGAAATTGAAGCTTTTGAAGTATACAAATATTATAAAGAACGTAACATTAAGCAAGTAGCTGATTATTTTGAAAAACATATACCAGAAAATTTATATTACGCGTTATATAATTACGAGGTTGAAATAACTGATTAAAAAAATAAAAAAGTTGGGATAGATGCTAATTTAAAACACCTATCCCTTTATTTATGTCTATTTTTACAGGTATAAATACCTTATGAGAAATTTCAAACGCCTTAGAATCGATTTTACAGCGTCGTTATTTCTGCAATACTAGGAAATTTTATATAATTTCTAAATATTTTTTATTGACAAACCCATAATCTGTATTTGTATAAACAGATACCCATCCATTCAATGAATATCCTATAGTTACAATTTCACCTTTCTTTAATACAAATTTAACTTTACCTAAATTACCATTTTTATCTGGTCGTGTATCTCTAACATTTAAAGTTGTGCAATTAATTACTTTCGCTTGAACATTATAAGCTTTCTTGTCTTCTATTGTTTTATTGGCAACTGTAGTTTCATTTGAAGTTTTTACTTCTTCTCCATATTTATATGCTTTTAATAATGGATAGAAATTATTTTCAAATGCTTTTTTAGTATTTCCAAATCCCATAAAATTAGTACCAGGGCATGACTTACGACTCTTACCAGGATAATAATTCCATAAACAAGTACCACCAGAAGTAAACCATGCATGAGGTCTTATATAAGTAGAAGTTATAGGTATATTGCATTTTTTAGCTAGTAAAGCATATACAAATATAACAGCTTTCTTTTGTTCTTTTGTCATTATATCTTGCCCTTTATCAAAATTACCATATATTTCAATACAAATCGCATTAGTATTCCATCCTGCTATACCTATAGGTGTACTATTCAAGTGTCTACCAGTTGTTATTTTTCCATTAGGAAATATAGAAAAATGTTGTGCTATATAATGTCCATAACCGTCAGAACTATGCCAAGTTTGTTTTCCATATGCATCTAAAGCTAAAGTTCTACCTAATTCTCTATTATCTCCATATACTCTTTTATCCGTATTATTCCAAGTTGAATAATCGGGCAATGCCATATGGTGGACTTGTAATCTAGTTATTTTTCTAGTTGGATGTTGTTTATCTAACCATTCTTTGAATTCTTTTTCAGTTTCTAATAATGTGAATCCATTTTGTGTTTTCATTATCAATCAACTCCTTTATAAAATAAAAAAAAGAGTAGACAAATTAACATCTACTCTTTAGTAATTATTATTTTTTATCTTTATTAATTAAATTTCTATAAACCTCATACAATCCAGTACTCGCTAATCCTGTAATTAAACCACTTAAAATTACATTAAAATCATAACTTTGAGCATTAACTATTGCAACAAGCATACCTACAATTCCCATAATTAAAGGTATATATCTATTTGGTATTTTAGGTATTGAAGTTTTAATTATATATCCAATCGCCAAACAAAATAACATCACACCACCATTTATTAAACTCATGTATAAATCTAAATCAATCATTATTTTTCACCTTCTCTTTCATGTTGTTTTATATCTCTAATATCCAATTTTAAATCATCCATATCATGTTTTAAATCGTCAATTTTAACATTTGTATCTCTTACTTCATTACTTATTCCTTTTATGGTCAATGAGAATTCATTTACAGTTTTATGAAATTCTTCTACTGAAGTTTTATATAAGTCTCTATTTTGATTAGCCTCGTTTAAAACTTGTTGTATTAAAATCCATACTAATATTACAAAAACACCCATTGCACCATAATTACTTAACACCTCCAATAAATCCATTATTAGCACCACCTTTCTTTATTAATTATTTATTATAAGGTTATAGTTATTTCAATATATGGTCGAGTACTACCCGTACCACTAAAATATCCATAATCTGTAACTGCGAATCCAGCTGGTGCTAACAGTCTAAAGCCATCAATAGTACCATTTTGGATAGATTGTATTGCTGTGCTATTTAGTGTTAATGTTAAAGTTCCTCCTTTATTAAAATGAGTACTACTACAATATTGAGTAGAATTAACATTATTCATTGAAAAGCTTGTAGGTCTATAAGTGTTCATATTAGTTGCTCCACTTATTATAGTGTTTAATCCTGCATAATAATACGAATGTAAATTAGTTAATTTTAATTTTACGCTTGTTATTGTTCCTAGCTGTCTAGCTTGTTCAAATAAACTTTTAAAACATATTACTCCTAAATAATTAAAATTAGGATAATAACCTTGATATATTCTATCTCTTCTATCATCATTAAAATTATCTGTAAATGTTCCAGTTGTACTAGAACCACGATAACTTCCACTCCAATCGGCATAACCTTTTATAATATACGGTGAAGATGGGGTTGAACCTCCACCTCCAGAAGAGCCATTGCCTAAATCTATTCTTTCCATACCATTAGAAGTTTTTTTATAAACAGGACAAATTTCCATACCATTAGAAGTTTTTCTATAGATAAGTATGTTATTTAATGAACCATTTTTATTAATGTATATACCACTCATAAAAATCCCTCCTAATTAATATTTGAAATTTGTGAATCTGTTAAAACTGAATCATATACTTTAATGTACTCATAATCAGAATAACTATTTGTGGCATTGTATAAGTATCTTAATGATGAAGCTCTTGTTGTATAAGTTCCTTCGTATTTAGTGTCACCTACATTTAAAGTTAATTGTTTCTTAGTAGAATCACATCTCATAACTAAAATTATTTCTCCTGTAGCAACTTTACCTGTTACATTATCACCATTAATTATAGCTTGGTAAACTGTGCTTGAAGGCATTATATTACAAGCCATATTATCAGTCCAATTTCCTGTTCCTGCTCCTAAAGTCACAATGTTATCACCAGAAGCTACTACGCTTGCATTTGTAGGATTAACCAATATTTTAGCCACCACTGTATAACTATTTAAATTCAATGAACTAACATTGCATAAGAAATATTTATCTCCATTAAATCTAACTCTACCATTAACCTTTTGCACAGTTCCATTAATTGTAGCTGATTTATCTCCTACTAAATCCACCCATTTATTTGCTCCACTTGTAAAATTAGATGCATTTAATTCAAACACAGGATTAGGAACAGTTGTAGTGGTTGTCAATGTAGCACTTGCTGTGATTATTACATTACCAGTAACTTTAGATATGTTAATTGTATTATTTGCCACTGAAGTAGAAGTTATATTTGTTCCACCCATTGTAACTACTATAGAATTAATAGTATATCCATTATAAGCTGTTAATTTTGCACTATATGATTTATTTTTTTCTATACTTGTCATATCATTGTTTGTAATTACATTAGTTAAGTTATTTGAAATAACATATTTATCAGTACTTGGAGTAGTACTTCCTCCACTAGAAATTCCTTCTATTTTTATTAATATATCATTTTCCCTAGCGTCTGAAGGGAATTCTGAACCTGTATAAATTCTGATTCCATTTATTTCAATACAACCTAATGCTAATCTACTATTATTGATTTCTCCATTTCTCTTCATTTCAAATTGAGAATTGTCAACACTGTAATCTATTTTTCCTTCAACTGAAACATTTATATCTCCGTTAACATCTAATCTATCTGTTACATTTTTTACCGAATTAACTTCATTTATATCAGCTTTATTAACATACGCTTTATCAAATCTATATTCTTCTGAACCTAAACTAGAACTTATTCCTCTTTCGTAAGGTATTAAGCCTTCTTTAGTTGTACGAATAGCTCTAGTTTCATTACCATCTTCAGTAATCATACCTTTGTAACCGTCTATCTCTTTAACTAATAAACCTTTTGTTCCATCTATTTTTTCAATGTAATTATTATGTGTATGATTTATATCGGCATATTTTTTATCGCAATTATTTTTAAAATCTGCTAGAGTAGTTTTAACACTATCTTGTAAATCTTTTATATCTTTTTCACTAGCAAATCCATCAAAATCAATATTATTATTGTCCATAATTATTTCAACTAACCATGTACCTATATAACTTAATCTACACTTATAATAACCTCTAGCAAGTCTATAAACATAATCTTTTTCTGCACTTCTAAATGTTGCATAAATTACTTCTAATGTATTTATGTATAGTATAAATTCATTATGGAAATCTATACTAGGAAGTTTTATAACTAAATCATTATCTGTAGTTACACTTTGATATCTATCTAAAGATAAACTTATTTCTCCATTTACAGGAAGTTTATTTACAACTAAATTATCTAATGAATAATATAAAGCATCTTCTATCTTATTCATTTTTTGTGCTGTTATAGTGTCTTTATCATGCCATGTGGTTTTATTATATCTTTTATTTACATCAAATATTTCTATAGAGTCCCCTATAGTTATATGAGAACTCCCTACACCACCTTGATTTATTCCACTTGAAGTATCTTCTGAATAATCAATTATAGGATTTACATGAAATTGATTATAAACTATGGGTAAATGGATTTCACTATTATCTTTACCAAATAATTTTATTTGAAAATTATAATCTCCTATTTCTACAACTTCATCAACTATATCTTCTGTTATTTTTAAAATTATTTCGTTAATATCCACTGCTGTTTTAGGAAGAACTACTTTAGTCTTATTAGGTTTTTCTAATGTTATTTGAGAATAACTAGCACCTTCTATACCTTCACCATTGGAAAATTTATAAGGAAAACCATCAACAGTAAAATAAAGCACTATATCTTTATCTTTTTTGCTTAAAAATATATCTCTGTCTAATGTTGCTTTACCACTTTTTATTTTTATATTAAATTTACCGTACATAAAATCACCTCCTATTTACCAAAACAAGTTAAAAATACCGTAAAACTACCTTCTAATTTTATATTTGAATCCAAATGTCTTAATCCTATTTTTACTTTATCTTTTCCAGACGGAACAGCTACAACATTTAGATTGCTATAAATATATTTTGTAGATTCACAACTACAAGCTACTGTGAGAATCACATTAGGAAATGATTTTTTTAATGTAATTTCCTGTGTTATATTTTCCGAACTACCATCAGCAGTTAATGAAATAGTCATACATTCTACTATCATTCCATTTATGTTATTATAAATATAATCGTCACCTAATGTAACTGAACTTGAATTATCTCCAACTGTAGTTGTTCCTAATGATTGCCATGCACCATCAATTTTTCCTAATATTGATAAATTCATTAAATCACCTCCTAAAATCCATTTTTGTGATTAGCTCTTACATATGTTGGATAATCGAAATAGCAAGTATCGTAATCTAAATCTCCATTGTGTCCTGGAAGTCTTTTAGTAGCTGACATTTGCCATAACTTAACCTCGGTTCTAGTCCAAGTACAAGCTGAACTCCATTGAGCTACCCATATGTGGTCAGTATATTTTATATTATTCCAATTTACATAACTTGTTGCCCATGAGTTATTAGTATAAATTCCTGCCATATATCCTGCATCATTTATTATTTGACAAAAAGCGTTCATACAATTTGTCAATACGGTTTTTCCTGGATTACCCATTTTATCAACTAAGTCATTTTCTTGGTCAAAGAATACTGGGAATTCAAATGTTTGAGAATATTTATTTAATTGTTGAACCACCCAATTCGCTTCTATTTTAACCTTTTCAACTGTATTTGCATATGAGAAGAAATAAACACCTACAGGGATTTTATTTTCAACACACAATTTTAAATATTCTTCAAATTTTGGGTCTATTATAGGTTGTCCACCTTTTCTGCTACCATAACCAATTCTTAATATCACAAAATTTATACTACCATTTTCTTTTAAAGTTTTTAAATCTATTGTACCTTGCCATCTTGATATATCTATTCCATAACAAGGTACTGTAAATCCTGTATTGCCACCTACTTCTCCCGTTCCTCCTGCATCAACTGTTATAGTGGATATAGCTACATATGAGGGATTAGCATTTATATACCCTATACTATTATTGTAACTTACTTTAACCCATGAAGTATTTGTATAAGTTTCAAGTATTGGCAATGTATATCCGTTAGGTATAGCTCCTAATACTGGATATTTTACACCCATACCACTTCTAACGTTTAAAGCATTACAAATTACTTTTGCAACTTTAGTAGTAGAAGATAATAATAATCCCACATACGCTTTACCTGTATTTTCTCCTATTGCAGTAGCAGTAGGTTGGTCTTTACAGTTTATAGCGAATACGGGAAGACTGTGTGAAGAACTTAATCCTAAAGCATCCTTACTTATTGTTCCTGTTATTTGGAATACCTTACCATCTATATCTTTTCCAGTGTCTGCAAATTTAACATATTGTCCAACATATCTTTGGTCGGTAGTTAAACATACATTTTTATCTGGATATTTATCACTTGTAAATTCTGAATCTATATAATAACCCATTATAGTTGAGTCTAAAGTTAAATTAGATACCCATACAGTTTTATCTTCAGCAGGTGGTTTTACAGGTGTTGGATTACTCGGAACATCTTTACCGTCGTCGTCATCGTCTTTAGGTTCTTCATAAATTCTTATCCATAATTTATATTTTGGGTCATTAGGAATATCTTTACCAATATATATTTCTTCTTCTGTAAAATGTTCAAACATATATTTAAATATATCATTAAGAGAATCAAATTTAGTTCCTTCAATTAAACCTTCTTTATAACTGCATAATTCTTTTCTCATAGTTTCAATTAATTCATCTTTAGTCATATCGTTATTATCTAATAAAGCTCCTATGCCTTTTACTTCATACGCAACTTTAATTTCCGTATCTAATTCTTCAAAAGAAGAAATTATCAAACATTCTCTTTCTTCGTCATATTCTGGTTCTACTCCGTTTATTTTTTTAAACCCATATCTTTTCATTAAATCTTCATTTGTATTAAAATTAGTAATTAAAACACCGTCAGAAGTTTTATAATTCATAGGAGCATATACTAATTTTCCGTTTATAATTTTTCCGTACATATTATACCTCCTTTATTATTTAATATTTTTAAATTGCGAACTTAACTATATTGAACATTTTCATCATGTATTAAGGTATCTCCATACCAAATTTCATTTAAATAACTTAATTTTATTTGACATAATACATCTTTTTTTAATATTGGTTGCGTTCTCCATGCTATACTTGGGAATATTAGAATTAAATCATCCACTGTTGGTTTAATAAATAAATTTAATTCCACAAATTCATCCATTTCTGGTAACACAATAGTTGATAATGTTTCTGTTTTTAAATATTGATATTTATCACCTGTTAAATTTAATTTATTTTCGTCATCGGCAATAACTACATTTAAATAATCTACTATTTGTTCTTTTTTATTTTTTATTTTATTAAATTTATATAGTTTGAAATAATCTTCATTAAAACAACATAAACCGTATGTATAAGTGTCTGTATCGCTTGTTATATATGCATAATTTCTATTACCATCTAAATATATTATTTCAGTACTAGAATTAAAATCTTTTGCCCAACCTTTTAATATATAAGAACCTTTACTTAATTCCGATATTATTATTGGTGCATCTTCTGTTCCTTTTTTGATTGTATAGCCTTTACTTTCTTCTAATTCTATTAATTTTGTTTTATGTTGTAATATCTCATCTTTAATTTCGCTAGTTGCTTGTTCTAATTTGTTCAATTTAGAATCGGTAATTACATCTCCAGATATCCAAATAGTTCTATTATAAGACCCATCGTCATTGAAAGTTTTTAATTCTTTTCCATATTTAGCAACCTTTGTGTTATCTATTGCTGTTCCGTCAACTGTTCCGTAAGATAAATCGTCATCATCCACTTCACATTCTTCAACTGACATTATAAAATAAGGTAATTTTATTCTTCCACCTTTATCATCATAAATTCTAATATGAACATGATAATTTCCTATTTCGTCAATTTGATTCATTATTTCATTATTAATTGTAAATAATATTTTATTATCTATAATAGGTACTATATCTGATTTTATTTGTTTTTTTAGAGGACTAACTAATACTATATCAGATAATAAATAATTAGAACTTAAATCTAAATAATCAGTATCCATCAATTTAAAATATACATCTATGCCTTTATCGTGTTGAAATATTGATAGCTGACGATTTAAAATACTCTTTTGTTTATTGATAATTATTGAATATTCTTTTTTCAAAATTTTATACCTCCTTTTAATTATTAAATATCTATTTCTAAATCATATTTAATCCAATTTATAAAATTTGATACATCCTCAATACCATATCCTTGTTCTAATGAATTTTCAGATAAAAATTCTTCCCTAATTAATCTACTTAGAAATAATCTAAATTCATCCTCTGATAAATTTAATAAATATTTTTTAATATCTTCTTTTAAATGATTTATTCCACTATCTGTTGCTCCAGTATCATAAGCAAATTTTTCTAATATTTTATCTTTCATAATATAATCTCCTTTCTAAACATTTGTATTATTTTCAAGAGCATCTAATCTTGATTCTATGTTAGATAATCTCGAATTTATATTTCCTATTTTAGAATTTAAATCATTAACTTGATTTTGAACTTCTAAAATTTTATCATTTAATCTTTTTTCAATTTGTTGTAAATTAACTTCACTTGTTGCTGAATTGATTAAGTTTATACAATTTAACATTTGTGAATTTAATTTATTTCTAGCTTCCCTATATAATGCTAATCTTATATTGAATTCTTTTCTCTCGTCTTTATTAAAAATTAAATCTTTCATATCTACTCGTATTGAATTAATGAAATTTGTATGTTTTGCTTTAAAATCATCAAAATATTCTTTTAATAATTGTTTATTATTATCGCCTAATTTCTCATTATTATAGTAAGATTGATAACTAGCTTCTATTTTAGAAACGTAATTAATCATTCCATTTGCTAAAGCGTCCAATGAATTATATTGTGCTACCGTTAATTTCCCATCCACGTTTAACAATGAATTAGTTATAGGGAGCATATCATTTGAGTACTTTTGATTTGCATCAAAATATCCTTGAATAGTTTGTTGTTCTTTAGCGAAAGAATTAATTAGTGAAGCCTGTAATTCATTCATATTACTAGATAAATCGTCTATTCTAGCATTTGTATTATAAACTTCATCTGATATAGTACTTGAAGCTCCTAATGTTTTTTCGCCTTCTGAACCTATAGACAATATTGTACTACATGAATCTTTAAAAGAAGATAATGTTATCAATATCGTAGTTATATTAGATGTTATGGAAGAAATATCTGCTAATGTTATATTTTCTCTATCGTCCTCTGTAACGATTTTAATTTCTACAATTAAATCAGCCAGCATTTTTTGCAAAGATAGTTGATATTCTAAAAAAGATGTTGTGTCTACGTCATTAGAATTTTCTGCCATCATATCAATTAAAGCATCACTATATCCTAGCATTTCTTCAAATTTATTATTGATTATATCTAACCTATAATTAACATCTGCTTTTTCTGCTGAATTAAATGTCTCGTCTGATAATCTATCTATTAATACAGTCTTTAAATCTATCATTAAAGAATTGGAATTTATTATAGATGTATTTAATCTTTCTTTGATTTGTTCAAATGATAAGTTTTCTTGATATTCTTTTGATAAATCTTCAATATTATTTTGAGTGATTTCAAGTTGTTTTTTATAAAATTTATTGTTTTCGTTTATCCCTTTTAATTTCTCTGCTATCGACTTTTTATTATATCCATCAAATAGCATTTCTAATAAATCTGTAGTGGTTGTAACCCCTATACCATCTATATTTTTAATTATAAATATCAAGTCTTCTTCGTCGTCTAATTTATTATTTGTGGGTATTAATTCTGATGATTTTATTTTCCAATAAATATATTTATTGTTAGTATATATATTATTTATATTATATATTATATTGTCATACAATATTGTCATATCCTTGATATAAATGTATCCTTGATTAGGTGTGTTATTAATTATTGCCATACATTTTACCTCCTACATAAAAATAACACCTATATTTTATAGGTGTTTATATTAAATTTATTAATTATTTTTAATTTGTAATGTTTCTAATAAAATTTCTTCTATATTATCTATGTCATAATACCATATTTCTAATAAATCAATATTATGTTCTTTTGCATATTCCTTTTTTCTACGGTCATGTTCAAGTTGTTTTTTAAAATCTTCTTCTGTTTTATGAAAAGCAGGTGTAAATTTTTTGTGTTGAATTCCTTGGCATTCTATTAAAAAATTATAATTTGGTAGATAAAAATCGTATGATAAATTACCACCACCAAGACCAATTAAATTGTTATATTCTACTTGAACATCATAATTAATTTTATATTTATTTAAAATATCTTTGGTTAAATGCTCTAATTGTGAACAATTACACTCGTTGCAATATACTCCATTTTTATATCTATTTAATTTATTTAAACTCCTTTCAAATTCTTTACCACATTCTTGACAAATGAACTTGTATTTTTTATTACTCATAGGTGCTACCTCAAAAGGAGACTTTTCATTATTAGATGACCAATATTTAACTTTTTCTGGGTATAAAGAACAAAAACTATCTAACTTGTGAATCATTTTATGATTTTTATGTGAACAATATGGACATCTACTATTTTCTCTTGTAAAATGAGAAGGTGTTACTAAATAACCACCATTATCATTATGATAACTTTTATTCTGACATAATATCCATATTTTACGACTCGTACTTTTAGGTGCTATATTAAAAGGATTAACTATATTTTTAGGTGACCAATACTTTTTTATTGCATCATTTCCAAATTCATCTATTAACCATTGTCCAAAACTATCTTTTGGATGAACTTTTTGATTACAACAATAAGGACATCTTTTCCCTTCTTTAAAATGAGCAGGGGTTGTTTTATAACTATCATGATAATCTTTTTTATTGCACTTTATCCAAACTTGTTTGTTGGCTATAGCTTTACTTATTAAATAAGGATTTAATTCATTCTTTTCCCAATCCCAATATTTATTTAATCCTTCACCTAATTCCATTTGTATATGGTGTGCGAATGAGTTTTCATAAGAATTGCAACAATTAGTACATTTATGACCAATTTTAAAATTGTTTAATCTTATATCATATTCTTTCCCACAGTACGGACATTTAACTCTTATGTGCGATTCTGATTTTTTACCATCTATGGTCATCTCTTTATATCTATAACTACCAATATAAGTATATTTATCTCCTCTATTATTTACCATTTCCTCATGTTCTTCATTATAATACATAATATCTCCCCTTTATTAATTATTTTTACTTCCCTTTATATTCTTTCCAATTGTAACTTAAATTAAACCTTTTGAGAAATTGATTATTTATTCCAGATTTGATTTATCCATGAATTTTCAAAAAATGTTTTATCATCTTCTTTAAATTTCCAGAAATTAATCAAAGTTCCTCCATATTTCATATAACTTGTAAATCTTGTTTTATACTGACTTATTTTACCATAATAATTCATAGCCCAATTATAAGATTGAGTATAACTCCATGCTAAAGATTTATTTCCGTATTCAACAATATAAGCATCCACTCGTAAAGGATTTGTCATTTTTGAACTTACATCAGAATAAGATTTTCCCAAAAATAAATCGAAATCTGTTCCACCGACACCTGTGTCACAAACAGTTACGATACCATCTTTATTACCCCATCTTCCTTTTAAGAAAGGGATATAAATCTTACTACCATATGGTAAATTGTATGAACCGACACTTTTTGCAACTTCTAATGGTAAACCAGAACCTCCTGTTGTATATTTTGCTGAATAATATCCAGTCATACAACAATTAGTTAATTTAGCTACATAATTCACTCCATCTATTGTTCCTTCTTCGTAAAATACATTTGGATGTTCAGAGTCGGAAGGGTTCATTATGTTATTTGAATTATCAGCTTCAGCAACTTGAGGTAATCTAAAGAATATCCATTGGTTTTTATCAAAAGTTCTTTTTCCTTTTCTTATACCACTCGAATAACCAGACGCCTCATACATTTCATAATCTGAATATCCGTAAATCATAACATGATGAGTTCTACAAGTAAATACATTATTTCTACTAAAACTTACTCCATCATTAACACAAAGAACAATATCTCCTGGTTTTGCATCTCTTAAACCTTCTTCTTTATATAACCAATATTCAGCTCCTAGTTGTTTTAATTTCTGTTGTAATGTATTTGCCGAACATGATAATCCTTTTAAATCGGGTATACCTGCGTAATCATAACAGCATCCAACATAACTCGAACAATCCCATCCGTATGTTTGATATGGAATTACCCAAGAAGGTTGGTAATAGCGTGTTGAACCTAAAACTTCAGACATAGCTTTGATTGTATTTGGTCTTCTATAATCTACAGTTCTATATCTTTGAGAATAATTGGCTTGATGGTTTACACACATTCTAACTATTTCTTCAGCTTTTTCCATAATCTTTTGTCTTATGGGATTTACTCCATTTGTCCCACTGTCTTCATCATCTGGAGGAATAAAAGAACTTACATTATTTTTGATTTGATATTTAATATTATTTAACAACATTTTACATCCTACTACATTTAAGTCTAATCCATTATAAGTATAATGTGAAGCTAATATATCGCTTTCAACCATTCCACCTTGAACTGTTATAGATTTTAATCCTAATTCGTTTGCGATTTTTTGTAATGTATTATTATAATTTTTAATTTGACTATTTAATTGTTCATAAGTGTAGTCTGTTGTTACATAATTTATACCGACAGGTAATTCATTTGCTACAAATATGTATTTTCCTGTGTATTTAGTTTTTATAGAATTTAATAATGTCTTTATTTTGCTTATGTCACATAGGGAATCATTATTTAATCCTAACATAACAACGATAGCTTTTGGGTCTGATGGATAAGTTGTAATATCAAAATCTTCTACAATATTTCCAAAATACGTCATTTTTGGGGCTAAATTATACTCTTGTAGATTTTGAATTCTTTTTGTTCCTATAATTAATACTTCATCTAAATCATCTATATTTATTTCTGCCTCTTTACCACTAACCGTAACTGTGCAAGATGCTTTTATTTTAGTATTTTTATTTGATATAGCTGTTATAGTACATTTTCCTTGACCTACACCTGTTATTAATCCTTCATTTGATACTTTAGCTATATTACCATCAGAACTAATATATGTTATTGATTGATTCGCATTAGTAGGAATTACTGTAGGTAATAAATAAACTGATTCATGTTTATCTATTTCTAATGAATTTGTATTCAATCTTATACCTGTAACGTTAACATTACTACTATCTCCCATATCAACTTCTACAACTACTTTACAGGTATCTGTTTTATTACCATCTTCTGTTATTACAGTTATTATACAAGCCCCATATCCATTTCCTACTATTACGCCATCACTTACACTCGCAATATTTTCATCACTACTAATCCATATTACATTTTTATTTTTAGCTGTATCTGGTAATATTGTCGCCTTTAAAATATATTCTTCATTTAAATTTATATTTAAAGTATGCTGACTTAAATCCACACTTGAAACACTGTCAACATAAGCTTTATTAGGGGAAAAATCTAAGTCTAAATCCATACCAGTCATTAATGTACTATTAACTTTATTATATTTTTGTTTATTCCATAACCATTTATTAACTGATACAATTTTTTTTGTTTCTTTTGATTTTTTTAATAAATCAGCAATTACTCTAGTATCTTCTTTATTAGTTTTTTTATTTGAGAAGGTTAAACTTAATTTATTATCTTCGTAATTCATAGTCCAACCTGTAAAGAAAACTAATTCTTCTTTATCTCTTTCTTTATCATAAGTAGATATAACATCTCCTAAACCTAATTGAATTTCTGGACTCAATCTAGTTTTGTTACCTAGCAATCTATTTACAAAATTTGCAGAATCTATTGAGAATTCTACTGTAGGTTTACATTTAGATTCTAAAATATGTTTTCCTGTTTTTATTAACTCATTAGCATCTACAAAACTATCGTCTGAATATGTATCATAATAAATGTAATCTTTTAATTCGCTTAATAAATTTTCATTGAATAATAAATTACCTGCGTCGTCTTCTGAAGTTTCTCTTCTACATAATTTGTTTAATCTATTAATTTTAATATCTAATTCTTTTAATTCTCTTTCTATTTTATATATTTGACTTGAAACAGATTGCAATTCTAAATTAGATACATCTAATTCACTTTTTATATCATCTAATAAATAATATTCTTCTTCAGTTTCCATATCTGTATAACCGTCTATTATATTTTGTAATTGATTGCATTTAGTCATAAGTATATTCTCTGAAGAATCCAATGTAGACAATTCTGAATTTTTTTGCGCCTTTAAACTTACATATTCTTTCCATTTTTCCATTCTTTTAGGAGTTAATTCTTCAAATAATTTTAAAGCTTTAATTAATTCTTTGCTCATATCTTCGTTTTCTATAAAATATGAATAATTTTCAATATAATTTAATCCTGTTGGGTTTGCCTCTTCTACTATACACTCTTCTTCATTACCTTCAAGGATTAATCTAGTTACAATATCAGAAGAATTAAAAGTTTTTTCCAACGATTTTAAGTAATTATCTTTATTTAAAACTAATTTTAAATCATTTCCAAATCCGTCAATATCGTATAGATTTATTAATTTATTTTTTCTATCAAATATAGGAACGCAACAAAACTGTTCCGCAATGGTTTCGGTTATAAATGAATAAAAAGAAGTATTTGTTTCCTCTTGCATACGAAGTTTAGGTTCTCCATTATCCATATATCTAACTGAATCGTCTATATGACCTAATCTCCAACCTGTTTGTTGATATAAATATTCGTCAAAAGAATAAGTATATGTATCTTCATCTTTATCTTTTAACATAAGCCCACAATCTGATAAAGCTATTGTGTTTTTTTCTAATTTTTTTTCTAATCCATAAGCAGTAATTTCTTTTGTGTGATTTGATTGATTTTCATTTATTTCTTTAATCACAAAATATTCGCCATCAACACATATTAATCTTTCTGCTATAACTTCATCATATACATAATAATTTACCATTTTCTTTGAGAAATTATCTCTATATCTCAAAGGTATTGTAAAAGTTATCGTATCTACCTCGTCAATATTTCTACTTTCTTCTGTTAAATAAAATATAGGTATTTCTGCAATAACATCTCCATTTAATTTTGTTAATACAATCTCTTGTATTGGTTTTAATTCCTTAATAATTACATCATTCATATCTATCACCTATATTACTTCTGGGAAACTACAATAAATAATTATATTACATTCTCCTTCAACGATTAATTGATTATCTCCTTGTTTTAAAGTAATCCATTTTCTATTACAATCTGATATAGGATAATATCGTTTATTGGATTTAACTAAACACATTTTATTGTCTATTTTAATAGTTTCCTCTTCAAGTAAATTATTTATTACAAAATCGTTTATTTTTACCTTTTGATTTCTTTTACAATTACTTTCAATTACAATTATAGGTTCATAATTTAAGTCTCCACTATTATGTATATCTATTAATTCTTTACCTTTTACTTCTTTTTCTATAATTACTTTTTTATATGCATATTGGCTTAAAGGTTTAAATGTAACTTCTATACAACCTTTGGGTTCACCGTATGTAAATTTTTTTTGTATTTTCGTACATTTTAAATAATACACATAATCTAAATTATCATAAGAAATAAATTCTTCAAAGTCATCACTTATTAACCATTTTTTAATTTCTCTAAAATTTTCACCGGTCCATATTAAAGGCATTCCGTCTTTTTCTAAATATAATTGTAATGTTATATCTTCGGGCTCTTCTTCTTTTTCATTATATAAATCTAAATTATCTTCTTTTTCTAATGTTTTATTATATGGAACTCCAAAATCATTTAGAACATCATTATCAGTGGTTAATATACTTAAAAATTTATCTTTAGATTGTTTTCCTTTCCAAATAAAATATTGACTTTTAAACAATTACATCACCCTCCTTATAAAAGAGGGCTAATATATTAACCCTCTATAATGATTTATTAACAATATCTTTTAAAGTTTTATTAATCATTTCTTGCATGTCGTCAAGGACATTTTCATCAACACTTCCTTCAACATTAATATTGATATCACCCACATTTAATGTTTTAGAAGTTGTATCTTTATTCATACCTTCTTTATAGTTTACATTTCCTAGTTGTTTGAATCCAAGTTCTTTAAATATATCTTTATAGTCTTTTAAATAATCTAAAGCCACTTCAAGATTATCACACAATTCTGTTTTAATTGAATCACCTAATATTCCTACTGCGTCTCCACTTGTTTCTGCAAAGTCAATCAATTTATCTTGTAAATTGGTAATATTACCATTTAAATCAGTAAAAGTATTAGTCATCATTGCATCTTTAACCATTTGTGCTATCTTTTGTTGTGTATAAGTGTCGTCTATATTTTGTGTCATATCTTCTTTCTTTTTATCTAAAGCGTCTAATTGTTCTTGGAACATATTGTCTATATCTTCATCAACCTTATTTTGAACTGTTTCATCTAATTTATCTTGGGCTTCTTTTAAATCGTCTAATAATTCTTTTAACTTAGATTTACCACTCATAGAATTATCTCGTTTTGCTAATTCTATCTTTTTATTAATAGTGTCGATTTCGTCTTGTTGTTCTTTTAAATTTTTTGCATAATCATCTTCATCACGTTGTTTTTTATAATCATCTCTTCTTTTTTCTATTAATTCTTTTTCTTTGTCGTATTGTTTTTCTATAGCGTCTTTACGTTTATCTATTTCATCTTTTATTACATCTGTGATTTTATCTTCTATGTCTTTCACTTTATTAAGTTTATCTTTTTGTAAATCTACTATGCCTTTTTGCAAATCAGCATAATTTTTTTCTGCGTCGGCTAAATCGTCATTTATTAAAGAAGTATATTCTTCTAATAAATCATTAACCTTTTCCAAATCTTCACTGTTTTGAAAACTGTTTAATACTTCGTCTATATTACTTACATTTCCTTCTACATCAAATGTGAAACCATATTTAGATAAACTTTCTTGATATGTAGGAATCTTATTTTTCATATTAGTCATTAAATCCATTTGTTTAGATAGTTGTTCATTCATGAGTTTTAATTTTTCTTCTGTTAATTTAATTGTATCTACTCCATTTGAATTTTCTAGTTTAACATCTATTATATCAATTTTATTTCCTAGTATATCGAATTGATTTTTTAATTTAGTTATGGTGTTGCTAAATTTATACAATTTATCTTCTCTAGTTAGTTTTTCAATTTCGTCATTATTTTCTTTAATTGTATTTTTCATTTCTTGCCATTGTTCTTCACAACTAAATAAATCACTTTGTTGTATATCATAATATTTATTAGCTAAGTTTGTAAGTTTATCCAATTCTTCTTTATATTTACTAGCTTTATCACTTGCTGTATTATTTGAAGAACCACTAGAAGAGCTACTTTTAGAAGATTCATCAGCTACATCTTGAAGTCGTTTATATTCTTTTTGCATAGCTAATAATTTTTCTTCATAGTTAGTCATATTCCCATCTTCATTAAATTGGAATCCTTCTTTTTGAAGCTTTTGTTGAAGTGTTTCTCTTTCAGAAATTAAATCGTCATAATATTCCTTTTGAAGTTTTGCTTGTTCTTCTAATAATTTATTTTTTTGTTTAAGGTATTTAATTTTTTCAGTACCTACTGCTTTTTCCATTTGTTTATCTAATAATGAAGTTTTCTTAGTTACTGTTTCAATTCTATATTGTAATTCTTTAAATAATTCAACGGAGTATTCAATCATATCTAATACATTTTGATATTCAAGGCTTATAGGAGTTAAAGCTGTTTCTATATCACCTATACTATTAAAATCTCTCGTAGCATAAGCACTTATTCCACCAGAACTATCTGAAGTAGGAGTTGCTGTGTTTACATCATTTGCAGTTACTACAGGTTGTGAGGTCACCATTGGTGTAGCACTTAACTGCTCTACAGAATAAGGATTATCTTCTATATTAGAAAATTCACCTATAGAATCTCCCCACATTACTGATTTTCCCTTTCCACTATGGGGAACTTTTGATTTACCAGCTTCTGTATACCTTAAAGTAGCCATTATTGATATACTTCGTGGTATTTCTTTTATTTGTTGTTTTAAACTAGCTAGTTTGCTTGCTACATCGGCACTATTACTGATTATTTTAATATATTTCTCTGGAATTTTTAATCCTTGAAGTGCATAAAGTTGCTGTAATGCTTGAAAAGCCATTACGGTAACATCTACAACTTTATTTTTTAATTGTATAGCATCTACAGTTCCAAGTTCATCTAATGCATTAGATAATGCTACTCCAACTTCAATTTGTTTTTCTGCTGGTAGTTGCCCTATTAAGTCTATTACGGTTGCTATGTCACCTTGAGCTAAAGCTTTATCTATTTTTACTTTTATGTCTTTTTCATCTTTTTCATTTAATAGACTATCTATTTCAGCTTTAGCAGTTTTTATTGTATCTTCACCTAAAACATTTATATGACATTTTGTTACTGCTTCTGGATGGTCAAATACCCATTGAATCATATCTTCATAAGATTCTAATTTAGATAAATCTTCAATGTTATTTTTAAAAAATGTTTCAACATCTTTATCTTTACCTCTTAAATTGTCCATTAATTTGGCATAATTTTCAACTTGGTCAGTATTTTCTATATTCGCTCTTAAAGTTTTTACTATTTCTTCTTTTCCGTCAAATTGTTTAAAACTCGCAAAAGCGTCATCTATTTTCTTTTTATCGTCATCAGATACAGCATATTCCCCTGTAACAAATAATTTACCTACATCTATTTTGCCTTTTCCAAATTGTTTATCTACAAGATTTTGAACATCTTGAATTAAATTATTTCTAGTTTCTTCATCATCTTCTACATAAATTTGAGATAATTTAGCTGTTAATTCCATATCGTCTAAAGAAAATTCATTGTCATCCATCAATCGATTAACCAAGTCTTTTACTTTGTCTGGTAAATTACTATCTTCTAAAGTGGCTTTAACTTCTTTGATGTTGTAAACCATTTTTCCGTCTTTTTCTACTGTATCAAGACCACCTAAATCTTCGAGAAAATTATTGTAAGCATCCCATGTTGCCATCAAATCTTTAGTTTCTTTATCTGTCATATTTATGTTTTTACCAAAAGAACGTAAATAAGCGTCCATAGCATTTTGAGCCATTTTAGCACTTTCTGGCAATTCCACCATACTTCTAGCTACATCTTCATTTACTCCCCATAATTTAGCTAAAGAAGGGATTAATTTTTCAATTCCTTGTTCATAAGCGGTAATGTCACTTGTATCTGCATATGCTTGTTGTAAATCATACAATTTTCTTATTGATTTGTCTATTGTTCCAGAATCAAACATTTTCTTCATATTCGATTCAAATAAACTTTGTTGTCCACTTGTTAATTGAGAAAAATCTAATCCATTTACAACTTCTATCATTTCAGATTGAACGTCGCTTTTCAATTTACTGAAACCATCACCTATAGACAAAGAGTTTACTATACTTTTATTTATTTTTTGAGATTCGGCACTTATTTTTGCTTCGGCATCTACAACTGCCTCTTTAGCACTAGCATAAGTATCACTTAATTTAGCAAGCCTTTCTGAATAATCTTCTAACCATGTTACATCACCTGTTTGAGTAAATGTATTGTTAAGTTCAGTTTTCTTTTTTCTGATGTTTTCTATTTGTCTATTATATTCCTTAATTGCTTGTTTATTAAAAGCCCCATTCATACCAGCAGGGCCTTGTCCTTCATTCATTTTATCTGTAGCGTTTCTTTGTTGGTCTTTATATTCTTGATTCAGAGCCTCTTGTTGTTTCTTAATTAATTTATCATATTTTGCAATTAATTTATCAATATCTCCACCCATCGATAAAATCGGGTTATTATCTTTATCATACAATATCTTCAATTAGGTTCGCTATTTCCTAATCAGTTCTCTTATGAACTTCTCTATGTTTCCATAGACGTTGAGACTATATCTTTACCTTTATTAAAGGCACATACCACTTCCACTCGCTTGAGTGTACTTCCTCTCGGAATAGTCGTTGAAGTTTAATTATTTTATTAATCGTTTAAATTAAATCTTTCAAACAATTAATAAAATAATTCTTACCTGCTGATTGCCCAATCCTTAAACTTTTTAAAACCATCACGCTTATCATTACTAATTACGTTGTGGTATTAAGGCTCTAAGGGTTTTCCAGCAATTCAATATGTTTTCTAATAATAATTTCTTATTATAGGGGCTATTTATTAACCCAAGACAATATCTTCACCACAAATATCAATTATTTGTTGCTGTAACTCTTTAAATCTTTCTTGCTGTTCAGAAGTTTTATCTACCGTATCATATAATTTTTTATATTCGTCTCTAATATTTGAAAGATTTGTTTTTGCTTTTGTTGAGCTAGTTACTTTATTGTTCAAATTAGTTATATTTTCTGCATTTTCTTCTAAAGCATCATTAAGTTTATTAGCCTCATCTGTAAAATGTTGGATGACTTTACCTATTCCCCACGATATAAGCATACCTACACCCATATTTACAGCAGTCATAGCTAAATTCATAGCTCCTAAAGCTACTTTTGTTCCTAATGCTTTAGCCTCTACGCCTGTTAAAGCACTTCTAACTGCCGTTAATCCAGAGGCAAATACTCCAGATGATTGACGAGCCTCTTTAAATGAAGTGCCTATCCCTTTTATTACATTCCAAGATTTTCCAAGATAACTAGCTTGAAATCCTTCTCTTATTGTTGCAAAGAATCCTGGATTAGTAGTTCCAATCATTGTAGCACTAGATGCTTGTCGTGTTGCAGTGGCTTGTCCTTCTAGCGCAGTGGTTGTACTTAAAGCCTCGGCTTTTAATCTTCTTTCTTGATTAATTAATGCTTCAAATCCACCATTTCGGTTAAATTTCATTGATTGAAAAATACCAGAAATTAATCCTGCTATTACAGGTAGCCCTACGCCCATGTCGTCTACCCATTTAACAAATTTATCTAACATGCCTAAAACATTTATACCAATGTCTAAAAAACCTTTTGCTGTATTTCCACTTACAGCAGTATTAACTATACTTCTCCATTTTTCTTGAAGTAATGTAAGTTTCCCTTGTACAGAGTCTATATATCTTGCATTCGTTATCTTCACATAAATTCGCTACGTCTATGCAGTTCTCTTATGAACTTCCTATACTTTCATATAGAGTCGAGACTATTTCTTCACCTTCAGCATTATCTGTTAAGGGCAAAGTTTTTCCACTATCAATAGCTTATAGTGTACGGTTTCACAACCTAGTCGTTGAAAGCATAATCTAATTTATTAATAATATTAGATTAATACTTGCATGAACACCCATTATTAAAATTACTTAGGATTTAACCATATAATCATCCTTACGTTTTTTCTACTTTCGTACCTTCACGCTTATCGTCACCAATTACGTTGTGGTGTAAGGCTTTAGGGATTACCTGCTTTTAACTTTGTGTCCTACGCACATTTCTGTACGTACGGAGAATGTTGTTTCTCTTTCATTGAACTTCCGAAAGTGTCGCCATTTTCGTACTCTTTCATAAATTTTTCTGCTTGACTCCAGTTACTCATTATTGCAGTGAAAACGTTAAGCTGGTTCTTCGGTTTGTTATCGTAAAGGCTTTTTATCCTCTACTTCTAGGGGTTTCCCCCATTATACCATGTTAATTCATGGCTAGCCCAGCATATATTTTCACCCTCGTTTAACGTTAGGTATTGATGGTTGCAAACCCATCTCAAGTATTACTATATAATACTGTGGAGGAGGCTCGTGATAGGATTATTGCTAACAATATCGCTCACCTATTATGCGTTACGGATATTCTTTGTTAAGATACCCTCGGTATTACCATATCCGTTAAGGACTTAGGCTCTCTTACCACCTTAATCTTTTGATTTAGTTGACCGATACACCCCTCTAATCTACATGATATTTCTACCATGAGTGGCAAAAATAATTTTACCTGCTATCGCTTCAGCTACAGAAGATTTACTTTTTTTATCTAATTTATCCCACATTCCTGCTATATCGCCCATAATGTCATAGAAATCTCTAACTTGACCATTTGAATCGTGCATATCAATTCCAGTTATTTTTTCTATAGCCATTGCTGTTTTATTCATTGAAATACTCGAATTGTTATTAACGTTAAGTTTTTTATCTTAACCTCTGGAAGTTTCCTTCATTTTCATCGATTGGTCATTTCCAATCCAGTCTGGCGTACATATTCCATCTTATATAAGACAGTCGGAGACTCTTGGAGGGATTATATTCTATTTAAATAGTTTCACCCTCTACGCTCTACATTATTGAATAAGTTTTAATTTATTCAATTAACTCGGTATTAACTTATCTTTATTAATTATTTTAAGACTTAGTCTTTCTTACCATATGTATTACTACATATACGACCGAATTTCCCCGAACCGGCAATATTATTTACCGTCTTTAGCACTTGTTTTCCAACCTGCCATATTTTGCATGATAGTTTTTAAACCGTTACCTAATTTACTTGCATTTTGTAAAGGTTCTTGACCTGCGATTATGATACCAACCAACTCTTGCATACTAACACCTAATGTTTTCGCAACAGAAGATGAACGCATCATTGCTTCAGATACGTCTTTACCTGTAACAGCATAGTTGTTGTTTGCATAGTTGACCATATCCATCATTTGCATCATTTTGGTAGTTTCTTTGGTGTTACCTTTGACTTTCATTGTGACTTTATCTAATGAGTTTGCAACACCACCATAAGATGCTAATGTTGATTTCAAGTATTTATCTGCATCTGCTTGGCTTGTATCTATAACGTTGGCAAACATAGATGCATTTTTAGCATATTGTAAAGCTTTGCTGACATTATGGAAACCAGATTGTAATGCCTCGGCAGTGGAATCAATTATATCAATACTACTTCTGGCAACCTCTTGACCTGCCTCACTTGCTTTTTGAGTTAACCAATCTAATTGCTTGGCTGTTCCTGTAAAGGTGTCTGGTGCGACTTTTAATAATTTTTTAATAGCCGTATCTGTATCAATAATAGTTTTAGGTATTGAAGATATACCTTGAGTGATGACTCTAGCAAACATATTTGGTATTGAATACATTGACAACATAGAAGATAGAGAACTGAAAAATCCCGACGTTTTTCTAGTTGTATTTCCTAGTATATTCATTGCTTGAGTTGCACTTCTAGCACTATTAGTAACTCCGTTTATGCCATTTCCGTTAATATTAGATAAACTACTAGAAAAAGTACTTACATCTTTAGTTAACGCTTTTAATTCTGCATCTCTATCTTTTAAATTACTCATATTAGCTATCGTTTGCAATCTTTGTCTAAATTCTTCTATTTTAGATGACGAAGCCCCTAACTCTTGACATCTTCTTGTTAAGTTTGTTAAATCTTGAGATACTTTATTAAAATCTGCATCAAATTTTACATTAGCTCTTTTAGTAGAAATTTCACTCTCAAATTGTTTGTATTTACTCTCACATTGTGCTATTTTATCTTTTAAACTATCAAATTCAGCTTTTGCCCCTTCTGTATTAGGGTTTATATTTTGTAATTCGGATTTATATCTTTCTATATCACTTATTAAACTTTGTATACCAGTTGTATTAGCAAATTTGCTGGTATTTAATTCTAAAAGTTTACTTTTGAGTGAATTTAATTGCGAAATAGATGAGCTTACTTTATCTGTAAATGTAATAGAACCACTCAATCCTTTTAGCGACATAGATACATTGCTAATCCCTGCATTTAAATTATGTATCTGTTCATATGCTTTGTCGGATTTTAATATTTGGCTTAAATCAGCACCTTTAATATTATTGATTTTATTTTGAAGTTCTTGGAGTTGCCCAACCTGTGAACTTGTTAAGTTTTTATTTTTGAACATATTATTAATTTGTTCAGAGGTGTTATTAACCTTTTGTTGAATTTTATCAAATGAACTTATTAAATCTCTACTTATATCTATATTAGATTTATTTTTTAAGTTGTCCATTTTTTGTGCAGTAGATTGCATTTCGTTGTTAATTTTTGATAATTTACTTTCTAATTCATTATAAGCTTGAGTATTTATAGTTTTAGACATCTGTTTTTGAAGTGATTCTGATTGTTTTTGTAAAGCTTTATATTTAGCTATAGTATTATCTAATTCTTTATTACCTGTAGAAGTCTTAGTAGAGCCACTGCCAAATAAATTTTTCTGTACGTCTTTACTTAAAGAATTTATTTCTTTCAAAGTATTCTGTATCTGCTTAAGATTGTTTAATTGGTCGTCTTTAAGTTTAAAAGCATTATTTAATACTTTTTGAAGTTCCTCCATTTGAGATTTCATTTTTGTTGTATCAAATTTCAGATTAACTTCTTTTTTTTCTAATTTCTCTTTTAGTTTTGCAACTTCTTGTTCTGCTCCACTTCCGTCTACAGAAGTTTTTAATCTAATAGTTAAATCTGCCATATATTAATCTCACCTGCCTTTCTATATAACATCTAAACCTTGCTCTATTAAATATCGTTTTAATTCAGTTGGTATTTGTTGAGCTATTTTAACTTGTGAATCTGGTATAATAGTTGTTGGAGGATAATAAGCAACTGTAGAATCACTTTTAAAACTCCAAACTTTACCTGCTTCCCAACCTATAATAGGGAAGAAATGTTCTCCCGTTAATACACTTGTCCAGTCCCCATTATCTTGGAATTCTACTACGGCACAATTCATATCAATACTCGATGTTTGTGCTATTTCTCCCATTTGTCCTGTACGTTCATATACAGATGGTTCATGGTCAGCATATATTTGTTCATTTACTTCTCGTTGCATTATTTCTACCATTTTATTTGCCATAGGTGTCATAGCAGTAGAAACAACGGATTTAATATAATTGACTGCACTTTCAATATCATTTACAACCAAATTAATCACCTTTTTTCATTTCTTGTATTTCCTCTTCCAATTTTTCACATTGTTTATTTAATATTTCTAATTTTTCAGCCTCTAATAATATTCTTTTGCTTAAAGTTAATGAAGTCATATTTGCTAATAGATTTTGTTTTTCTAACATGGCTTCTATAACAATTTCACTTACTATTTCATCTACATCTTGCGCAATAAACATTAATTCTTTTTTACCTTTATTTATTGATTCTATTAAATCTTCGTCTAATTCTAAATCCGTAGCTAATTCAAACGCTTTTTTATATATAAGTTCCATTAATGCTTTTTCTTCTAATCCTTGTTCTAGTCCTTTAGATATTTTTTCTTTTAATTCATTTCTATTCTCACCAAATATATTATAAACTAAAACAGTTTCTATTTCGTTATTTACTTCCACATCATATGAACTTCTAATCATATCTAATGTTAAATCACTTAATTTCATTTCTTAATCTCCCTTCTTTATTAATTATTTTAATATATCTTCTCTCTTCATTCATCTTTTTATAAAACAAAAATAGGAGAAGAAATAACCTTCTCCTATTCACACATTATACAAATAGTAATTAGAGTTAATACACAGCTGGTTTTGTGTACGTTTATATTATGTGTTTATTTTAAATTTATATACGCAATATTTTTAAATTGTGAACTAAGTCATTTTTGTAATAAAAGAACTATTCAGTTATTAGTTCTTCCATGCCAGCATTTACAAGTATTATTTTAACTTTTTCTTTTAAAAGTTTTGGTACTTGATTATAAGTTTTATTACCACACATTATTTCTTGTGCCCATAACATAGCCATCATGTCCTCACCTCCTTCGCCAAATAATAATCTATATAGTAGTTTTTTAACCACCATATACTATTTCACTCATTTCCAATATACATTCTTTTAACATTTTATTTTCTTCTTGCAAATCTACAACTTTTTCCTCAAGTGTTGGCTGTTGTTCTGTTGGCTCTTGATGTATTTTTTCAAATTCTTCTATTTCTTCCTGTGTTGCATCTCTATAAATGCCATTTTCGTATACTCTCATACATACCTCCTATTTACCATAAATTATAAATCTAGCACCTGTTGCAAATGTTGTCTGTGAATTTGATGCATATATTTCAATCTTAGATATTTTTTCGCCTATTGAAAATCGAGAATCTTCATGTGTATCGCTATTTAAAGGTACTACAGGAGTTACACCCCAAGTATTTGTTGCTATACTATTTACTGTGTAAAAAATTAAAGGGGATATTGAATTGATTACCAATAGTTCTCTCGTACCACTTCCTATTTTACCTATGGTTACATTATAAGGAGTGGTATTTGTTGTATAAATCAATTTGTTATTTATTTTAAAACTCAACGTTCCTGTAGCTTCAGTATTATTTTCAACAAACATTTTTATATATAACTCTGAATATTCTTTGTCAAAGTTTTTTACAACACTTTTTACTTCTTCTGCAGTTTCTATAGTTTCTATATATTCCCATTCCTTTTCACTTCCACCAGTACCACTATTGCCCTTTGGAATACCTAAATTAAGCAATGGATTTTCAGTTGTCCCAGCAATTGATGCTGTTGCACTGCTTCCACTCTCAAGTGTAGTTACTGTTCCTATTTGTAAATTCGGAGTTGCTCCAGTATCTCCTTTTGCACCATTGTCGCCCTTCCATTTATACCAAGTATAAGAACGTGGATTTGTTGGGGAATCTGCATTTGTATCAACGCTTAATCCTATATATGCGTTTGGTGTATCTGACATTTGCCCTGCTAACTGTGGCGCTCCTGTACTTGAATATTTTATATGTAAATACTGGCTTGTACCCCCACCACTTGATATAGGAAGTGTTATTCCTTTGCCTAATTTACTACCCTTTGAATTTACAAGTTGAAGTAAATTAGTAGCACTATCTAATGACAAATCAGTTGGTTGGTTGTTCGCAATATCTTTAAATTGCGAATTAACTTCATTTATAGCACCAATTATAGTTTTATTTGTAGTATTTAATTCATCATGTGAAATATCATCTACACCATTAAATGAAACATCGTCTTTATCAAGTTCAATTTGACTCTCTTGCACTTTCTTTATTTTATTATTAACTTCATTTATCCCACCAGTAATTGTTTTTTCATCGGTATTTAAAAATTCATCATTTTTCTTTTGATAATCTTTTAATTCTACAGTTCCTCCACCGATTCCAGAATTAACATCTTCTCTTAACTGATTTATTGCACCTACTACAGTTTTATTATCACCAACTAAATTTTCATCTCGTTTCATCTGAATTTCATTTTTATTTATTCCGTCGGTTATTTCTTTCACATCTTTTATTAATTTTTCTAATACAGGAAGATTTTTATCATTTTTTATTTTTTTATCTAACTTAGCAGTTATATTTGGTTTAACTACATAATCAAATTCTTCAGATGTAAAACATTTTGATTCATTTTCTATTGTTCCTGAAACTCTTATCTCACATGAATATTTACCAACTATATCAAAATAATCTGTAGTTAAATCAACTTGATATAATAAATCTTCTTTAGATATCAATGTTGCATCCAAAGGTTTGAATTCATCTGTCTCTGGTTTTAATACTGCAAATTCAACTATTAAATCATCTGGTATGGTTTTATCTTCATCAGTACAAATTAATTTAATAAAAATATTACATATATTTAAATCTGTATTATAGAAAAATATAGTTTTGTCGGATTTAACTTTTGTGTTTTTTAAATCTACGGTAATTAAATAATCTTTATCTATATTAATCATTTAATCATCCTCCTTTTATTAATTTTTATATAAAAAGAGTGGTAAATTGACACCACTCTTACAATTTCATTTCGATACTAAGTACGCAATATTTTTAAATTGGGAATTAACTTCTACTATATTTTAAATTGTCAACGACTTTTTCTAATTCGGCAATAACGTCATCGTGACCAGCTGTTGTTAAATGTAATTTATCCGTTTGCCAATATTTAGCTTGGTCTAATGTGTTAGTATGTTGATGCCAGTCAAAACAACAGTCTACTATAGGTAATGAATATAATTCAGCCATTTCTCTTACAATATTTTCTTTTAAATACATTTGTTGAACACCTTTATTTGGATTAGAAGGTTGCAATATTACTACTATATCTGCATTTTTAAATGTACTTAATAACGTTGAGAATATATAATTTAATGCTCCGTATAATGTTTCTTTATTTGTTTCATTTATACCACTACCAATTCTATTTATACCTTTATCGGGGTCTATTGTAGTCCAGTCATTAGCACCACCCATAAATGTTATAAGTTTTACATCATCACAAGTATAAGAAGTTTCATTTAATGCATAACCACCTTCAGCTTTATATTGAGCTATTGCCTCATCAAGTCTTACCCAAAAGGCGTGATAACCAACTGTAGTCCCATCTGCACTTCCTGCAATAGTAGAACTCGCTAAACCTCTTGGGTCTTGTATTAACCCATGTTTGATAGCAAACGTATCAAAATGATTGTGCATATATGCAGTATAACTATCCCCAAGAGTAAACATCACTCCACCATTATATTTTTTTATTTTATCAGTAATTTGATTAGTGGTAACAATAGGATATAATCTTTTACCTTGGTATGTAAGGGTTGCTTGTCTTGCACTCCCTTCGTTGTCATCAAACGGAGAATATCCAGTTACATCAAAATTACTAGATGTTCCGCTACTTTCACCACTTATTTTAATAGTGTTACCATTACCGTCATAAAATGTTGTCATTAGTTATGCACCTCCAATGTTTTTAAATATTCTGTTGCCTCTACAATTTCAACGTCAGACAAAGGTCTATTATAATATGCACAAGCGGTCATATAATTATTAGTGCCTGAAAAACTACAACCAAAACCACCTTCGATAATATCCCAACTTGCAAAATCAGTACAATCTGAACTATTTGCAGTAGCAATTAACTGACCATCTGAATATAATTTAAGTTCTGTGTCACTCATAGACAATGCAAATATAACATATTCTGCGTTAACTTTTGGGCTTGGAGCTGTAATGCCTTGAGCTGATAATTTGTTTGATTCTCCATTAGTATTCTTATAATAAGGAGCAAATTGAATAGAATTAGGTAGATTAGTTGCTGTAGTTGCCTTATATAAAGATGGAATACAAACACCATAAGTCATCCCTATTATTGTATGGGAATTACCATTCCCTATATAATTAGTAGTTTCAGCAGATTTTTTTCTAAGTCCTCTTGTACCAAAATTAGCAATACCATGATTATCAGTTGTATATGTTCCTGTACTACTAAATACAAAATAATCATTATTCCCGTTTGGTTCTACTTTTGCAACATTTCCCCAACCACTTAAATTATATGGACTTGTTATAGTAGCATTTCTAAAATCGAAGAATATATCTAATCCATTTTGTGGTAATTCGGCAATACTACTCTTTTCAATAGCAGTAGCAGTTATAACTATATTACCTGTAACAGAATTTATAGTTATTTTTCCATTGTTATAAACCGTAGAAGTAACGTCTTTACCACCCATAGTTACTGTAACTGTATCTAATTTACATCCATTATTAGGTGTTATTGTAGCAATATAAGAAGTATTTTCTGCTATAGAAGTATTGGTATTGTTATTAGTACATTTTGTTAATGTATTTGTAATATTATAATAAGTGATAGTAGGTGTATCACCACTAGATAATGCTGATACCAATGAAGTTATATTTGCACTTTGGTCTGTTGTATAAATTGCATTTTTTAATATTGTTTCTAATAAAGTTTTAGCAGTAGAATTTATGCCACCAGTACCAGTTACTCTCCCTTCTTCTATAGCTTTGTCTATTGCAGTATTGATTTGTTCTTGAGTAGGTTGTCCGACATTCTCAACTTCTTTCGCAATCTCTTTAAATTGCGTATCAATTTCTTCAAATTTCTTTGTATTTGATTTTCCATTTTTATCCACAACTAAATCTGGTGAAGTGTAAGGGTAAGAATAACCATCATTCCCGTCTCTCACTTTCATTTTATCGCTCATTTAATTATCCTCCTTTTGTATATTTTATTGGAGGTGTTTATTGCCCCCATATAATTTATACACTTTTGTAAAACCATTAATTCAAATACTTTTATAAAAGCATATAAAAAAATATGGGGACATTTCTGCCCCCATAAGTTAAAATTTATTAATTATTTTTACGCACCTGCTTTATCTTCTTCAAATGTCATAAAATCTCCATTTGTATCAGTACCTATATCAAAAGTTACAGAATAAGTTTGTAAATCTAATGAACTTGTACCAAAGTCTTCAGTTATTTGTGGAGTACAATTAGGTATTGTTGCATTTAATATTTTTCTTGTACCGTCTGGGAATTTTAATTTCATTTTTCCTGTATAAGTATAAGTAGTAGATGGAGAATCACCTATATGTATTTTACCTTCCGCATCTTTTGTAGCTCCTAAAGTAACTAAGAACATATCAAAATTCATAACTTCCATTTCTGCTGTAAAAGTCATGGCTTTATTTGCTTTTAATGTTATTTTATTTTTACCATCAGCTCTAGCATTTAAAGTATCTTCTGATTGACCTAAATTAAATGCATTTACATAATCTAATGCTACGTCTTTATCTGTTCCAGTTTCACCGTTTGGATGAAGTTTACCTTGCATAGCACCTTCTATTACGAATAAAGTTTCTTGTGCCATTTCACATTACCTCCGTTTTATTAATTATTTATTCATCCCTCATTAGTTTTGTACCCATATACCAAGGAGGAATTTCTTTACCTTTATATGCTCCTGCAATAGCAAGTTTCCAAGCCAATTCGCAATCTTCCATTGCTTTCATTGATTTATAAGTGTCTTGTAATTGCCAAGCAGTCCAATTTTTTATTTCTTCATACGTAGTTTTTCTTGTATGTATCACTTGTCTTACTATTTCTTCAAAATATATAGCATTTCTTTTTATTTGTTTTTCTTTGTATTCCTTTTCATACTTTTCAAACAATGCTATATCTTCAGCTGAACCTTCAATCTTTTGTTTAATTTCTTTTTTAGGTTCATCATAATACATTATTTCTAAAACAATTTTAGACAATATATTAAAATTACTATCGTCTATAAAAGATTCAATATTATCTTGAGATTTAATAAATATACTATATCCTTTATCTCCACAATTTTTTAATTTTATATCTTTCGTATCATATAAAATCATAAGATATAATATTAAATCTACTAATAAAGATTTATTCTTTTGAGATAAGGTATAATATATATTAAAAGGCATTTCCACTTCTTCAAAAGCACCATTATTATTCCAATATCGAACCATATAAAAAGGTTTTATAAATTCTATACTATCTACCACCTCTATAAATGTTTGAACCTTGGGTTGTTTAATAATGCCCAAATTAAATTCTCTTAAATCAATATCTTTACCAGATAATAATTCTTTAGTGAATTTACATTTCATTGAAATATCTCACTGTAACACTTGTTATATAAGTATTATAATCAATTGGTATTGAATAATTTTGTGATGTAGTTCCTATAATTGGTTTTCCAATAGCCTCTAATCTTTCATCTTCTCTAAGAATTTCATTTATTCTTTTGTAAATGATAACATCTCTTGAACCATTTAATGTATTGGAACAACTATTGTGACAAACTACACCTATATCTAATCTAAAAGAACTTATAAATGAAGAAGTTTTACCATTATTTAAAGAAGCTGGTTCATCTTTATACATATTTAAAAATATATAACAATCAGATTCAAATATAGCGTCAAAGAGTTTATTAACTCTACGGTCTATAAATATTTTTTTATCATTAAGGTTTTTTATAGGCTCTTTCACTTTAGGTAAAGATAAAATATCATCTTCAGTGGTGTTTGTATAATACAACATTTTATTAATTGTATCATCAAGCATTAAAAGAGTTCCCACTTTATTTATATATCTATCTGGAAATGTTATTAACTTGCCCATTTTAAGATGCCCCCAATCCTCTTATTGTTATATTTTTAATATCTATAGTTTCACCATTCTTATTTTTTGCTATTAAAGTAATAACTTCTCCAATAATATCAAAATCTAAATCTACAGATATAGTACATTCTTTATTGTTTGTATTAGTAATTTTGCAAAAACCATAATCAAAGTCTAATTCAAAATTCACTTCTTCATCATATTGGATTTTATAGATTAAATCTTCACCTATATGTATTTTATCATTTCCTTCTATTTCTCCAGATTTAACAGACGAGTCATAAAAAGGATTATAAGCAACTAAATTATCGTCATCGTCTTCAACTAATTGAGTAGTTTCAAGTAACAACCATTTGATTAATCCATCACCAGGAACTTCTCTTCTAGTATACTCAAAATCATTTTTATGAGTTATTTTATAGGCTTGTCTATCTTTTCCCATAAGTCTTGCACCGACTTTCAAACTAGAAGTTATCGGATTAGAACCTACTAAAACTGTTCTTTTTGCATCTAGGTTAGAAATATATTTATAATCGTGAATACCTTTAGAATACATTGTTAAGTTAGTAATATTAACTGGTGTTCTATAAATTTCACCTTTATATCCAATATTAAACCATTCGTTACATCGTTTCAATGTATACTTTTTATGAGTCATTGTACTTATTACTTCTTCAAATTCTAATATGTAATATGATTTATTCCAATATATATAGCTACCTACATCTACAGGACATTCTAATCTACAAACTAAATATTTTTCATCAAATGCTGTTTTATCATTATCGGCAATGTCTTTTATAACCATTCTTTCATGTGAATTAGTTTCTTTATTTATTAATTCATCTGGTCTCGTATATTGGATTTCATAAGCACTTCGAGCCTCTTTAGTTAAGTAAAACTCAAAGTCGTTAATCATATCATTTCTTTCTTTTTCCTCTATTGTATTAAAATCTTTTAGATTTCTTTTTCTATATTTTTCAAAGTAATTACTCATTTATGTCAACTCCTCTTGTGGCATAACCTATTCTTAACTTTCTTAATTCTTTAACATACATTTCTCTAGTTTTCAAAAGGTTATTCAATAAGGTTGCAGGTGACTTAATAGAATATTCACTATCTGTTATATGAATAGTTAACGCATCTCTATTAAGTATTTTTGTATCTACAAAAGGAATTAACATACCTTTAGCTAATATTTGCTTTTCTTTCCAAGTTAATTCTGATTTAAAATAGCCGTCCTCTATAGTTAAATCTTGTTTGCATTGTTCAAAATTAGATATTGAAACATATAAGTAGGATTCTAACAAATCTTCAAGGACGGATTCATCTATTTCTAATAAATCATCTTTACCTAAATGTTTTAAAAATAAATCATAAATTTCTGTGACAGGTGTCATTTAATCACCTCTATTCATCAATATCTATTAATTGTTCTCTTCCTAGTAAATCACATAATATTTTTTCTTTTCTTCTTGATAACTCGAAATCAGTTTCTTCTGATTTAGTCATCATTATTGCTTTACAGGCTAGATTTCTTAGGAATGATTCTTTTCTATTTTGAATTTTTCTTTCAAATCTATCATCTGGAAGATTTAATAATTCTTCAGCTTTAGCAGTTAATTGACTTTCTTCACTATTATAAATAGAAGATATACCAACATAATCTACAATATCATCTATTGTATATTCATCTGATAGAACATCTGTTACAATTATCATATAATCTTTAAAAAAAGATTTACATTTATTTGCAACTTCCCATAATTCTGCTAAAGATATTTCAGTATATTCATTTGGAAGTAAATCAAAATATACTTCTTCATTCTTATTCATATAAACAACACTCATAAAAGACATATTACAAATTTGAACGTATATTTCATCTTGATTCTTTTTTAATTCCATATTAATTTGTCTTTTAGTTTTTTTCTTTTCTATTTTTTCTTCTACCTTTTCCATAACGTCTTCAGTTACTTTGTTGGTAGTTTTCGCTTTAGTTGATTTAGTAGTAGCCTTTTTTAATTTTTCCATTTTGTTCATTCTCCCTTCTAAATTAAATAAAGCACTACCAATAAAGTAGTGCTATGTTAATTATTAATTATTTTTGATTAGTTTTGTATTTTTATTATAGCGTAAGTAGAAGCTACAGCTACACCTAAATGTACCATACGGTTCATTTCCATTTCGATTTGATAATCTTTTCTAGCTCCAGTAGTATCTTCGTTTAATTCTACATCGCCTAATCTTCGCATAAGGTCGTTACTCTTATACCGTTCTCTAAGGAACTGCTCATGCTTTCACATGACGAGGAGACTATTTCTTCACCCTATATTTATAGGGGCAACCCACTTCCACCCACTTGGGTGTACGAACTTGCGTTCTAGTCGTTGGAGTTTCATCTCGTTTTATTTATTAATTATTTTTAATTCTTTATTTAAAATGGTTTCTATATTATCAAACTCCCAATACGGGATTCTTATTAATTTCCAATCATGCTTTTTAGCATATTTATTTTTTATTTTATCATTTATAACTATATCGTCATGTCCATCATTTTCATATACCTTTTCATAATGAAATATACCATCATATTCAATCCATATTTTTTCATTAGGTAATATAAAATCTGGTCTAAGAGGATTGCCTTTGGGTGATAATAAATCATTAAAATATGGTTTATTATATATAAATTCTTTATTTAATTTCGTTAATATTTCTGAAATTTTATTTTCTCCTTCAGTTTGACTACAAATAGGACATTTTTGAGTAAGTTTAAAATTACCAAAAGTTCTATGAAATTTATGACCATTAGTACATTCGATTAACAATGGTGTTGAATTGTTAATATATTCTTTTGATAATAATTTATATCCATATGATTGAATATAATTTTTCACATAATCATAAGAATATCTAAATTTTTCAGATAATCCTTCATATTTACACTCTTTACATCTTCTTCCGTATTTAAAATTATCCCATGAAATATAACATATATGACCATTATTACATTTCATTTTCATAGGAACATCACTTTTAACATATTCATTTTCCAACAATGCATATCCTTGTAATTCTATATATTCTTTAACGTAATTATAATTTAATTTTCTATCTTGAGATATTTTTTCAAAAGCACAAGTTCTACATCTTTTTCCTTGTTTAAAATTACCAAAAGTTATCTCACACTCATGTCCTTTATCACATATCATTTTTAATTTTGTATGATTATTTATATATTCCTTAGATAATAATTGATATCCTTGTAGCTCAATATAATTCTTAACTTCTTCATAAGTTAATTTCTTTGGCATATTACCACACCCTTTTTATTCTTTCCATTTTATAATCTTTTTAAACCTTTTAAATAAAAATAATTAATATTAAAACAGGGACGCTTACCTGCATGAACAGGGATTGTAATGAATTTAATCATCTAGTGTTTAGGATTTAACCATGCACCATCTCTACGTTTTTTCTACTTTCGTGCCGTTACGTTTTAGTTTTCACTATCCGCTTTGGTGTAGAGCTTTACCCATTACCTGCAATTCAAGTTGTGTCCTATACCGATTGCTCGATATACGGGGCGTTAAGCTACGTTTAACTTGTTACCCTCATAACCTAGTTTTACAATTGATTCACCAGCTGGTATTAAAATTAAGTATTTATCTTCTATATCGAATTTACCAACTTCTTTATCATAGTAGTTTGGTAATGGAACTAATGGAGTACCTTCAAATACTCTAGTATAACCATAATTTCTTCTATCATCTTTTTCTGCGTCAGATAAGAAAGTAGCATCAGTTTTTACATGAGCTAATGCTGATTTAGTACCTAATATTTGTACTTCTGCACCTGTATGGTCAGAAACTTTGGCTATCATATCTCTTAATGTTTCTGCTAAAGCACTATCATTAGAAGCTTTACATAAATTTGGATTTCCAACAGTATCATAAGCTCCGTATAAAGTTTTAGTTACTAAAGTACATATTTTTTTATCGAAAGATTTAGCAACTCTTTCTACGAATAATGTCCAATCTATAGCACCTTTTAAGAAATCAAACATTTCTGCATAGATTTTAACACCTAGTCTGAAACCTTTAGTGTCAACTTTTTTATCAAAAATTCTTTGTCTATGAACAGTTTTCCCACCGGTAGCCATTACACTAACTTTAAACAATTCATCATTTTGTATGATATATTCTTTTTTATCACCTAAGTCAAATGTTTCAACATCAACTAAATCTCCATAAGATTCCACAGTTATTTCATTATGAGTTACTGTTATTAATTCTTCTAATAACTCAAATACAGTATTACCATTTCTATCTAACCATCTTCTATATTTAGATTTCTTTTCTGGTAATGGTTCTACTTTTTCAAATATCATATTTCTGATTATATCAGATGCTTCCTTTTTAGAATAATTACATACTCCGTTATGTAAATCTATTATCATTTGTCTAACATCGTTATCTATCATTATTTATAACCTCCTAATTTATTATCGTTTTTCTTGATTCTAATAGAATAATATTTTAACCATATCTCTACCTTGTTCTTTAAGTACTTCTACAACTTCACCAACAACCATTTTTTCTGCTTCATGAAGTTTTAAATTGTGAGAAGTAGCTTTTGGAGAAAGTAAGCTACCTTTTGCAACTTCACCATCTACTAAAGATTTTTCTATAGTAACAACCATTCCTTTGTGTAAGAAATAACCTCTTACTGGGTCTCCTGCTTTTGTATCTGGATAATCTCCATGATTCCACATATCATTTTTGTCATATCTATGACCATCTGAAGCTACCATAGCTAATATACCATATTCTACGTCTTCTAAATCTTCTACTTTGTAACATTCACCTTCTGCTCCTATATCAGATATTTGAGCTAAAGTATTATCAGCAAGTCCTTTTACTAATACTACTTCTCCATTTTTTAATACTTCATCTGCGCATATTATTGATTTGGTAAAATTGTCTTCTACATAATTTAATATTTGTATCATTATTTATACCTCCTAATTTTGTTAATTATTTTTTGTTTTTCCATTTTTCTAATCTACCACCGTAAGGTGCATTAGAATCTATCAATTCTTCATTTGGATTTATTATACCTACTGAATTAGCTTTCCCATGTTTAGTTTTACTAAATGATTGAGCTTCTTTAACTTGTTTAGCCCACATTATAGCTAATTTCCCTTCATATTCTTCTTTAGATATTTCATGTTTTAATGCTTTATCTTGAAGTGCTTTAGCATCTTCTGTATCTAAAGAATATTTTTCAGTTATAGAATCAATTTCTAATTTAAATTGTTTAGCATCGCTATCAGTTTTAAATTGTTTTAATTCTTCATAATCACTCATGTTTTCTAATTGAGCTTTTAATTCTTCATATTCAACTTTTAATTGGTCAAAAGCAGTTTTTAATTGTGTATATTTTTCATCTTCTGTATTATCTTCAACAGAATGATTTTCCTTATCTTTATCTTCTTCCTCTTCTGAACAATCTTTTTTCTTTTCTTCAGAATTATCTTGAGAACATTCTTCTTTTTGTTCTTCTTCATCTGGAGTGAAATCTTCTTGTTGAGTTTCCTCTTGATTTTCAAATTCTTCAGTTTCTTGAACTTCTTGATTTTCAAACTCTTTGTCCATTGTTTCACCTCCCTTTTCTAAAGAATAAATTTTCTTCATTTCTTCTAATTCAGTTTTAACATCTCCACAAGTGAACAGAGACAAGTTAGCTCCTGCCATAGCAGGTTTAACACCTACACCAAGCATTGTTATACCTAAAAAAGTAAAATCAGTTATTTCAAAGAATCCATCTTCTCTAAAGCTAAAATCGTCAACATCTATTTCCATAGATACCTCTAATGCACCATCGTTAGAATCTAATATATCAAGTAATTGTTGGGAATACTCCCTCCATATTAATGCTGTGCAAGATAAATATTTCTTACCGTCTTTTTCTACTTGTGTAATTATAGTATCCTCTGGAACAAATCCATAAGCTTTTTCAAGGTATATTAATTGATAGTCATAACCATCTGGAGTATCAGTAGCCTCCATTTTAGTATCATGTCCACCTAAAACCCATTTGTCATCTTCATTTTTATAAACATGAGCTAATAAGGGTATACCTCTAATACTTTTTTCAGCACATTTCATTTGTGTTTCTGAATCAAACCAAGAACCATTTAAATTATCTTGGTCGTGACATACAAGTATTCTACATCCTACAAATCTACTATCACTTGAAGATTTAAAAACTTCCATTTCACTATATAATTTTAAATGTTTATTTCCCAATTCTAATTCACACCCCCTTTCTTCTTAGAAAAATAATTTATTAGAAAACATGAATTTTCTTTTATCTTCATTACTGAATTTAACTTTAGTACTATTAAGAAAAATATAAACAGTTTTATTATCTATAATACCTTCAGATAAAAACACTAATCCTCGATTTAAAAGTTCATGTTTATCTTCTTCATTAAATGCATATATGAATTTATTCATAATATATCACCTACTCATTTATATATATAAAAATCCTTCACCTTGAAGTTTTGAACTTATACCTAAGTCTTTAGTATGCTTAATAATTCTTGCATATAATTCTTCTTCTGAAGGAGTTCTACCATATTTATTTATGAATTTTTCTCTTAATAATAATGCAGTTCCTGCAACTACGGGACAAGACATTGAGCTTCCGCTACTTTTGCACCATTTATCGTTAAAATATACCGAAACAATATCAGTCCCGCAGGCCACCAAATCTACCCATTTGTTTGAATTGCTATATTTTGCAATAGATAAATCAAGATTTACAGCACCAACATTTACAGCTTCTTGATAACTAGCAGGATATCCATATTCATCTGTATCTGCATTTCCATCACCATTATTTCCTGCTGAAGTACAAACTAAAATACCACGTTTAGTTGCTTCTTTTACTAAATCGTGTAATTCTTCATCGCTTTCAGTGCTTCCTAAACTCATAGATATAACATGAACATTTTGTTCTAAGGCATATTTAAAAGCATTTATAATACCTTCTATACTACCTTTACCTTTAGAGTTTAACGCTTTAGCAACTACTACTTCACACTCTGGTGCTACTTGTATTATCTCACCTATACAAAAACTACCATGATTATTTTTATCAGTGTAATCTTCTGAAGTTCCTTCATTTGTAAAATTTTTACCTGCTACAATATTATTAACTATAAATGAATGAAGATGTGAACCTGTATCAATAATACAAATTCTTTGTCCTTTTCCTTTATATCCTTGTTCATGTAAAATTTGTATATTAGAAAGTTGTATTCCTTTACACATATAATTACTATAAGGATTTGTTGATAAAATATTATAATCCATTATATCACCTATCCTAAATTTAATTCTTTTATTAATATTCCTTCTATATTATCCATGTCATAATACCAAATTTCTAATAAATTAATATTATGTTCTTTAGCATAATTTCTTTTTCTTTTATCATGCTCTAATTGTCTTTCAAAATCCTTCTTTGACATCCAGGTCTTTTGCCATGATTTATGTTGTTCTCCTTGACATTCTATTAATAAATTATAATCTGGTAAATAAAAATCGTATGATAAATTGCCATTTCCTAATCCTAACAATCCCTCATATTTTACTTGTGTCTTATAATTAATATTATATTTTTCTAATATATTTTTAGTTTTTGTTTCTAATTGTGAAGAATTACAATTTATGCAAATAACACCTGTATCACTTCTATTTAAAACTTTTAATTCCCTCTCAAATTCACTTCCACATTCTTGACATATAAATTTATATTTTTTATGACTCTTAGGAGTGACTTCATAAGAAGATTTATCATTATTAGGAGACCAATACTTCGCTTTATCGGGATATAAAGTACCGAAACTATCTAATGGATGTACTTTACCTCGTCTAGTGCTACAATACGGACATCTATCACCTCTCGAAAACTGATGTCCCGTAGTTTTATAACTCCCATGTTGATTATTTTTGACACACTTTATATAAACTATTTTTTTAGCACCCTTATAAATCAGATAAGGATTTAATTCATTCTTTTTCCAATCCCAGTATTTATTTAAAGGTTCTTTTAATTCTTGTTGAATATAATAGGCAAAACTATTTTCATAAGCATTACAGCAATTGGTACATTTATCTTTTCTATTTATAAAACTATATTTAACGACGTCATATTCCTCATCACAATAAGGACATTTAACTCTAATATAAGTAGCATTATGTTTTTTATTTTTCCCATCCATAGTTGTTTCATTTTTATGATAACTTCCTACATAAATGTAATCGTCTCCACGATTTTCAACTCTTTCTTTATGTTTTTCATTAAAATACATATATATTCCTCCTAATATTTTATTAATTATTTTTTATTCCATTTATTTAATGCTGAATCTAAATTTTCATCTCTCATAAATACCCAAAATGTTTTATGATTATTGGGATTTAATCCACAAACATAATATTTAAGTCCTTCATTTATTAAAAACTTCTTTTGTTTAGCATCATAACATATATATAATGGATTTTTATAATTCATATTTCTTCCTCCTTAAATTAATAATCTCCGGCATTACTACTCTCTGGCATTCTATTTGGGTCGCCAGATTCTTCCCCAGCTGTAGGTCTTCCACCTTTATCATTATCAATAACTTGACTATGACTATTAGCTAATGGAGTCATTAAATTGCTAAAATCTAGTATTGATTCTATTTGTAATATATTCAACGCTTCTAACGGAGAATATCCACATAATCCTAAATATTCCAATTTGCTTGCCCATGTAGTTAATCTATTGCAACTAGATTGGATTCTTTCCTCTTTATTAAATTTGGTTGTATCACAAAAACACAATTGAAAGTTCTTTAATGATGAATTTTTACTAAAAGCATAATTTAACCAAATTTTAATTCTATCCAATAAATTTAATGGTGCTAAACTGTCAACAATCGTTCCATAAATTACAGATTGAGTGCTACTTCTATTATCTCCATTAAATAAATTACTATCTATACCAGCTGTATCATATACATTTTTAGTTAAATTGTTTATTTCCTCATAATCAGAAACCTTATTAGTTTGTAATGAAACGGAATCTATTGGATAAGGTGAACTTACAACACCTATACCATCTCTGACATTTTTAACTAATGCTCTATGATAAAACGTTGCTGTTTCTGGCTCTATACTTAAATCACCGTCATCATCTGTAGGCAATAGTTGATGAATTAATTTAAAATTATTAGCCTCAATATTTTCCATGCTAGCATCTGCTAAATCTTTTATCCTACTTAAATCTAAAAGCAATCCAGAATAATATGGAATACCTTTACTTTCTATTACTTCTGGAAGAAAAGCTATTGCGTTTTCAAGTGGTAATTTATAATAGTTATCTACGAAATTTTCATCATTCTTTAATGTACCTGCTTTATAGCTTGCATATAAATCTTGAATGTCTGTTGGGTAATATCCTAATTGTTTAGTATTAATACCACTAAGTTTTATACTATAACCTAACATAAAAGATTCAGTATAAGTGACTTTACATAAATCTTCCGGTAAAGAAACGAATGTAATACTATCGCTTGTTTCCTGTTTATATAAATATATTTCTCCTTTTCTAAATTCACTCTCTAGAATCCACGGACAAAGAGTTTTTAAATTATACTTTTCTAATTCTAAACACGCTTTTCTATAAGATTTAAAAAAATTATCTTGTCCTTTAGTCATAAACTTACTAGCATCTAATGGAACTAAATAATGGTCGTAAGTTAACAAATTCGATTTATAATTTATTATTTCTTTTAAATTACCATTAATAACCCTCATTAACTCGGCTTGCTGTTGTAGTGTAGTAACATTAGAATAAGGATTTTCTAAAGCACTAGCTATAGTGTCAGTATCCACTTTACTTCTTCTTCTACTACTAGATACTTTATCTATATTGCTTATATCAACCATAGAAGCTTGTTGCGCAAATTTCAAATTATTCTTTTTATTGTCTTTCTCTTCGCTCAAATATCTCACCACCTTTTTTAATTAGCTAAGAAAATATGTCTCTTTTTCTTGTTTCTATTTTTCTTTCTTATATCTCTTTCTATTAATTCAGCTAAATAATTACCATAAGTAATAGAAGAATATCTATCCTTACGATTTCTTCCTTTTTCTTTAAGAACTATATCACCATTCCCCATAGTTTCATAATCTAAGTTTATTGATTCAAATATAAAATTAGATGTTTGAATAAATGGTGCTATTTTATTAGCATGATATTCTGAATCTTGATGATATTTTAAGTCTTTACTAAAATCTCCTCTTTTTTCATTTTCTTCTATTAATAATCTTATTTTTTTACTACTAAAAGCATTTTTAAGATATACTGCACAATCATTATTTATTTTTTGATTCCCTTTAATTACATATATACAATTTATACCATTTTTTAAAGGTTGAAAATCTTTTGATTGCGTACTCATATCATAAATACCAAAAGGTTCGTAATGTTCATCAATATTTTCGTCATAAGATGATTTTTCCATCTCTTGTATTACTGCTATACCTAAACCACCACCATCTATAATTATTTTATCAGCTTTAAATTCTGTATATAATCTCTTAATTCTAGTGGCTTGTTTTTCAAATTTCATACCATTATGTGATTCCATATAAACAACTTCTCTAATAATATTATTTCCACTAGGAAGTAATCTCCATAAAGTAAAAATAGAGTTATCATTTTTATTTGATTTGTTAGCTTTTGCCGTTGCTACGTCAACTGAAATTATTCTTATTTCATTTTTCTTTTTAGGCATTCGTTTTAATTTTTCTTTCTTTTTATCTGAATTCCTATAATCGTCGTCCGTTAATGGATAATAACAATTCTTTAAAACTCTTGCATTCAACATATCTGCTGTATTAAAGAAACAATCTCCACTTTGTCCATGCCATATAGCACCATATTCCATATTAAATACAAATTCACCCATATCCTCTTTATCTTCTTCAATCTTATCTTTTAAGACAAGTTTATGGTCTAAAGATGCCAAATAAGGAATTGCACAAGCGAATGCTTTTCCACTTTCAAACATTCTATTAAATATGGTTGTGAATTTTTCATAACTCCAGTGAACTTTTAACCACGCACTAGAAAGATATCAATTTGTTATTAACTATAGGTTTTTTATCCTATACTCTGGAAGTTTCCCTCATTTTCATCGGTTAGTCAATTCTAACCCAGTTTAGCATATATTTTCATTCTCTAAATTCTGTATAATGAATGTAGGATACTCTTGGTGATATTATATTCTGTGGGGGGATAATTATCCCTCAAACAGTTTCAATCACTATGCGTTACAATACTTATAGTTTTTAAACATATAAGTTATCTCGGTATTAGCTTATTTATAAAATAATCATTTAAAGTTTTAATTGTATTTTCATAATAAGGTATTCTTAGCATATTTATATTATTACTTTTACAATAATTATTTTTAATTCCATCTTTAATTATTTGGATTTCAAATCCTTCTTCTCCTCCAAATAATTCTACTGGCATAAAATGTTGTCTACCATCGTATTCAACAACTAAATTATAATTAGGAATATAAAAATCAAATCTTAGTACATCATTATATTTACAATCATTGAATATGTATTCTCTTTCAAATCCAATATTTTTACTTAATAAATATTCCAGAATTTCTTGTTCCCCTTTGCTAATTGTAGCTTTTGACATTTTGTCATATCCTTTTCTAGCCATACATTTGGGGCAAATTATTTCAATATTGTTTTTAATTTTATCTTTAATGTGATAAAAATTTTGCTCATATTCTTTTCCACATTTACATTTTAATTTTAATTTTTCGCCTGGAATATATTCAGTAGACAATAATTCACTTTCACCAGTACTTTCACATATAAGTTTTACGTCATGGAAACTACAATAATGTCCATTATTGTTTTCTATATTTCTTTGTTTTCTTATTTTTTCAGCACATTTAGGACAAGTTTTTGTTTTACTTTTTTTAAATAATTCCCATGTTGTTTCATAAGTTTCACCACACGTTCCACATTTAACTAATAGTGAAGTATATACATTTTTATATTCAGTTGAAAGTAATTTATTACCATAAGATTCAATTTCACTTCTAACTTTATCTATACTCACTTTGTTATTAGAACAAGTTTGACAATAATATCTTTTTTTATTTTTAAAATCTTGAAAACTTCTTTCAAATACATCTCCACATTTACAACGAATTTTCAATTTTTGTTTGTTATTAATATACTCTTTAGTTAATAAGGTACAACCTTTTGATTCTATATATTCCTTAATTTTATCATAATCATATCTAACTCCCATGAATTCACCCCCTTTTTTTATATTATTGTATTAACATAACTCAATGATTAATTACTTATAAATTATTAATTATTTTATAAACTTAGCCTTTCTTACCATGTATATCACTATACATTTGACCGATTTTACCCTATTTTAAATATAAGCACTTATACTTTACTTATATTGAGACATATCTTTTTATCTCCATGTTAGATTCAAGAGGATAATCCTTATATTCGGGTTTTTCTAAAAACGGAGGTTTTCTTGGATTTGTTAAGAATTGTTTTAAAACTGAATTTATTACATCTAATTTGATAAGCCTAAATTCATCTGCAACCAATACATTCCCTCTCAAGCCTCTCGCTCCATCATTAGAAGCTATAGCTGTTATTACAGAACCATTTTTAAATATACATTTAACATTATCTTTATTATTTTGAACTTTTTTAATTTCTTTTGCTAACGCAGGGTAATCCCTTCGTAAATCTTCAATCTTTTCGGTTATAATTAATCCTGCCTGGTCTTTGTTACCAGATGCAACTATTATTTTAGAACCTGGATATAATATTGCTCTACAACATACAAATATCGCAGTTAGAAATGACTTACCGAGACCACGTGAAGCAATAAAGCAGAAACTTGTGCATATATTCATCATATAAAGTAATATTTGTTGAAACAAATATAAATTAATTCCTAACCAATCCATACAAAATCTATGTGGATTTTTTCTAAAATATTCTGTCCATATTTTTACACCATCTAATAAATTTTCATATGAATCTTTTTTTAAGTTTTTTCTTTGTTTGCATTTTAATCTATTCTCCATATCCTTTTTCATCCTCCTCTGTATAAGGAGTTGAATCATTATTTATTAACTTTTTAATAGGATTTAAGAAGTAACGATTTAACCACCATTTAATTCTATCCACATCATCGTATTCTGGGTGGACATCTGGAATAGGTTCATTTTTTTCTACTTTAGCAATTAATGTACCATAACTTAAATTATCGTCTTCACCATATTTGCTCATTTTAGATGGTAAAACATTTAATTCTTCCATACGTTTGGAAATTTGATTAGTTAAGTTTTCAAATGCTTTTTGGTCATTCTTGACTATAGCTCTTTCTCTTAGAACCTCTAACATACATATTGTTTTAATTAAATTAACTTCTTGAATGGCTTTAGACGGATAATTATCTGTGTATTGTTCATATTTTCTTTGAAGTAATTCATATTCATCATCTTGAAATCCCTTACCCCAAAAGTCAACAATTTCACTTGAAGTAACTGTTTCTCCAGTAATAATATTGGTTACACCATCATAAGTAAGCATATTATCTAATGATGTTAATCCTTTAAATGCTTTATCTCTATTGATTATTCTAGTATAATTACCCAAAAAATTATTACCATATTTCTCAACACACTTCAAATACGTTTCTTCGTCATAATACATATCTAAAACCATACATAAATGTATGAAAGCCAACCTATGGTCGTTATTGTAATTTTTTAATAACTTTTTAAAATACTTGTCAACTACTTCTTTACTCATAGGCAATTTCTTATCATGTTCATAAAGCATTGATTGTGTAGAGTAGAAATCTCTAACGGTAGGTTTAAATTTACCTGTAGCTGAACATTGTTTTGTGTCTGCCATTTTTATCACTCTCCTTTAAAAAATGAAAAAATGGTTACGACTAATGGAAGGAGTTTTTAGCCGTAACCTAAAGGGGAGAATTATGTTTGAGTTCTTATATCATATTTAAGAACTCAAAAAATACTGATATAATTATCAATATCATTTCAATCCTTAAAATAAAAATACCACTCTAGTCGAGTGGCTTAATCAATTATTCAACTTTCATTACATAACTTGCAACTACTCCATCTTCATCAAGTATTAATAATGTTTGAGAAGGTTTATTATATAATTTTTTCTTCATAGCATAATCATCTGTTGAAATTAAACTACCATTTATATATATATCTGTGTTATATTGTGAAAACATTTTAGGTTGATGATAATGTCCTAATAAAATTAAATCTATGTTTTCATCACCTATAACCATAGATAATTCTTCGCTTACTTTATTTAAATTAACTTGGTCACCATGACATGAAACAACTGTATTTCCTTTTACATTCATTATCGATAATTCACCGTCATTTATTGAATTTAAAAATACAACATTTGATAAATTTGATACTCTCATTTTAATCATTTCATTTAATAACATGGAATAATTATTACCATTACTTCTATCATCTTTCATCATTTCTACTGCTTCATGATTACCATTATTTTGAGTTACAGTTAAATAAAAATAATTTGATAATTTTTCTATTACCTGTGATATTATTTCACTAACACTTACTATTTGTTTTACCAAAGATTCTTGGTTAGATAATTTAATACTATTATGTAATTCACCAGATATTAAATCTCCGTTCAATACTAAATGTAATTTATCTATATTATTATCAATACAATGTTCTATTGTTTTATTAATTATTTTATCTAACCTTTTTATAGCTATATCTTTATTATATTTATTTATTGAATTTTCTACAGTCATAGAAATATGCAAATCGCTTAATATCAAAATTCCGTCTTTCCCACTAGAATCTTCTTTTGGAACATAGCGATTCAACAATGGATTTCTTGAATTTAAATTATTAATTTCTTCACTTATTAAATTCATTACATTTTCCATCCTAGATAATCCTCTTAATTGTCTATTCACTTCTGTCCTTAAATCAGTTAACTTTATTTTTTCCTTTTTTATTTCAGCTAATGTTTTGCTATCTATATCATTTTCATTTATAGTTTCAGAATATAATTTAAATCCATATGCTAATTTCCTTAAATGGTCATCCGAATAATCTGTTTCATATTTTCTATTTATATCTTCCCATGACATATCATTTAATTTATTAAGTTTATTTAAACAATCCTGTATTAATCCTTTTTTATTCATAATTCCCTCCAAATAAACAAAAAAATAATTGGGAGGTTTTATACCTCCCTTATTCAATTATCTTTCAACAGTATTTTCTATTTTCAACTTAACGTTTTTATCTCCAACAAAATCAGCGAATAAGTCGTTTATTGCGAATCTTTCTAAATCATATCCATCTTTGTCTAATTCTACAATAAAATATTCTCCATCTTCTTCTATAACACGACCTATCTTTATTTCTAATGTTTTTCCTTCTTTAAAAACCATAGAATTTTCCTCCCTTTATTAATTATTCCCCTTGTATTCTTTTAGCAACAGATTTTTTAAGTCTAATTTTAACAACTTCTTTATCTTCAGTTTTAAAAGGTGTTTCTTTTCCTTCTTTAGTTTTTATTACACCTTCTCTACCTTTTTTAACTTTCTTATCCACTAAAAACATTCCTAGAGAAACAGATTCATCAACTTCTATTTGTTCATATACAGAAGTTACCACATCCTCTAATGCTTTTAGTACCTCTCTAGCTTCAGCTTGTGATACTTTTAGACCTCTTTCTTCTAAAGCTCCTTGTAGTTCTTTTATTACGTTTATTTCCATAAAACATACCCCCTTAATAAATTATAAAATATTAATAAAAATAACAAATATTATAGGCTTTTTTAGCCTTACATAAATAATAGTTAATATACTAGGAAAAAATTAGGATATTTTGCACACTTTTAAAATATATTATTTTTATCGACATTTTTTACATATAGATAATAATCCTTTACTTCCGTTTTTATTAAATTTACTCACCAATTTAACCTTGCCACACTTATTACAACGTTTATATTCTCCTTTACATATATTCAAATAGTATATATCTTCTAATTCTTCTTCATAAGCTTGTACTATGTTTTTTACTATTGTGTCTAACATTCCTGTAATTGAAGGTAGTTTTCGATTTAATTCCTTGGCTATATTTTTAACTGTATCCCCTTTCATCCATAAATTTAAAACTTCCTTCTGTTTATCTGTAAATTTAACCTTTTTTAATACTTGCCCTAAATCATATAATATACAATCTATATCTGACGTAAAATCATATTCTTCTTTTTCCCTATATAATTGTAATAAAGGTTTAACATGAGTGACATCTAATGTATCTAAACAATCCCATGTTACCGCTCCATTATCTTTTAATAGTTTTTTAGGTATAAATAATGGATTATATGAATTTTGAACATATTCCATATCGCTCCTTAAACTACTTTTCATATAGTCACATTTATATTTAAACCATCCTTCATTTTTATTTTGATTTAATTTTTTATTAATATTGTTTTGCAACTCTTTATTTTCCTGTATTTCATTTAAATGATTTATTAAATCTTGATAACATCGTAACTCCTCATGTTCATTTATATATTCTTTATTAATTGTTCTTTTTGGCACTAATTTAATGTTTTGAACTGGTTTTAATATAATCATTGGGTCGTCTTCATTTATTTGTTCACCATATCTACACACATAAGATTTTTCTTTTTTTAATGCTTTTTGAAATTCTTCTTCATTATTATATATTTTTAATTTATTCTTTTTTCTATATTCTTTATCTGGCTGAAGTATGTATGTACCTAAACTTTCTAGTAATTTACATATATTACTATCTGTTGCTAAATCTTCGTTTGCATTTGGTGATAAATTTATATGACTTCTTTTTTCATTCTTTTGCTCAAATATTTCGTCCCAAAATAAATCACCATTTAGTTCTACACCATTAATATATTGTAAATTTAATAATTCCTTTATATATTCAATTCTTTCTTCTATAGTTTCTAATTTGTATTTATCTTTATCTATTTGATAATCATAAATACCTTTATTGTCTATTTTGCCGTAAAAATTATTAAAGTATATTCTTCCCATTTTATCCACCTCTATTTTATTAATTATTTTCTATTTTGAATAATCATTCATTCTATCTATTTTATACTCTATCTTTTCTAAACTCCAGTACAGTCTTTGTATATACTCTTTACTTCTACCTTCTTGAATAGCTTGTTTTATTTTCTCCTCTATTTTTATAGCTCTGTCTGTATTGGCTATCCTACTCATTTATATCACCTCAAATTCATTTATTTTAAATACAAGTGATTCATATCTACTATCTAAAATACATTTATCATCCTCTATTGTTGTTATTGCCCAATCTTCATATTCAAATTGTTCCTCTAGTTGTTTCTTTGCATATTCTTTTATTTTATTTTTAGCTGTATTCTTATCTTTACAAACACATTTTATATCTTTCTGAATTCCTTCTTCACTATAATATATTTCTGTGACAATATACACTTTCATGTTTATACCTCCTAAAATCAATTTTAAGCAATCCTATCTCTTTATTGAATAACTAATCCTATTTTTAATTAAAAACTCTTAGAAAAGTTCTCATTAGATATTTTAGCTATATCTTGTTTAACCACCTCCTTATATTAGTATATTAACATTGAGTGTAGATAAATTACCTATGAATTAAAATTATTTATAGTGTCACTCTAAGTTTACGAATGCAATGAGTAAATGAAAGAGTGTGAGGAAGAGTTTAATGGGCTTTGTTAAACTCTGACGAATAATTACAATTCTATCCCCTAGATAATAAATAATAATTTAAAAATCAAATTATTATTTATTATCTTCCCCTTCAAAGGGGAATTATTTTATTAATTATTTTTATAATCACTCAATCTTATCACTCCTACTGTTAATAGTTATAGTCTAATATTAATATATACTCATTTAGTGTTTACTTCGTTTTTTATGTATTGTTTTTTATTTTGATAGTTCAATTTAGGTTGACCATAGCCTAATTTAGTTCAATTTAGGTTGACCCTATGGTTTAATGACTAATTGTTTACAAACGTCTTGCATTAATGCTATATTGTTACCTGCAAATAAAACTAATGGGTTGATTACAAAATATGTTCTAAACTCTTTACCATATTCATATGTATGTGCCCCAAATAGAAAATAATCATTATCTTGATAATTTATAGTAAAATTTAACAGTGCTTTTTTAAATTTATTTATTGATTGCTTGTTGTTCGCTGATAAACCTAGTAATTTCATAATATCTCTAATTTCAGCTTTTTCATCGTTGATTAAGATATGATTTGTCTCGAAATCAACATATGGCAATAATTGTAAAACATAACCTAATTGTTTGTGTTTTGTGGTTGTGCAATGTTCATATAAATATCTAGTTGTATCTATGTAAAGTCTTATATAACTATCTTTATTATCTTTTATTCTACCTTTTGAAATATATTTTTCGTTTATATAAAAAGCACCGTCTTTTTCAATTATTAATTCTTTAGATTTCATTTCTTTTATGAAACTAAAGAAAGTGGTTTTACCTAATCTCATTAATTTCATTATATCTTTTTGTATCATAGGTTTTAATTGTCCTTTTTCTTTTTTAACCAACATATTGCCATCTTTATAATTATAGCTTATATATGTAGCTAAATAAAGAAATCTACTTACGTCAGCAGGGTTTAAATTTAGTTTATTATATAATAGCTCATCTTTAACATAGAATACATGAACATATCCACCTAGAGTTTCAGCCATCTCACCCATAACGTCCTTCTTTTGTAAATAATCTTTTTGGTTACTAGATAACTTTTTCTTAGTCCCCATGATAAGTTCTTCGTCTTTTGCTACATATACATTTCCTAATTCTTCTTTTGTATCAGCATCTATTGCTATTATTCTTTTATATTTATTTTCCATATTATCACCTCCTTTCTTATATTATTATATTAACATTACACTTTTAAAAATTACTTATGGTTTTCATTATCTTTTTTCTTTTTAATTATAGCGTCGTGAATTACTACCATCATTATCAATGTAATCATAGGAAGAAACATAATTCCTACTAATGTTATTATGAAAGCCACCTCTCCAAATGCTTCACCAACTATAACTGAATATTTTAAAGCTTTAAATAATACAAATGCAGTTATCACAGCTCCTGATAATGTCGCACTATTTTTACCAGCATATCTCCACATAATATCAACTCCTTTTTATTTATTTCTTATTTATGTATTAACATAACTGTATAAAAAATTACCTATGAATTACAAAAAATATGTTTGTCCCTCTTATTTTTTATCAAACTTCTTTAATACCGTTACAAAAACACTCCGAATATATGTATTATTTTATAATTATATTTATATAATTAACAACTAATAATGAAAAATTACCTATGAATTATATTATTTTTAATATATATAGTATTTAATTTAGTATTTAATAGTATTTAAGAAAGCTACTTCTATTGATATTTCTTGTGTCCATCATATTATATATGAGTTTTAAAGGTCTTAATATGTGTTTTTAAGGGATATATATGTTAAATTAAGTATCATTTCATTTATAAATATGTGTTTTTAAGGGGCATTTTATTTCCTTAATTGCTCATAATAATTTAAAATATGTTAAAATAAGGGACTATTAATATGAGATATTAAGGGTTATAATATAACTATGAGTAATTAAGGAGGTTTAATATGAGTAAAAATCAAATACTTATGAAAAATAATACGATAGTTAGTGCTAGATATAACATATCTCTCATGCATAATAATATATTTATTTTCATATTGTATAAACTTCAGAAAGCTAAGTCTGGTAATGCATATTGTTATATAAGTAAACAAGAATTTCAAAATCTTATTTCAAATAAAACACAGAAAACAGTCCCAGGTATTAAAAAAGTATTAGATGATATGCTAGATGAAAAAATATATTTTAGAGAAGACGGTGAGTGGAGCTGTAAATATAGTATTATAGCTGGGTATGAATATAATAAAAAGGAAGATTTATTTAAAATAGTTGTCATTGATAAAGTTTATCATCTTCTTATGAATTACAAAGCTTATACACCTATTAATATGAAAATATTTTTAACTTTAAAATCAATATATAGCCAAAGATTATATGACCTTCTTAGATTATGGAGTAATACAAAAGAAAATATAACATATGAACTAGACGAATTAAAAGATTTATTAATGTTAAACAACAAATATAATTTGTATGCTGATTTTAAAAGAAATGTTCTTCAACGAGCTAAAAAGGAATTAAATAATACTGGAATGTTTGAATTATCATATACTGAAAATAAAAAAGGACGAAGTGTAAAATCTATAACATTTCATGTAAAAGATTTAGATAAAAGAGTATATTTTAAAAAGAAACAAACTGAACAAATTTCACCATTGTCATACATTCCTAATAAGAGTTTAATATCAAATAATTGTATGTCGTCTCTTCAAAAAGATTTTGAGTTAATAGATTTCACGTATGAAGATATGAAACAGTCTTTTATTGAATCAGTCAATATAACATTATCTAAATTTAATGTAGATAAAATAGATTATAATGTATATCCTTACTTTAAAGCTGTGTTAAATAATAAAATTAAGTATTATACTGACTTATTTATAAAGACAAGTATTTTTTAATTAATCTATTGACAAAATATATTTTCCATGTTATCATGATATAGTACATTCTCATAAGAATTGCAAATATCGCATATAACTTTAATTAAATTATTATATTTTATTTCCAAAATGTAATAATCAGCCCTTTTTAGGGCTTTTTCTTTTGTTTTTTATAAAAATAAGCAATTTTTCTTAATTTTTTAATGTTTTTTATGCATTTTTACTCATTTTTTTGCTAAAAATTTAGCATTTTATTCGTATTTTTTCTTAATAATTTCACCAAATTTAGGAGGTTTTATTAAAATTTTCTCAAGTATTGACCTATCTTTATAAATTTCCATTGATGTTTCTAACTCCTCTAACGTATCTTCTTTAATTAATCCACCAATTATTTCCATTCTATCTCTTGATTCCATCTTCCATTCTACTTCCCAAAGCTCTCTCATACCATTAACCTCCTAAAATAATTTTTTAATTATTCTATATCCATATTCATATGAAGGATTTTTACTACATTTTTCTTTTAATTTATTTATTTCTTCTTCTATTTCTTTTTTATTTTTTGTTTCAATTTTATTCACATAAATATTTTCATATAAATCATCTCTATCTTCTATAGATTCATATAATGTATACTTCATTATTTTACCTCCTCTTTCTTTTTACTATATTTTTCACTTATTTTTAATACAGTTTCTCTATCAATATAAAATGTCTGTATTTCTGTCCCATATTCTTCACAATCAAACACTCTCATATTTCCAGCTCCTCTTAATAAATGTAAATATCCATAGTTAATTATCATATTAGACCTAATTTCATCTTTACATTTACCACCTATAACGATATTTATATTCTGTTTAGTTATATTAGGTAATATATCTTTAGAAGGTAATTGGGTAGTTAGTATTAGAAACACCCCTGCTCCTGCACCTCTACTAGCTATTAAAGCTAACATATTGTGAAAATCTTTATTCTTCATATAAGAAGATAACTCCTCTATAACTATAAATCTAATAGGCATTTTTTTAAACTTTCTATATTGCCATATATCAGTACAATTTCTATAAGTAAACTGTTCATATCTTTTATCTATATCTTGTATAGCATCAAATAATATATCTTCAGCTTCATCTCTATTTTCTGTATAATGAATTACATTTTTACAGTTTCTAAATTCAAATAAATCTACTCTCTTTTCATTGATTAAATCTAACACAACATCACATTTTCTTTTCATTACTAATTGAGATATAATAACTCTCAAACAATTAGATTTACCACATCTAGTAGCTCCTGCTAAATACATATGTGCATTAGAAGGTTCGCTAAAGTCAATATATCTAATGCTACAATCTTCTAAATTGATTCCTATAGGGATTTTGTATCCTTTAGCTTTATGTTTTTCTAAATCAAAGTCAGCACATACTATCTCTTCTTTTTTAATTCTTAATTGAATATAATATCCATTCTTTTTAAAACTAACATCTTCTTTTTCTTTATTTAATAAATGACAAAACTTATTCTTATTATTACTAAAATCATCTATAGTCATTCCTACAGGTATTATAAATTCATATATCTTATAATTTTCATCTTCCCATTTCTTTCTTAACTTGGGTATCTCTCCAGAAACATTCTTCATATTGATATTATTAAAGAAATCAGTAAAATCAATATGTTTAATATTAAATACATCTAAAACTGATTTACATAATAATGTTATTGTATCCCAAATAGTATTTGTTAAAGGTTCTATTACATTACTCATATTATCATCTCCTTTTACTTAATTATATGCAAGTGTGTAGTAAATGTTTCCTATATATTGAAAAAATATTTTAGTAACATTATTTAGATATATACATATACTATATTGAGGTGATAATATGACGGAAAGAGATTTAAATGTATTAAACTTTATTAATTTAGTTACTATGTGTAGAACAGAACATATAAGAAACTTATTCTTTGCAGGATTAACTAATACCACTTGGGATAGAAGAGCTAATAAATTAGTAGAATATAAGCAATTAAAACGCTTTAGAAGTGGAATATATAATAGAGAATATATTTATTATATTGAAAATAAACCTAATGAAAGATTACTTAGGCATGATATGTATATAACTGAATTAGTATATAATTTATTATTACTAGGCGTGGAAATAATATACGTAGATAGAAATGTTCAATTGGGTAATGTTATAGCAGATGGTTATATTATAATTAGATATAAAAAAGACAATACTATAATAAGGAAAGGTTTATTAATAGAAGTTCAATTACATGGTAGATTATCAGATTGTATAGATAAATACACAGATATTAATCCCATTAAAGAATATGTGATTGAACAAGGTATGCAAACTATTCCCTCTCTACTTATTATAAGTGACTTGCAAGGAAAGACTAGAAATAAAATTCTTAAAACTATGTGTATAAACTGTAACTTAGAGTGTTTAGACAAATGTATATTATAATGTAAGGAAGAGTGTGTGATACAGCTATTGCTTGTACTACACACCTTTTTATTTGGTATTTCAATGGTTTGACAAGGTAAAACTAATGGGTTTATATAGATGAATTAACATGAAATGGCGGTATATTATATCTGATTAAACCCGTATTTTCCCATTTATTTCCAATATATTAAATATACTATTAAATTCCCATTAAATCAAGTATTAATTTATAAACGTAAAATAACATATTTATAATATCATTTCCCGAGAGTAAGTACAATACGGTAATATCTAATTTTAATACTTTAAATTAGATAAAAATAAAGTATAATAAAAACTCATTTATTTCCTAGTATTCTTAATTTGTAAACATGTTGATGTTATAAAGATAGGAGTTTATAGAAATGGTTAAAAATGTAATTCGGTATTTTTTATGGCATGTAGTCGGTAAACTACTACAAATAAAAAAATTTTTGTCAAGCCCCTCCGAATATGATACCACCCCCTAGATGTTGAAATATCAACATTTCTTACCCTTTGAAAAAAATTCCTTTGCTCAAAAAGTACGATTAAGTATTAATTAATCGTACATTCTTAATTTTTTAAAGTGGTTGACTTGTCCAGGTGACGTGCTTATCAACACTATATTCCCTAGTTATCCACAAATATTTTGCTAGTTATCCACAAGCTGTTAATATATATAAATATATATACGAAAGCAAGTCTTACTAATACTTACAACTACATTTCCAGTTACATCTCAAGCTAACAGCCTATAAATCTATATAATCTAGTTATATCAACGGTTTCATACACTTATACACGTTTTTTCTTAATCCAAGTTATCCACAAGTAAAATTTTTCTAATTTTTCCACTTTACATTTTTTACCATTTATTCAATTTCTCCTAATAATCTAAAGTGATTTATCTATTTTCCTTTATTTTCCTAAAGTGTTTACCTATAATTGTTTCACAGTTTACCTTTATTACCCAATACTATACAACCATTGCAATAACTGTATCCTATACCTATAGTGGGTATATTGTAAAGCGTGAAACAGTTGCAATTGCTACATTCTTCTGTTTTCTTCTATTTGTGTATACCTATGTATGGTATTCAATCCTAGTTATATCAACGGTTTCACTGTTTTCCTTTGCATTTTCCTAAGTCCTGTAATGCTTGATAATGCTAGATAGTTAATAAATATACCTATGATAATTAAGATAATAAAGCATAATGTTAATTTATATTAATTAATTAAACTATTCTCTTCTGTTCTCTTTATTATATAAACCATGTATATATTTTGTCGAATTACTCTAAAGCTAGTAATATCAACAACTACAGTATTTTATAATAACTTTATAATATAAAACAATCTTTGTATTTTCCCTAATTAAATAAAGCTAATCCTTGATTTACCTTAATATTTTAAAGGAGATATTATCATTCTGCTTTATTTAATTAAGTTAAACTTATTAATTAATACCAACTTTATTTATTAAACTTTAAAATCAATTTTAAAATGGAGTATTCCATAAAAATAATTTTGTACGATAAAATACTTTTTTATAGCTTTACTAAAATAAGTATATAGTACTATTCACTTTAAAATAATTTGTGACCCTATTTTCTACTATCAATAAGTAAAGTATTCGACACAATGCACTTTACTTATATAAAGTATTCGACACTTGCTTTCACTATATAAATTATTTTTTATGTAAGAATTATCTAATATGATACAAATATATTTTAATATATAAATTATTTTATATGTAAAGAATTAATTTATTAAGGGATTAAACTTTAATAAAAAAAAGTGACCCTATTTTTTACTATCACTTTTTAAAGTAAAACTTGTCGAACACTTTAATAATTGACTGTGGAGTCTATCTTTTGCCTTGTTTTTTAAAGTGTTAATTGTCGGACTATCATATAAATTTATTTTTATGTAAAAATTTAATTTATATGACAAGAAAATCCAACACAACTAAAATATAGCTTAAACAGTTGATATTACTAACTTGTAGCGTTTTTACTTATCATTTTTCTATCTATATATTTTTTAAGAAAAAAATAAATTTCAAAAAATTGTTGACAAATTAAACTAGAACGTGATATCATATAAACATAAACAACAACAAAAAAATAATTAATAAAAAAATAAAAAAGTTGTTGACAAAATAGACGACAAGTGATAACATTAAAGTATAAGTATTAGACAAGGGAGAACGCCCAACCGTTCATAAAGTAACAATAAAAATAATTAATAAAAATTCAAAAAAAGTATTTGACAAAAGAATATAACTTGTATTATAATTAAAACATAATCAAATCAATTAGCAACCTTGTTATAACATAAGAAATAAAATCATTTCATAAAATTAAATACTTAATATCCCTATTGAGTATTTAAAAAAAATTAATAAAAATATTTGACAAAATAAAAAATATATGCTATTATTATAACATAATAAAAATAATTAATAAATAGGAGTGGTAAATATGAAAACAAGAAATCCAAAGAACTTAGTTAAAAGATATGAAAATCTTTGCGAATTAGAAAACACTGTATCAGATTGTTATTTAGGAAATTCAAGTTTCTATATGTTATCTGACGGTAGATACTTGAATGCCGAATCTGATGGTAGTTACAGAGCAGTCGACCATAGAATAATTTTTGGAGCTACAAAAATAAGTGCATACGATAATGACGCTTTTGGAAAATTACAAAGAAATTACCAACTTATTAGAATAGTTCCAGAGTGTGAAACTATAATGTTAGATAAAAAACAGAAGATAACATTAGAACAACAAAGAGAACTTGACAACCTTGGTTTTGACATAGAATATTATTGGGAATAATAATCTATTCCCTAAAGCTCAAGTTTTAAAAATAATTAATAAATAAAGGGGAAAATGAAAAATGTTAAAGGGAGAAATAAAAAAAGGAACAATAAGAAGAACAGAAGGACAAGAAAAGAAATATATAAAACAGTTCAAAGGTAACGACCTAGAAAAGTGTATCATAGCAATAAATAATATGATGCATCAACGTATATACGCATCAAGTCACTTAAGAAAAAAATCAACAGTATCATATAATATGAGAACAATTTGTGAAATGTTGAAATATGGAGAATTTGACGTCATAGAATACAATTACACTAGAGGACAAGGAAGAATATTAGTGGAAAGTTGGAGTACATTTCCAGTAGAAATTGATGATAAAATGACACAATGTACAATGAAGGTTGTCGTTGAACCAAAAACACAAAAAATTATAACAGTATGGTATAATAGTGTTGACGACACTCATGTAAGTTTAAATATGAAAAGATATAACAAGGACTTAGAAATTGTGTTCTAGTCCTTCCAGCTCAATGCTATCATTTATGATAATGAAAACAATTAATAAAATTGTTGACAAATATTAAATGATAGTATATAATATCGATATAAAATAAATTGATAGGAGTGATGAGTTATGAAGAAAGTATATTATAGCTTATATTTAGTAACAGAAGAAAGCGAAGAATTTTTAGCAAAAGTAAAGTCAAAAGGTCTTGCAATAAGAACTAAAATGTTATATAACAAAATATATGAAGGCAAAGGAAAAATAATTATTAAATAGAGGATTTTAAGCCCTCTAGCTCAAGCTATCGAATGATAGCAAATTATATTAATAATGAAGGAGAATGATAATATTATGAAAAATAAAATGTTATTTGTATTAGTGTTAGTATTAGGAATTGTTATATTTAAAAATCAAATATCCATAGCATTGATGTATGCAGTTGACTGTATAGGTTATGCATTCAACATTAATGTGGTTGATATTATTGATTTGCTTAATACAATATACTATTTATAGTATTAAGCAATGATGGCAAAAATAATTAATAAATTTTTTAAAATAATTATTGACAAGTCATAAATGATAGTATATAATATTAAATATAAGTAAATAAAGGGGAGTCGATAATATGAAATATTTTGAAAGTTGTAAGAGTAAAGAAGACGCAAAAAAATTATATAAAAAATTAGCTTTCCAATATCATCCCGATAAAGGCGGGGATGTTGAAATAATGAAAGCCATCAATAATGAATTTGATGACTTTATGAAGAACTTTAGAGAAGAAAAAAAAGATAGTAAAAAAGAATATGAATTTACGGCAACTACATATAGAAACCTTATAGAACAATTAATAAAATTTGATGATATAACCATTGATGTAGTAGGCTGTTTTATATGGATAACTGGCAACACTTATCCAATAAAAGAAGAATTAAAACAATTAGGATTTAGATTTAGTAAAAATAAAAAATCATGGTATATTGCGCCAGAAGAATATATGAAAAATAGAGTCAATTATAAGAAAAAATACAGTATGAATGAAATAAAAAATAAATATGGATGTACTAGTATAAAATCAAAAGGAGGATATAAGAAAAAAGATGATATAATAATAATGATAGGATAAATAATTAATAATACTGCCTATAAAAATATAGGCAGTATAGCTCAAAATGATTATATAAATTATTAATAAAAACTATTGACAAAAGATAGTAAAATATGATATTATATAATCATAATAAAAATAATTAATAAATAGGAGTGGTAAATATGAAAATACAAAAATTTGATGGAAGAATAGTTGAATTAAATGACAGTACAGAAACTTATGAATGGACTTCTGGAGAACAAGAGTATCAATTAGTATATGACAATGAAGGAGATTTATTAGGAGTGAATATAGACGGTATAGAACAAGAAATACTAGATGATATAATGGACAGACCTTACAGTTACGACTTCCCTTCTACATTAGATGAATATAACAAGGGTTTATTTTAAGCCCTTTGCTCAAAAGCTATCAGAATGATAGTGAATAATATTAATATAAAGTAAATTATATTAAAATAGGAGTGGTAAATATGAATAAAAAAACATTATGGACTATATTAGGTATAACAAGTAATGCTATATTTCTAATAGGATTATTATTAATAATAGTATCATTTAAATATGATACTCATAAAGAATATGCATATACAGAAACGACTAGCATAAACATACAAAAAGATGACAAAATAACAGCTAATGAACGTCCTCTTGATGATAGTCAAGAGCATGACAATAGAGTTAATAAAGATAATAAAGATTATGCTACTAATAACACTAGTGATTATGTTATAAAAACAACTACAAAAAAATCTACATACAATAATAGCAAAAACAATAGTAATGATAATAAAAACTATAGTAACACTAATACTAATAATAGTAATAATAAGAATGCTAGCAATAATAGTAATACTAATAATACTAATAATAGTAATACTAATAATAGTAATAACAATAATAACTATACAGTTGAATATACAAATACCAGTTATTGTGGATTTTGCGGTAAACAATTAAACAGCAACGACGGCATTTGTCAAGACTGTAGAGAAATAAGAAGTAAATTAGGAGAATAATTTTTCTCCTTTGCTCAATGCTATCCAATGATAGTAAAATATGATATTATATAAATATAAAAGGTTTACTGGTTTATCCTTAAAACCAGTAATAAAAATAATTAATAAAATTATTAAAAAGCTCTTGACAAATTTATTTTTAGTATGATATAATTAATATATAAGATAAATAAAGGGGAGTTGATAGTATGAAATATATAGAATTAACTGGTTATATATTAGAATGTAAAGCTGAATATATTGAATCGGTAAGAAAATATTTAGATGACAAAGGATTCGATGGATATTATAATGTATATGATTATTCTGAAGAGTCATTAAGAATCGTAGGCAGTATACCATGCGATAATAAAGAAAAATGTATTGACGAGTTTATAGACTTTTTAGAAAATAATAATATGTGCTTTATAGGTGTGTTTGGGGAGTAATTCCCCTTTAGTTTACCTTCAAATGATACTGAAAATAATTAATAAAATTATAGGCTGGAGCTTTATCCAGTCTTTTTTATTGTCTATAAAATGATAATGATTTTCATTAACATTAAATATCAACTCCAGAAGTTATTTTTATAAAAGCTCAATAAAATTGACCTCTTAAATGCCCTTCTAAGGCGTTTTAAAATGATTAAGGTATAAATACCTTGTAGGATATTGAATTCCTTTGTAATGGATTATATAAGATATTTTATATTTTTATCTATAATTGATAATACTTTTCACTTGTATATTTATTCTCGTTTAAAAATGATACTAAAATATATTAATTTATAAATTGATAATAATTATCAAATAAAATTATTTGTTATTGAGAATAATAATCATAACTATAAAAATTAATTTATATATAAAATAATATATTTTTAAAAAAGTTTATATTTATTATTGATTTATAAGATTGAATATGATATTATATAACTATAGTAGTAAACGAGAAGTTTTAAATGATAGGAAAAATAATTAATAAAAAAAGCTCTTGACATCTTAGTTAAAATCATATATAATAATATTAAGATAATTATAAAGGGAGTGGATAGAATGTTAAGTTTAGAAAAAGCAAGTAAATTATTAGAAATAGTTAAATCAGAAGGTATAAAGCTAGATAATATAAAATTAATAAAAGATGATAAATTTTCATATAGTACAAATGGTGTGATAACAATTCAAAATTGTAATTTTAACATAAATTCCAAATGGTATGAATTTATGATTAAATACTTAGAAAAAGAATATAATTTAGACTCTAATGTTTATATGTTTTATGACTTTTTAGAAACATTTTCATTTTTACATGAAGTAGGACACGCAACACAAGGATTAGAGAATAATGAAAAATATGATGATGAATACTTTTTATATAAAAATACAATATATAAAAGTTACGAAGAAGCTTACAAAACTTATAGAAATTTGACACTAGAAAAACAAGCTGATAAATTTGCAGTATCATTCATTAAGAGTCATAAATTTGAAATCTGGGCAATAATGAATGATATCAGTGTAAAAGAAGCTGAAGAAGAATCTCAATTCTGGGAAACAAATTTATATTAGTATATGATATTATAGAGGGATTTTATCTCTCTAGCTCGAGCTATTAGGATAATTATAAAAATAATTAATAAATTTAAAATAGCTCTTGACAAAATGAAATGAAGTGTGATATAATTAAAATATAAAATAAATAAAGGGGTTGATATTATGAAAACAAATAAACAAAGAATTGAAGAAAAGTTAAATAAAGAAGGTTTTACTTTGGGGTGTTGGGATAAAAGATTAGAGAAATTAAATTATTACAATATTAAAAAAGTCATTGATAACATACCTTTTGGAGCTACAGATATACAAGTATCTTACAACAAAAAGAGATATATCGTTGAAATATTTGATGTAGACAATGAATACGATTTTACAATGATGAGTAAAACAGCTTATCGTAGTATATACGGTGATGAATACGATGAAAAATTTAATTAGGTAAGAGTTTAACTCTTATCTGGCTCATAAAAATAATTAATAAGATAACACTTGACTTTTATATAAGTTGAGTGTTATAATATAAGTGAGATAATTGAAAGGGGATAAATGATAATGAATAATATTAAAAAATTCTTAAATCTATTAAATGATGAAACAATAGAAGGTAAGATAATAGACTGTTATTGTACGATTCATAAGCAAGCATGGTATGATGGAAAGATAAAAACTAAAATAGTACTAGATTTAAATGGAGTAATAACAGCTACAAATGAAGTAAAAGATAATCAATTACTAATAATAGAACTCAATGAATATGTAGAAGTGCCAGAAATAGAATTTGGTAATATCGAGTTGCAAGATGATTATCAAGAATTTGTAGATTATCTAATGGAAGAATGTGAAGAAACATTTGAAAGTGATATAGATAAACAGCAGTATATTTGGGACAATGCAACATGGAGTGAATATAAGGATTTCAATGAATTAGGTTACGAAGATGAAGAGCAATGTGTCTGGAATTATATTTGTGATATGGAAGACACAGATTTTATATATAATGTTATATCAAAATTAATAAGTCAACTAGAAATGATGATATAAATTATTATATGGTAGTACAGATATTTCCATACTACCATATAAAAAGATGATAGTAAAAATAATTAATAAATTATACGAGGACTTTAAATAGTCCTCAAGCTCAAAAGTTAATGATAATAAAAATAATTAATAAAATCATTGACAAATAATAACACAACATGATATACTTAATATATAAAATCAATTAGGAGGAGATAATATGAAGGAAAAATATATTAAAAGTCCAATGAATTACACAGGTGGAAAAGGGAAATTATTAAATCAAATATTACCACTATTTCCAAAAGATATAAATACTTTTGTAGATTTATTTACAGGTGGTTGTAATGTAGCAGTAAATGTATCAGCTAATAAAATAATAGCTAATGATTTATGCACTCAAGTAATAGATATATATAAAGGAATACAAAATAATACTACAGAAAAAAATATCAAAATGATAGAAAAAACAATTAATAAATACAATTTAAACAAGGAAAACAAGGATAGTTATTTAAAATTAAGAAGTGATTACAATGATAATAAAAAATGGTATGTACTTTATACTTTATTAACCCATTCTTTTAATAATCAAGTAAGATTTAACCAGAAAGGTGAGTTCAATATGCCTTTTGGAAAAAGAAATTTTAATTCAAAATTAAAACAAAAAGTCAAAGATTTTTCAAATGCAATTCAGAAAAAAGATATAGAATTTACAAATAAAAATTTTAAAGATTTAGATATTAACAAATTAGGAGAAAATGACTTTGTATATTTAGACCCACCATATTTAGTAACAGAAGCTACTTACAATACAGGTTGGAATGAAGAAACTGAAAAAGAATTATTATCATTATGTGACAGATTAAATGAAAAAGGTATAAAATTTGCAATATCTAATGTATTAGAACATAATGGAAGTAAAAACGAAATATTAATAAACTGGAGCAAAAATTATAATGTAAACTACTTAGATTATGATTATTCAAATTGTAATTACCATAAAAAAGATAATGGACATAAGAGCATAGAAGTTTTAATTACTAACTACAAAAATAATTAATAAAACCCTTGACAATGATAGTTAAACATGATATACTTAATATATAAAAATAAAAAGGTGGTTGATATTATGAATAAAACTGAAAAATTTTTAGGATTTTTAAATGATGACAAAATATTTGGTGAAATACAAGAATTATATCACGAACTACATCTAAATTTATGGACTGACGGTCATATAAAACATGATATAATATTAACTATAGACGGAGATGTTGAATATACAAGTTATATAGGTAATCAGTCTAGAATGGATGTATATGAAGGTGATGCAATACTTATATGTACTATGGACGAATATCCAGAAGTATTTGACGAAGATTTAGGGGAATTATCAGAAGTTGATAATTATAATGAATACCTTGAATGGTTAGAAAAAGATGCTAGAATCAATTATGAATATGAAACAACAGAAGAAGTTAAAGAGCATATTGAAGAGTATGCTGACGACTGGGAAAAATATTCAGAATTTGATTTAATAACATACGAAGAACAGCAACTTTTAGTTTGGCAATTTAATTGTGAACAATACGACTGGGATTATATAAACGATAAAATTTATCAAAGAATAGACGAGTTAGAAGAAATAGGGGAAAATTACTTTAAAAGAGGGTTTTAAATAACCCTCTAGCTCAATCAATGATGATAAAAATAATTAATAAAATTATTGACTTATATAATATAGTATGTTATATTTAATATATAATATAAATAAAGGGGTGTTGATAATATGGATGAAAATGTATGTGCGAATTGTGATTATAATAAGATGTGGGGAGGTAATTGTGAATATGAACAAGAAGAAAAATGCATATATGCAACTGCTAGATATTTAACTCATGATGAACGTAATAAAATAGAAAAGAAATTAATTATGATTGATTATTTATTAAATGATATAGTCGAAATCGACAAAGAGAATACTATCGAGGATTTAACGGATAAACTTTCAGAAGTATTACAGAATATGAATTATGAAATAAAATACAGAAACAGAGATTTTGAATACATGAAAAGCAACAAAAATAATTAATAAGTAAAGGGGAGGAAATTAATTATGGGAAGAAAAATAATTGATAGAATAGGAGAGAAAAATGTTAATGAATTTGGAAGTGAGATGATTATAGTTGAATATAAGAAAGCAATAGATATTGATGTTTATTTTCCAGAATATAATTGGACTTTTAAAGGAGCAACATATCAAAATTTTAAAAAAGGGCAAATAAAATCTCCATATGAAAGAAGATATTTTGGGATAGGTTATTTAGGTGAAGGTAAATATAAATGTAAGGAAAATGGTAAAAAAACTAGAGCTTATTCTACTTGGAATAGTATGCTACAAAGATGTTATGATAAAAAATATCATAGAAAAGAGCCAACTTATAAAGATTGTGAAGTTTCAGAAGAATGGCATAATTTTCAAAATTATGCCAAATGGTATTATGATAATTATTATGAAGTGGAAGGAGAAACAATGGAGTTAGATAAAGACATATTATTTAAGCATAATAAAATATATAGTCCAGAGACCTGTATATTTGTACCTAAAACAATTAATAGTTTATTTGTTAAAAGACAAAATTCTAGAGGTGAATCTGTTATAGGAACAACTCCTAAAAACGGTAGATATCAAGTACAATGTAATATAATTAATCCTAAAACAAGTAAATCAAAAAAGGAGTATTTAGGTATTTGTGACACGCAGGAGAAAGCATTTGAAATATACAAATACTATAAAGAAAAGAATATTAAAATTGTAGCTGATTATTTTAAAAGTTTAATACCAGATAAATTATATAATGCTTTATATAACTATGAGGTGGAAGATGATGATTGAAAATTTGAAATGATACCAAAAACTATTAATAAATAATATTAGGGGGTAAAAATAATGAATAGAAATATTAATAAAAATAAAGGGAAAACTTGGACACCGAAAGATATAAGAAACTATATGAAGAATTTTGTTTCTACTTTAAACGAAGAAGACAGAATTATAATAGGAGATACGGTTAATACAATTCCAATAACCATAGACGGACGACTTAAAACATCATTAGGTTACTTCTCTGGCATATATAAAAGAAACGGGGAATTTGTATCACCTGTTAAGTTTAAATTTAGTAAAAGAACGAACGTATACGATGATGATACCATAAAGCATATTATATCTCATGAGCTTATGCATTTATTGTCAGACAAAAAACATAAAAAAAATACAGCACATGGGGAAGAGTGGAAAGAATGTTGCCATAAATACGGAGTAAATGATGATGAATTCTTTGAATCCAATTTAGAGCTTGAAAAGGATTATCATAAATACCATATATATTGCACTAAATGTAATAAACTTGTAGGAGTTAGAGATAGATTATCCAAAGGGAAGATAATTGAATTATTACTATATGGTAGACATGGAGCTGATTGTGGAGAATTAAAAATATACGATAATAAAGAAAAAAAATATATTAAATTAAATAATATAATGGTGAATGATAGTAAAAATAATTAATAAAAGTGTTGACAAATGATAGTAAATTATGATATGATTAGTATATAAAGATAAATAGGAGGGGTAAACATGAAAAATATAATTGAAGGAAAAATAAAAGAGTTAGAAGAAAGAATAGAAAGTAATAATAAAGAAATCAAACATAATTTTAGCAGAATAGAAGGTATAATGCATAATTGGAGAGAAAAAGATATAAATGATATGTCTTATGAAGCTGAAAGCATTGCATTTGCAACAAAAGAAATACAAAAAAGACAAAATTATAATTTCATATATAAAAGTCAATTAAAGGAACTTAAAAATTGGTTAAAAAATTATAATAAATAAAACATAAGGAGGTTGGTAATTATGAATAAAAAATTATCAGTACTAATATTAACAGGGATGTTATCAATATCTATGATAGGATGCAAAGATGTTGAACTTGATTCTGTGCCAGAAAATACAACTCAACAAATGGATGAGGAAGCAAAAGATAAACAAAAACAACAACTGGTAGAAATAGCATATTATTTAACCGAAAATAAGGTGGATGAAATATTCTATGGAAAAGATTACAGTTATAAAATGGAAAAGGATGGTTTAGTATTAACCAACTATTTCCAACACAATGAGATATCCAATGCTATATATACTGATAAATGGGATAATCTGTGTGATTCATTAAAAGAAACATCTAGTACATTAAAAGAATACTTAAACGACAAAGGTTACACTAATGTTAACTTTACAATTCAAATTTGTGACGCAAAGGATAGGGAGGAAACTTGTTATTTGATAATAAAAGATGGTGAAATTGTATTTAACATAGCAGATAACATGAATTAATAAAAGAACTGAAATGATGACAAATAATATTAATTGATAGGCTAGATTTTATTCTAGTCTATTTTTTTATAGTTCAAAAAGATTGTAAAAATTATTAATAAATCTATTGACAAAATATACCATATGATATATACTTATACATATATAAGATATTAAAGGGAGGAAAAGATTATGGAAAAGATTAATAATAATATGGAAAGATTAATAAATAATTATATAGCATACTTGAAGGATATAAAAAACTTATCACCTAAAAGTATTAAATCATATATTCCAGTAGTAAAGGAAATGATTGAGTATTGTGGATTTAAAAGAATAGATGATATACAAAATTCTACTATAATCCAATTACAAAATTGGTTAAACAAAAAAAGAAATGAAGGATTATCTAATCAAAGTCTTAACAGAAGGATAGCTAGTTGTAAATCATTTTATGGTTATCTATGTGCATTTAGGATTATTGATTTTAATGCTAGTAAGGAACTTAAACAATTAAGAATTGAATCTAAAGGTAAAATAGGAAACACAGGACAAGTTGACAAAATAAGAACTTATTTAGAATCTGAATATAATAGAAAACCTAATTATATGAATATGAGAAATAGATTGATTGTTGAAGTCATGCTTAATTGTGCTTTAAGAAATTCAGAGCTTAGACAATTAAATATAGATAGTATAAATCCTAATACAGGAGAATTTACAGTAATTCAAAAAGGTGGGAGTAATAAAAATTGCGTGTTATCTAGTAAAACATTACAACTATATAATGAGTACATGATAGAACGTAACAGAATCCCTTCTAAGGATAATTCTCTATTCCTTAGTAGTTATAAGAGCAGAATAAGTATTGGTGGCTTAGAAAGGCTTATACATAAGATAACAGAGGTTACAGGACAACAGTTAAATCCCCACGATTTACGTCATATTTCAGCTACAAAATACGTGGAAGCTGGGTTTAGTTGTGATGAGGTCGCAAAGTTACTAGGGCACTCAAGTAGTAATACAACCTTCAGATTTTATTATCACCAAGATAATGACAATAAGAAGAAAATGGTTGATGACGTGTGGTAAATAATTATTGACAAATATATCATAAGTGGTATAATTATTGTAAAGAAGTAGCTATATCACTTATGATGATAAAAATAATTAATAAATAAAGGAGGAGATAATATGAATGAACAATGTAAAATAACGGTAGTTGATTGCCCCACCTGGAGCTGGTAAAACAAGTTACGCAATACAATATAGTTGTAAAAATAATAGTGAAAATAATTAATAATAAGGGGATGATATTATGAAGAAGATTAATAGAACAGGTGAAAAGAATGTAAATAACTTTAGAAGTGAAATGGTTATAGTTGAATATAGAACGAATAATAATATAGATGTATATTTTCCTCAATATAATTGGATTTGTAAGGATACAACATATCAAAATTTTAAAAAGGGTAAAATAAAATGCCCTTATGAAAAAAGTGTTTATGGTGTTGGTTATATAGGTGAAGGTGATTATAAAACATGGGAAAATGGTAAAAAGACAAGAGTTTATGATTCATGGCATAATATGTTAGAAAGATGTTATAACCCTAAATATCACGAAAAGCGTCCAACTTATATAGATTGTGAAGCTAGTGAAGAGTTTCATAATTTCCAGAACTTTGGATACTGGGATAAAGATAACTATTATACAGTTGAAGGTCAGAGAATGTGTTTAGATAAGGATATATTATTTAAACATAACAAGATATATTCACCAGATACCTGTATTTATGTACCTCAGACAATTAATAGTTTATTTGTTAAAAGACAAAATAACAGAGGTGATTCAGTTATAGGTACAACTCCACATCAAGGTAAATATCAAGTAGATTGTAGTTTGATTAATCCAAAAACTGGTAAATCAAAACAAGAATATTTAGGTAGATACGATACTCAAGAAAAAGCTTTTGAGATATATAAGTGTTATAAAGAAAGAAATATAAAAGAGGTTGCTGACTATTATAAAAATTTAATTCCACAGAAATTATATGATGCACTTTATAATTATGAAGTTGAAATAACTGATTAAAAATAGAACTAAATAATCATTGCTTTCAAGAGGTTTTATACCTCTTATTTTTTTTTTGCTTATTTTAAAAAAATAATTAATAAATTATGAATATTTAAACTCTATTCTGTATATAATATAACAAAAGAAAATTAATAAAAAGTAG